ATCTTGATTTGCGAACATTGGCTTTCCTTGATCTGGAACAAACCCTTCTGCAACCATCAATCCTAAAAACTCAGACAACTCTTCTGTAATACACGTCCATTCAGGAAGATCTTTGGGTAATAAACCTAATAACAAACAATCTCCAGCTTTAATTGCATCAGCTCTTAATTCTGAATTATCTGCTTTAATCATTGTATGGTGAGAAGTACAATTTACAACACCAGCCCGACCCTCCACATAAAGCATATTATGATCCTTGCTTGTGTTTTTACGCCAAGTTGCTGTAATTAAGTTTATTGCAGTCCATTTAGATCCGTCCCAAATTTCAAGACCTTGACGCATTTTAAATGTTTGAGATGATTTTCCCTTTCTTAATAATGGAATTAATGATGAAGGAGTACATATCTCAACAATTCCATTATCCCTAATTATAACCGGAGATTTATCACTAATACATTCGTGATTAAACAAAATTCCATTCGCTGTAAACATATTATAAGATTCTCTATAATTTTGAGTTATATAATATGCATATACTTTTGCAACTGCATATGGACTTCTTGGATGAAATGGTGTAGTTTCTGTTTGTGGTGTTTCATGAACTTTACCATACATTTCACTAGAAGATGCTTGATAAAACTTAGCATCTGGCTTTATTCTACGAAGAGCCTCAAGTAATCTAATTGTACCAAGTGCAACAATTTCTCCAGTATATTCAGGAATATCAAAACTAACACGAACATGGCTCTGTGCCGCTAAATTATATACCTCATCCGGACGCACTTGTTCAATTACACTCGCTAATGATGAAGAATCATTCATATCTGCATATATTAATTTTAATGAGACATCTGATTCGTGAGAGTCTTTATATAAATGATTTATGCGCTCAGTATTAAAAGAAGATGAACGACGAATTGTCCCCCATACCTCATAACCCTTATTAAGAAGAAGCTCAGTTAAATAAGATCCGTCTTGTCCTGTAATACCTGTAATAAGTGCTTTTTTCATACTTGTGAAACCTCTTCTAATATTTTAATTTTATAAGCAAATAATCCAAAACTATATTTATTTTATCAATTCTCAATATTAGAGAATTTATTTACCGCTGAAATAACAATTTCCTGATCTTTAATAGTTAGTTCTGGATAACTAGGAATCATAATAATTGTTCTTGAAATCTCTTCGCCATTAATATCATGACAAAAATGCACTTTATGATTTGATACTAAATGAGAATGATAATTCATTGGATAAAACATTGGCCTTATATCTACTCCTCGACTATTAAAAAATTCTCTTTTTTTATTAAAATCATATTTTGTTTTAGGAAATCTAATTGCAAACATCCATTTTGAATGTGTGTTATTATCATTTATAAATTGTAATTCTATATTTTCATTATTTTTAAAAGCATTAATATATCTTTCCCAAATAATATTCTTTTTTTCTAAAATTTCATTAATATAATCTAGCTGACCCCTTAATATAGCAGCTTGAATATTTGTCATTCTATAATTATATCCTAATTTATCATGTATATAATTTTGTTTTGTTTGACCTTGACCACGTAAATCTTTTAAATAATCAGCAAGATCATTATCATCAGTAACTACAGCCCCACCCTCTCCAGATGTAATTGTTTTATTTCCAAAAAATGAAAGTGATGATACCAATCCTTCAGTCGATACCGATTTTCCAGTTTCGTGTTTTCCAAATAAAGCCTCACAAGCATCTTCTACTACTGGACAATTTGTTGTCTTTAAATCTTTAATAGAAATAGGATTACCAATATTATGAACTGCTAAAATAGCTGCATTATCCATATTGTTGGCTATTTTTTTTACTTGTTCAATATCAAAATTCCAAGTTTTTGAACAAGTTTCAACTTGGAAAATATCAAAATCTTTATCAAAAAGAAACGAATTCCAAGCTGCAACATAAACAATATTTGGAGCAATTATATTTTTAATTAAAGGAAATCTATATTTTAAACCTTTAGCTACTAAGTGTGCAGCCATAGTTCCATTACTTACTAATAAAACATTTTTAGTACCAAGAATTTTACATAACAATTCTTCAACCTCAACATTATATTTATGCGTTGTCAGCCAACCTTCATCTAACGCTTCTAATGCATATTTTTTAGATTCTTTTGGTAAAAATGGTTTGTAAATTGGGATCATAAATTCCTAAAAATATTGTCTGAAATTAATTTGTATACTGTGTTTTCTTCAAATTCATTGAAAAACAATATATTTGCTTTTGGCTTATCTGTAAAACTATATGTCCAAGTTGTATCAAGGTGTGTAAATGCAATAAATTTCTTCGGATTGTCAAAATAATTTTCCCGTGTAATAGCAAAAGTATATGTACCAGAATATCTGCCAACAATTATAGAACAATTTGAAGCCAAATAAGAATTTTCATTTAAATCATTTTCATCTTTTTGGATAATATTTTTAGTCAAAAATATATTTTCTCTATTGTTTATTCCGGTTTCTTTATTTGATATTAAAAAATCTATATCTTTATATTGCTCTGATAATTTATTTATAATAGAAAACATTGAAAAATTATTACACTGTCCAGAAAGCACTGGACCATTTGAAATAAATATTCTTTTCCTATTGTTTTTATTCAACCAATTTTTAGCATTTTCAATTTGAAACTTTTCATAATTAATACTGGGAAATAAAGACAATCTATCTATAGAGCCCAAATCAATATCTAATAATTTACACACCTCTTTAAAAGATAAATATAAAGTATCAAAAGACACACTATATTTTAAAAATATATCTCTGTTTCCAGAATACCAAGTATTGATAAATAATGTATTATCTCTAATAAAACTTGGAGTGTTTTGATTTAATGAATATTTATGTTTAGTAAATAAAATATTTGGTATATCGTTTAATAATTTTGAATAACCCTTAAAATAATATTCGCAAGAAATATTTCTTTGGTAACAAATATTTGAAATTTCTCTAATAAACCCTCTACTTACATGTATATCACCGTAATGTAAAAAATTAAAAAATATTACTTTTTTAATCATATGCTTTTATCAATTAAAGTGAATACATTATTTTCAATAGATTCGTTAAAAAATAATATATCTGCCTTTGGTTTATCTGTATAATTATAAGTCCAAACAGCATTTAAATTTGTAAAGGCAATAAATTTCTTTGGATTATCAAAATAATTTTCTCTTGTAATTGAATATGTATATGAACCAGAATATCTACCAACAATTACAGAACAATTTGAGGCCAGATAAGAATTTTCATTTAAATCATTTCCATCTTTTTGTATGATGTTTTTAGTTAGAAAAATATTTTCTCTATTGTTTATTTCTGGCGTTTCATTAGAAATTAAAAAATCTATATCTTTATGTTTTTCTGCTAATTTATTAATTATTGGTGCCATAGAAAAATTAACAGCTTGTTCAGAACTTACATCTCCATTAGAGATAAATACCCTTTTTTTATTATGTAGCCCCAACCATTGTTTAGCGTTTTCTATAGGGAATTTTTCATAATTAATACTTGGAAATAAAGATAAAATATCTAATTTTCTTAAATTAATATCTAACATTTGACAAACTGGTTTAAATCCATAAAACAAAGTATCAAAAGATATTTTATATTTATTGTAAGCTTCTTGATTTGCCGCATACCAAGTATTAAAATATAATACGTCATCCCTAATAAAAGAAGGCGTACTATACATAAATTCAGTTTCTTTTTCTCTTACAAATTTTACATTTTCTATATCGTCTAAAATTCCTGGAAGACACTCAAAATAATATTCACAGGGAATTCCTCTTTCTATACAGATTTTAGAAATTTCTTTTACAAAATTCCTACTCACATGTAAATCACCATTGTGAAAAAAATTAAAAAATACAACTTTCTTGACCATAATTTAAATCCTTTTTAGAAACTCTTTTACTCGACAATAATAAGTATGTTCTGCTAAAACTTTATTTGCACCAGATTGTCCAATATAATTTGCTAAATCTGGATTATTTTTCAGCATACTAACAATATCAGGTATATCATTTACAGAATCAGCAATTATCAAATCACACATATTAGTAAAATATGATTCCCATTTTGGAAATTTTAAAGATATTGTTGGCCTACCAGATGCCATACACATTAATAATCTATCAGAAAAATAATGATCTAAATTATTATAATGACTTACACTAATACAACAAACTGAATTTTGATAAGTGTTTGTTACAATTCTTTGATCTACAGATCCTATTGCTCCAAATTTTTTTGGCCAATTACATCCAGTTAATAAAAACCTACCACCAAATTTATTTCTCAACAATTGACACGCTTGCTCTCGTTCAATTGTTCCAGGATATTTTTCTTTACCATTATAATGCCCAACAAATACAGCATCATATTTAGGATTTATTATTTCTGTATTTGGTGTATATAATTTAGGATTATATCCAATTTGCCAATATTTAATATCTTTATTTATTTCTGATTTAAACATTGATAATTGACCAGTAGATGATATAAAATTATAATCAGCTACTTCTGCAATTTTTTTATAAGTAATAGGAACATAATTCCTAACATCTCCAGTCCAATTTGTAATAATTACTTTAGGTAAAATTTCTTTTATTTTCAATATAGTATCTGCATCAATTATTGGAGTATGTTGAATCTGTAAATGAATTATATCTGGTTTAAATTCTTTTGAATTATTAATTAACGCTTCTCTAACAGTTTTGTGATTTTTACAATGTAAATATTTATCCATATAGTCAAATACTTGAACTGTACAACCACACTCTTGAAAAGCATCTACTACCCCGTCTTGGATTATATTTCCAAAATTTAATGGAGCAAATAATATTTTTATACTCATAAAGTAATCCAGTTTGGTAAAATAAGGTCAGTAGTAGGGTGTGTTTCGGATAATTTTATACCAAACCAATGTTTAGGAGCAACCACTACTTTATTTTCGTTAATACTTAACCAAGCAGCCCACCATGAAAATGAACTATTTGCAATAATAAAATGACTACATAATCTTATACAATTAAAATCAACAGAAGGAGACGCTGAATCACTGACAATACATTTTTTGTCTTTGAAATTCTCTTTGCACCATTCAATATCATCAGAAAAAATTAAAAACCTTTCACAAGGAATACACTCCATAGCATTTTTATAATATTCCATTGTTTGAGTTGGATGATAATCAGCAAATTTTAAATAATCACCTCGTCTAACATGAATAGCACAAATTCCTTCAAACATTTCAGAATATTCCGGTTCTCTTGGGGTAAATATTTCACGAATATAATCTTGACAATGTTCCCAATATTTCCAACTTTGAAAATACCCACTTATATTTTGATTTGGTTTAAAAGGAATATCCCTATATAAAAAATTAGGCTCATTATAAGTTGAGTTATATTTTATAGCTTGTTTAGGAATAAAAAAATCATTAGAAATTATAAAATCATTTTGATGCTGCCACTTAGGAAAAACAAAGGGTACATTATATTTTTTAGCATACCCAACTGTAGCTGCTAATTGAAACATAGCATTGCCCAATCTTCCCTTTCCTCCTAATTCTATAAAGGTAGCTGTCATTTTAATTTAAATATCCTTTAATATGCATTGATATGGTGATATTGCTCGTATTTTTCTTTCCATTTCTTGTTGTAAATTAATATTTATTTTAAAATCATTAATAGGAGAACTGCAATTATAAATATATAAAATATCTGGTATAAATGATTGTTTATAACCAGCCATTTCCAACATGGGAAACATAGCGGCTAAATCAGCCGTCATTTCCAAAAACTTATTATTATGCATTAAGTCTTCTTTTTTAATTTTTTTAAACAACCAAGCATAATAAGTTCTTAAATGAGAAGAGCACCATCTAAATTTTCTAAAAGAATTTGTCTTTATAACATTTTCTGGAATTTGTCTAGAGCAACCCAATCCTCCATCTGGAAAGGATTGATATTGACCATATGTCATCCAAACACCTTTACTATATTCTTTATTTAATCTTTCTAAAACCTTAGAATGTGGAAGCCAATCATCTCCATCTAATAATACAATTATTTCATTATCTTCACAACTATGAACCATATTATAAGTATTTTCCATAGTTTTAAGACGTTCTTTATTTGTTACCAAAGAAATCTTTTTATTTTTATCAAACTTAGTTATTATATCCTTAACTTCTTCTGAAGTTCCATCAGAAGAGCAATCATCAGTATAAATTACTCTGAAATTTGAATATTGTTGATTTAATACCGATAATAGTGTTTTTCTACACCACGGTTTATTATTATAGCTTGGGATTATGATAACAAATCTGTTTTCTTCCATACGGATAATAATATATCACATTGTATGGAAAAACAAATAACAATGGTATATGAAGACCATGGGGAACAACAATCTCTTCATTATTCTGGACCGGAAGGAATTGTTTGGATGTCTAATAAAGCAAACCCATTAATGCCAAATGTTTTTATTAATTGTAATAGTTTTCCAGATTCTGGTCCTGGTCCAAAAGATTGTATATTAATAAATGAACCAATTACAGTTGCCCCTGCTCAATATAATGTTGATTATTTAAATAGATTTTATAAAATATTTGCATGTTTTGAAAAAGTATTTCAAAATACAAAAATAAATAATAAATTTATTTCAATTAATTGTGGGTGTGATCTTAATGATTATCAACCTGAAAATTTTAAAAATAATTGGTTACCATGGGAAAAAAAGAAAAACGGTATAATTATTGTTTCTAGCGGAAAAACATCATCACACCACTCTTCAGTTTATCACCTTCGTTTTGATATTGCTGAATTATTTCACAAAAATGGATTTGAAGTGGCTTGGTATGGAGGAATGCCAAGAAAATATAAACCTTCATATTTCAAAGGTTATATACCAGACAAATGTGGAGAATTAATAAAATATAGATTTAATATTTGCCCAGAAAATACATACGACCCAATATATTCTTATAATTATTTAACAGAAAAATTACCACATTCAATTATTAGTGGAACTGTTCCTTTATATTTAGGGTGTTATAATATAGATCAGCTTGCTCCTAAAAATTCATTTTTTGATTTAAGAAATTATATTGATGAGAGAAAACAGTTAAAAACAAAAGATCTTTTGTCTGCAATAAAAGCATATAATAAAAATGATTTTGAAAATTATCAAAAAGCTGCTTTTGAATGGTTAAAAGATCCTAAAGGAATCTTGTATCATATTGATATGAGACAGTATTATAAAAAAATGTTAATATCAATTTTTGAAGGATAATAGTGTTCACACAAATTAATATAGTTTTAGGTGAAACACAAAAAACTAAAGAAATTGGTTATCAAGACAATAATGGTATTGTTTGGATATCTTCTGAAAAAGATAGCTCTATGCAAAATGTTATTACTGAAGACAATACAGATAATCCAAATCCACAAGATAGTATTTGGATGTTAGAGCCAATTACAGTTAAGGCCAATGATTACAAAATTTCACACTTGATAAAATATAAAAAAATATTTGGTTGTTTTAGCAGGGCTTTTGAAAATACAATCGCTTCCAAAAAATTTGTGACAGTAAATTATGGATCTGATTTTTGTTGGAATGTATATAATTCTTCGTTTAAAATAGACAGTGCAGATATAATAAAATCACAATGGACTCCATGGGAAGAAAGAAAAAATGGAGTTGTTGTTTTCGCAGGGTGGAAAAACTCTCATCATTATTCCTCAATTTACCATCTACGAGAAGAAATTGCAGATACATTTATACAAAACGGATTCGAAGTATCTTGGTATGGTAATGTACCACAACACAAAAAATCATACTTTAAACCATATGTGTTAGATAAATTATCAGAAATTAATAAATATAAATTCCACGTTTGTACATCAAATACATACGATCCAATATATTCTTGGAATTATATGACAGAAAAATTACCACAAGGAATTTGTGGTGGGGCCGTGCCTTTATATATTGGTTGTTACAATATAGATCAAATAGCTCCTAAAAATTCGTTTTTTGATCTTAGAGAATTTATTTCTAGTGATAAATATTTAAACAAAAACAAATTCATTGAAAAAATCAAAAAATATTCAAAAGAAGATTTTGAAATATATCAAAATACAGCATATAATTGGTTAAAAGATCCAAAAGGACTTACTTATCACATGAGCATTAAACGCATATATAAAAAAATGCTTGAAACATTATCCGAATAATATATTAATAAAATCTTCAAATTTATTATTATTAATATCAACTTCTTTTTTAGAAGAATATTTAATTAATTCTTGTAAATCGTTAGGTTCAGGAACCAAATAATCACCAAGTTTATTATGCATGTTTAAAAATAAAATATCAGGATTATCCATATAAGCCCAAGAAGAAGTAATTATTGGAGTCCCTAAACTTAATGATAATTCAACCTCACTAGATTGATTATCTTCTACTTTTAATGGTAGAGTTATATAACATTTTGCATTTTTAAATATACCAATATAATTACTATAATTTATATATTCATTTACTGGAATGACAAATTCTGGATATTTACCTCTAGCATTTAATAATACTATTTTTTGGTTTAATAATTTAATGCTTTCTATTAAGTAATCTGTAATATCTGGTTTTGTATTTTCTAATAATATATAATCTTGTCCAAAATGTTTAATTGATACAGAATTTATACATGGTAATATTTTAGGACTTACAAATATTTTATTTGGATTTATATTATTTTTTAATAAAATAGCATTTTGATTTGAAGATACAACAACCAATTCTGCATCATTTAATATTTTAAATTCTTCAGATGAAATATCTTCTGAAAACTCTTCAATATACATTTTATTTGCTGGAATTAAATCACCAATATGAGAAATGGAAACATTTGCTTTTTCAGATAGTTTTATATTTGGAATAAACGGAGCCACTCTACAAAACCAACTCATCCCTTTATATGTATTTATATTTATAGTGTTTTCAATAGATAAAGGATTTGATATTTTATATGTTTCTGGTATTAATGATGCGAATTTTAATGATTCAATTTTAATAGAGTCTTGATCATTATATAAATCAATATATAATGGTTGTATATATTGATTTGTTATATTATCTTGTAAAACAGGTTTTTGAATATTAGAAATAACAGTTTGATGTCGTTTTTTAGAACTTTGTAAAACAGATACTTGATTTATGGGTTTTCGCGGTAAAGACTCAGAAGAATCAGTATATAAAGAAATTTCTAAAATAGACAAATCACCACGACTACGTGTGGTTCTATTAATTTGTAATTTGCCATCAATTAAATTATATGCAATGCTCTGACTACTAGTAGAATATACTTGAAATCCTTTACTATGTTCTCCAGATGATAAAAATACAATTCCATTTCCTGAATTTCTTTTAAATTTAATAATACAAGAATTAGCATCTTGATCAAAAGTAAAAGTTATACAACCGCTTTTTGGTTGTAATATACAAGATGATTCATCAAAAAATATATCCTTGGATATAGATATATTATTTTTTAAATCTGTAGCTTTAATTGTTTTAATTAAATTCGACATCAATTCCTTTAATACTTAAATAGCACTATCTTTGAATGGAATATAAATTGGCTTTTTATGTTGCACATATAATGCACAGTTTTTTCTAAAATCTTCTACGCGAGAATCATGTTGTTGAGTTTTAAACTTACGATATTCAGTATTTTCATTTCCATCTTCCCCTAAATGAATTCCCATTTCTTTAATATATCCTAGCTTAAAACCTGCTACTCTAGCACGCATAAAAACGTCGGAGTCCTCTATGCCGTAATATTTCGAATATTCTGTATTAAAAAAACCAATCATTTGATGCATCTGTTTTCTAAACGTAGCATTTGCAGTTCCTAAATTTCCAGCTGGTTTATTTTGAAAAGAATAACCGTTCTTAGAAATAATAGGATATTCTTTTCCCTCCATATTAACACCTATTGCTCCATAATCCTTATTTGCTTTAAGAATATTTATACTTTCTTCCAACCAACCTTCTGGCATTAATACATCATTATCAATTGTTGTAAACCATATTGCATTTAATTCATCTGCTTTTTTTAATGCTAAATTTCTACCAGTCGCAATCCCTTTATTCTCAGAAAGAAGTATTAAATGTATTTCTTGCAATGGTGATTTTTCACAATTTGCACCAGGTTTAAGAGAAGATATTTCTTGTAAATTTTTAAGATATTCTTGAGTTCCATCACTAGATCCGTTATCTACTATTACCAAAGAAAATGGGTGTTTAGTGCTCTTAAATAATCCTTCCATTGTTTTTTTTGTAAGATCTAGTCTATCGTATGTAATCATCATTAATACAGTATCAGTTTTCATTTATTTCCTTTTTATGTGGGCAATAACCGTAAGATCCGTGAGATCTGTTACAGTTCATACACAAAACTCTAAATTTATCTTTTGGATATCCATTTTTTTTAAGCCAGTTATATAATATAGCACCACCACCTCCACCAAGCTCTTTACAATGAGCTTTTCCACCACCATAAATATGATCTATTGATAATACATCTATATCATTAATATGACAACACTCACATTTTCCACCATAATTATTTATAGTCTCTTTTTTTAATTTTATATATGATATATTTATTTTCTTTTTATCAGTACTAGGTTTTATTATTTGTTTTTTTATAGAATTTATTCTATTAGCACATTTGCTATGATCTCTGTATTTTAAATTACAGTTATGAAATAAAACTCTATATTCATTTGGATAACCACTATTTTTTACATCTAAATATAATCTAAAAGAACTTCCCACTCTACGTCTATGATCTGCACCATTATTTAGTTTATGATCTAAAGCTAAAAACTCATAATGATTTTCACCACAAATTTCACAACATAAATTAGGAGAATAATGTGTTAATACTTCTAATCTAAGAGTGTCTCGGCGTTCTTTTTGTTGTTTGCGTAAATCTTCTTTATGTTCTATTTTATATTTTTTATTATAAATTAGCTTGTCTTCTAGCCTTTCTTCTAATGCTTATTTTTTCAGCATGTTTCTTTTGATATACTTTAATAACATCTTTACTTTCAACGTTATATTTCTTTTTATATTTTTTTCTTTTTTCTACATTATTAATGGTTTTTTCTTTACTACACTTTATACATACATAATCAATTGTAGAACGATTTTTTCTATTACAAATATAATAGTCTTTTATATCTTGCCAACCATGTTTTTTACACTCTCTATGTCCGTATCCATCATTTGTAGTTTTCATAAACTCTCACAAATTCTAAAAGCATCTATTGTAGACAAAGTTCTATCTGTAAATATATCACTCTCGGAACCAATAAATTCTGCATTTTTCAACAAATCATATGGACCAGATAAAGGTTTGGAAATAATTTTCGCTTTACTTATTAATAATGTTATTAATAACCAATCTATATCTGTAGATAATACTATCCAAGAGTTTAATAGAATTTGTAATATCTTCCTAAAATCATATTCTAAAGCTAATATATTTGTACCATAAAACAAATTAACATTCTTGGTAAAAACAATAACTTTAATTCTTTTATTATATGCCAACTGTGCAAATTCTTTTATATTATTTAAATTCCAACCCAATACATTTTCATTTGCCTTATTTAATATAATAGTAATTATCTTAGATCTTTGTTTTATTTTCCCAGTTTTGATTAAATCATCATAAATTTCACTATTTAATTTCCTTAATTTTGGAGTATAGTTATTCCAAGGAATCATAGAATTTCTATATATTTGTTCTATAATAGAAATATTAAGTTCCTTAGGATTTTTACCATTCCAAGAATACTGTATTAAATAATTGCATAAAACATTAAAATAAGCATTATTGTTTTTATCAAAAAACAATGGAACAGGATATTTTTTAACTTTTTCTTTTGTTAATTTGATATTTGTATGGCTACATAAACCTTGAACATTTGAAAAATAAGAAAACTCTGAATTACCTAACCAATATATTTTATGTTTAGTGTCAATAGCAGCAATAGCTTCAGCTACACATAGAGAACAAAAAGATTCAATTAATCCTCCAAAAGCTGTAATAAATATATCTTTATTATCCAAAACTCTATGCCAAATTTCATAATCAATTTTAGGAATAATTATATTGTTCTTAATAAACCAAGGAATACCAGGAGAAAATGGAAAGAATTTTGGACGAGATATTATTACTTTTTTCTTTCTTCCCATGTTTTAATCTTCTAGTTTATATTTTCCTTGCCATTTTTCCTTAAAATATTTTACATTTTGAGGCATCATAATTTTATTTACAGGATTTTTTTTAAGTGTTGCACTTTCCTCATGGTAGATTAATGTATTTCCACAATACATTATTTTTTTACCAGAAAAATTCTTTATTTGTAAACAAGCATCTATATCTTCAAATGCCCAAAAGAACTTTTCGTCAAAACCTACCCTTCCGCTTTTATTTGTTTTGCAAATTTCTTTATAATATTTTGCTTTTGTTAAAAAGACAGCTCCGGTAATTGCTTGGAACTCTCTAGTTGTTTCAGATATTTTATCAGAAATTTCATTATATCTATAATGATAAGGTAAGTAATTATATTTCTTAACAAAACAAACCCCAGCATGTTGTAATCTATTAGAGTTTGGATATAATATCCTAGCACCTACGACTCCAACATCTTCTTTCATTAAAGAAGAAATTTCTTTAATAGATTTTGTATCACCAAACCAAAGATCGTTATTTAATAATAAAACCAAATCATCATCTTCTGGTTTTGCTAATTCAAATAATTTATTCATTCCTATAGAAAAAGAATCTCTATTATGTCCACGAAATAATATTTCTATATTCTCATTTTGAATGGATGATAAAAATTCTATAGACCCATCATTAGAACCATTGTCCTTAATAAACCATTTCCAATTAAAAATTTCCAATGCTGGAATAAGAGATTTATACAATCTCTCTATTTTTTCTTTTCCGTTCCAGTGTAAAGTCAAGATATAAAGTTTTTGCATGGCTAAGATTAAACCTCAAATTGTTTTGTGTTCAAAGCTCCCAGTCTTTGTTTTACATCAGAACGATTGCCCTGAACAGTCCAGACATGTTTCAGTAATGATCTGCGATCCTTCTCAAGTTCCGCTTGGAGAAATTGCAAAGCCTCTCGTTCAAGATAATCAATTTCACCACACAAATCTGGGTTTTGGCGCAAATCACTTGCTGGTTTACCATAAATTGATTCTATATTAAAATCAACATCTTCTATTGCTCTTTGTTCTAATGTTTCTTCATTAATTTTTAATTTGCTTAAATAATCTTCTTGATTAAACATAGGTTTCTCCAAAGTTGTTATTAGAAATCCACTTATTGGTAAAAATTTTCTTAGATTCAAGATACATATTTGCCAATCCAAGTTTGTTACTTGTCATTCGTCCGAAGTGAGAAACTGGAACTGAGACTAGCGAAAACTCGATCTTTATTTGTTTTGCCCGAAATGATAAATCAGTATCTTCGAAATATGATGAAAACTCTGTTGAAAACGGACCACAATCTGATCTTATTATTAATTTTTCCCAAGTATTTCTAGATGCTGTTAAATTCCATCCAGACATATACACCAATCCTTTAGTTGGTATTTTAGAACTTTCACAAATAAAATTAAAATTATTATCTAATACTCCAATTGTTGGACCTACTAATTTTCCCTTTTCAGATTCTTTTATAATCTCTTCTGTCCAATTGTTTTTATTATCCATTATCTTAATGTCATTATTTAAAAACATAATATGTTCGCCAACAGAATTAATATATCCTAAATTACAAGCTCTACTAAAACCTAACCTTGATTTGTCTCTTATTATTTTTAATCTATTTTTAGATATTAGAGATTTTGTTTCATCTGTTGAACCATTATCAACAATTATTATTTCATGATTGCTTGGTAATAATAAAAGATCATTAATACATCTTTTTGTAAATTTATAATTATTAAATACTGGAATGATTATTGATAATTTTTTTTCAGTTGAGTTAGTCATGTTGGCATGGTCCTTGCTAAATGCTCTTATTAGATCTAAGAAGATCATATATATACTGGGGCAGCTTTTTTGATTTATTTATCGATTAGGAAATCATAAAAACCCTGACTCTGGGTCAGAAATCAGGTACAAATAGAGATAATACTAGAAGCAACATTATCCCAAGTGAATTTAGAAACAGTACTATTCATATTAGGTGAAAATGTTTTTACCAAAGAATTTGTATTATTTACTGCTTGTTGTAATTTTTTAGCACAATCATTTGTATCTATTTCAAAATGAACCGCAAAATTATTAGAGCTTAAATATTGATGATCTTTTGGAGCTCTAACTATTTTCCCATCTATTAACAAAGAATTATTCTTATTACAGAAATCTAATTGCCCACCATAATTAGGAACAACATTAATTAAATTACAAGCTAATGCTTCTAGTGAAGGTAGATGCCAACATTCAGCATGTGTTGCTGAAAAATTAATATCACATGATTTATATATATCTGATATATTAGGTATATAATCAAATATTAATTCCACTTCAGCATGTTTTGGGAATTTATTCTCCCAAGTTTTATAAATCGAATTAAAATCAATATTAAAAACAAATTCTGTTTTATTTGATTTAAAAATTTTAGCAACAAGACAAACATCATCATCTTTGGTAAAAGCTTTACCAAATGAAGTTAATGCTAATGGAATTGCTTTCCTTTTATGCGGTTGTGCAATATTAAGTAATATTTTTTTAGATTTTTTAGTTCTTAATGGCCATTTTGTATTACCAGAAAATTCTTCTATATTTATCCCGTGCGGAATAACTACCATTTTGTTTTCTGGTATTTTCATAGATAGAAATACTTCTTTGGTAAAGTTAGATGATGGCAATACCATATCAGTTGCTTTACAATACTTTGCAAAACCATTTAATAATGCAATATCAATATTACCTTTATTGTTATATTCATAATTCCAAATTGCAAAACGGTTTTTTGTACCATAAGATAAAAACAATTGCCAATTATGTGGTTGTGTATAACTTATTTGACAATCATAAATACCAGTAGGGTTTAATTTTGTATATGGCTTTAAATCATTAGGATGATAAAGTGGATTTATTCCATCAGTAGATATAAACTCTACTGTATGTCCTTGTTTAATTAAAGCTCTTCCTATATTCTGTCCTACAGATGCCCAGGAATGTAATTTACCAAATAAAAATTGCTGTATTTTAATGCGCATATCTTCTTTCAGAAGAAATGCGGAACTTTTCTCGACTTTAAAATTTAAATTACTGTGGTTACTCCACTAGTAAATAATCCTGCAACTTGATTATAATGAACAACCAAAGGAGTGTTATTAAATCCTGATTTTTTCAAGTATACTGTAATTTGAATTTTTGTTCGTAATTCTTGATAAACAACACTATTATTAACGTCTTTTAATCCAACTGTTAAAATTCCTGTTGTTTGATCAATATTAATACCAATGATATTATCAATTATTATACCAAACCCATCAGTACTATCATATCCATCTAAACTTGGACAAATAGATTGAATTGCTACGCCAAATCTAATTTGATTGTTTGTTAACGCAGAAGAATCAACAAAAGAACAATCTGCAAATTTTACAGCAGGATATCCCGCTGATGTAAAACCAGTTCCATTATCCGCTATGAATTTTTCAAAAACATTTAATAATGCATGAACAAATGTTTTTCTAATTGGGAATTCTAATACAATTGAATGTATTTCAAAATCTTGTTTAAATAAAGATCCGTCTTTATCAAGAATTTGTCCTTTACCAATAATTAAATTATTTGGTACAAAAAAATCATTTCTACCAGGATTACATGATCCTGACATTGTTTCAAAAACCTCTTCACAAACTACTGGACCAGAATCTCCACATACACCGGTTTCATCAAATAAATAAGTAGCATTATCAGCATAAGTAAATGTTGCTGGTACTAATCTGGCCTCACTGCTAAACTGCAATAAATGATCTTTCCAATATTGAATTGGACGCACTCTAAAATCTACAGGCGCAAATGGAACAGTTGTAAATATAGGATTTGAAGCATTTATATTTGGAACATTATTCCATCCATAATATTTAAGTTCAATAGAACTTAAATCATCAGGATCTATTATATTGTTTCCAATGTATCCATCTAATCTGATGTAATTATTACAATCATAATATCCATCAAAACGTCCAGTTGCATTTTGAACTTCTATATCTAAATGAGTAAAACTTGATCCTACAGGAAATGAATTTGTTACTTTAGAAATATAATCGGATAATAAATCAATATCATTACTTGTAATATACCCATCACCATCTACATCTGCTCTTAAAATTTCTAGAGTTGTAAATGTACCATCTAAAATTGCTTGCTGTGTCGAGTTTAAAGAAAGTGATTGGTTTATTAATTCTGAAGCTCTGTGTAAATCAGTAGAATCAATTACACCATCTCCGTTTACATCTCCATACCCATCCGTACAAAGACGTACTTTTGTTATTTTATATCCAGTACCAGCACAATCATCATTTGGTATAAGTTTGCTTCCAACTAATTGTTGTGAAATTAAATCAGGATTTGGATTGATTACTGTAAATATATTTGTGTTTACTAAACCAGGATAAAGTTGAGTTCCATAAATTACAACATTGTTTTTTGCATTAATATCTCTAGCACATCCAATTATTAATGGTTCTGAAGAAGCTTGTAATTCTACTAATGTAGTTGTTGTTGCAAAACTAAAACTTGGTTCATATTTCTGTCTAGCAAATACAGGGTTTCCAGTTCTTTCGTCTTGTTCTTGTTGAGACTGTTCTCTAATAGCTGATATAATTCCAGTATTTAATGTATTTTGACCAGTATCAGAAAACGGTAATTGATCCATTGAAAAATCAACCAAAGCACCAATATTATTAATATTAGTTTTTTGAATTTCTATACCTTTACCATCATCATATGCAAAACCATCTGCAATTTTAGCTGTATCAGACCAAACTTGATACCACAAATCTTCTTCTGGTACATCTGTCCAAACACTAGCAAATACTGAAAAACGATCATCTGTAGTTTGACTATTTCCAATACCAGTAAATAACGTTCCAATACTAGCATCTCCGGCTCTACCAATTGAAATTGCATAATACTTACCAACAACAATTACTGGATTTGCTGAGTTTCCTAATAAAGAACTGTTAAAAACAAAATCAATTGGCTGTAATACATCGGTTAATACATATCCTTGATCTTCTAAATCAGATTGATCAATACTGAATTGTGTTAATGGCTCAGCCTTAGGATCAAATTCAATAGCTAATTCTGGAATTAATTCACTTGCACAAGCTACTGTTGATTGTAATTCGTATACACTTACAATTAATTCTCCGCTCCAATCATATTTATTAATTAAATCTACTTCTTCATCTTTTCTTACACCTAATAATAATGTTATCTTTTGAATATTATTTGTTTTTGCAATAAATTTTTCAGCTATCCTTGTAGTAATATCATTTATTTCTAATTCAAAATCTCTTTTTACTGTAGTATTTATATGTAAATCATCTACACTATATTCATCACCAATTCCTGACTGAATTGATTGTTTTAAAGTAATTATAGGATCTTCATTTTCTGTTGTTAAAGATATTTTAAAATCTCTAAAGAACAGGTTTGGTTCAACGTCTTGTGCAATCATAATTGCATCACGAGACAATTGATAACTAGATGTTTCTCTTAATAATATTCTACCACCCAAATCTCTAGAACAATTACTGTTACCAAGAAAATCATTACAATAAACACAAAGTAATTTAGCATAATGTTTTTTAGTTACTTGTTTTTCTTTTTTATAGAAATAAAACCTATCGTATTGTAAATTTCCTTGAAAATCTAAACCTATAATTAATACTTTAGTGCTTAACCTTCCACCAACAGTTGAAATACCACGAATGTCAGAATCAGTTAATTCAACTTCAATTTGATTACCTAAAGAAGTATCTGTAGTAGATGTAAGTGGTCTTAATCCAGTTCCATCAAAATCATTTGATGCAATTAATACTAATTGATCTGGGAATAAATTATCAGAATCAAATAATATTTTTTGAGTAAATGAAGATGGTAGTACACCAGATCCAAAATGATTCTGAATAATAGAAGCATCAATATTCAAGTTTCTATCTTGCTCTACTACCATATCAACTTGATCAACACGCTGACCATCATACCAATGATTATGTATTTGAGATATTGATTTTCTAGTTGTCATATTTTGCTACTTGTAATATTTTAGGCTTACCTTAGAGGTAGCTGGTTTTAATGCCGAAATAAGAGCTTCCAACACAGTTTGAACTCGTTGATCACCAGTAACTATGCTAAAAGAATCAATGATATCTATATCAAAATTAAAAATTCCAAATGCAGGATCTCTAATTATTGCAAAGTCCTCTGTTTTCTCAATAATTTGATTGAAATCAAATAAAAACGTTGTGAAAGCATCTTGTATAGATGGATAAATATAATTCTTGTTAATATTATAATATACATCTACCGGTTGTCCTGATACTATTAAAGGATCAATTGATCTATTTGATAGTTTTAAATTATCAAACCTTGCCTGTGCTCCAAAATTTCCAGCAAAATCTTGTCCCCAAGAAAATTGCATTATAGTATCATTGAAATTTATATCATAGGTTGTATGTTGATTAGAAGAACCACCAATTGATGTTTGTCCAAATATTAAACCTTGACCAAATAATATATTTCCAGCACCGAATAATAATGCTCCTTTTTCTTCACCGTCAATAAACAATCTAATTTCATCTCTATTGTCTTGTCTATTAAATTTAAAAGAAGCCCTGATCCTATGCCATGTATCCCTTGGCCAGAAAACCATTTGTCTTGTCTGAAATTCTTTCCCATTAGCACTTACTGTAAATGTTATATATCCAGCATTGTCTTTGGCAATAGTTAATCTATCACCTTTAATTCCTGTTGGTATATATGCTATTTTTACAGGCGTATTTTGATAAGGTAACGCTTTATTTAATGTTAGTGTTTTACCGTCTGTTCCAATACTACCACCAGAAAAATAATCAATTCCTTTTAATGTAGTATCGTCTGCCAGCCTTACATAAACAACTCTACTAACACGTCCAGAAAGTTTAACTTTTCCTTTAGTTAAAGAAACAGCTTCTTCAATAACATTTGAAGCAGCATCAAAATATACTCTAGTATTAGGATCATTATACGTATCAAATCTTGGACTTACCCAGAATTCTATCATTCCTTCATTTGATGTATCTAGTCTTCCATCATTATCAAATACAAGTCCTTTATTTTTAATAACTATACTATGACCAAATATATTATTTACACTTTCTCCAGATTGTATATATTGTTTATTTGCAAATTTATATACATCACTATCATTTATTAAAGGAGTTTCATTAAAATGAAATAATGCTAATGTATCTTGGGTTTTAATAAATGGAGCATATTTAACAGATCCTGTTGTAATTGATTCTTCGTTATCTCCAACGGTTTCGCCAATTCTTGTATCTGTTAATTGTCTGTTTAAAATTCTAAATTCATCAATAATTGCTTTTACTGGACTTTCTAAAGTTAAAGCATTTCCTATTATTCCATATTGATCCATAGGATCAAATTGTACAGATAAATATGTGGCATAATCAATTTCATACCAACCAGGTGGTAATAAATATGGTGTATTTGATAAACCGGCTCTTTCTAAAAAGAAAAACCCATTTTGAAAACCACTTCTTCCTATACTTATATTAAATGAGGAATATACACCGTTAGTAAATGCTGTTCCAGTAACTTTATTTAATTTAACTGTAAAATCATCAATGCGTTCTTCAATTATATAATAATCAGCAACTGATATTGGACTGGTTATTTGTATTAATTGTCCAATAGAAGAGTTTGTAAAATAACCAAGAGGATCACTTACAATATCACTACCATCAGATTGTAATGCTGCTCCAGCTTGAGTTTTATAAGAATATCTAATTACTGGATAAATATTATTTCCATTTGGTTCTGTAATTGAATACGGATCTTTAATTTCTATACCAACACTATCTAATGTAGGATCTGTAGGTGTAACAACAACATCAATAGAACTAATATCCATCCATTTATAACTAGTGCTTTGTTTTCCAGGATTTGAAAAAGATAATGTTTCAACAATACCACCTGAAGAAGTTCCGTTTAAAGCAACTAATACTGGAGATGAAAAGCTTGTATTTCCACCAGTAACTCTAACTTGAAGATATCTTCCTTCTATTGAATTTGATGGTTGTGTATATCCATCTAAATTAGCTTGAAATTCTCCTGATATTAAACTTGAATTAGTTGGACCAATAATAGTAAGTGGTAATACCACTGTTTTAATTGAAACATCATCGAGGTTTATTGGTGGTGGTAGTCCTGTTTTTAATGTTGCGCTTTCACTCCATAAAAACACTAAATCTCTACATCTTCGATGATTTAATCCAAATGTTTTTATAAGTATAATATCTCCAGCTTCTATATTTCCTAAAATCTTTAATATTCTCTGATTTAAAGTATTTCTTTCAATAGAGTATGAAGGTATTTCTGCTCTTGTTCCAGGAATTTCTATTTCATATCCATCTCTAGAAATAAATACACCAATATTTTTATAAATATCAATTTCTGTACCAACTATAAATTCTACTGGGTTTATACTAAATCTAGCATTTCCCAATGTAGCTGGCATATCTGTATTTAAAACAAGTTGATTACCAATTATATCTGCAATATAATATGTAGTAAATCCTTGTTCTAGAATCTCTATAGGATCTCCTATATTTACCAAAGAAGAAAAGTTTATTGTATCAGACCTAACAATATCAGATCCTTGATTAATTACTAAATCATTATATGTTACTGATGTTTTAGTAACAACACCGACTAATTGTTCAGGTACTATTTTCCTAAATCTTTCATTTGTAATAATTGGCGGTATATTTCCATATCTTGCAATATTTGGTGTTTCTAACCCATCAACATATAAATGCATTTCATCACGATGATCTGATGAATTTAAAATCCATGAAATTGCTAAATCATGTGATTCTCCAACTACCCAGTTTTGTATATCTGCACTAACTTGATATACATTTCTTTTTTCTAATTGAAGTGCTCCAAAACCACCCTTATCCCATACTTCGAATACTAAAAACCCTCTTCCGTCTTTATATAAAGAAAATCTATTTTTATTCTCATCAGTTCCAAAATCAAAGAAATAATGAGCATTATCTGACATGAATTGAATACCATCAAATGAATACCCAGATACAATACTTTGATCATATCCATCATATCCATCAGGGCTTGCAATATCTAATGAGTCTAAATAAAATTCAAATTCAATAGTTTCATTTCCAGATCTTAAAACATCTGTATCTTCTCCTAAATTATATATAAATTTCACATCATAAAAAGCACCAGATGTAGTAATTGTTCCAGTATATGCTATACTTTCAACAGTTGGTTCTTCTTTAGCTAAGATTTTCCATTTTTTATTATCAATATCATAATAAATAAAAACACCAGTTTCTGTAAATATTAGTGCTGGTAATCCTTCTGGACTTAATGTATCTGTTTTATTGATAGAAAATTTTCCATTGTTTAATATTGGGTGCTCACTATTGGCTCCAATATAAATATTTTCTGCTTCTACAATATAACCATCTTTATATATTTCAAATGTTAAAGTAGCATCATTATCAATACCATTCCAATCTGTTTTTACATTTAATTCTAAAGTGCCTTCTTCTAATCTTAAATTGCTAGAAACCGGAAATGATACACCATCACCTATTTCTTTTATAGCAATTCCTTGATCAAATTCACTTGCCGAAAGATATGCCGAACCAAGAATTTCAGCTGGTAATTTTTTTAAATAACTTACACCTAAAGACCAACATAAAGCCTCAACAATTCTAGGGTCGATATGTGTGACACTAGAAATTAATTGTTTCATTGCTGGTATAGTTGGGCCTTTTGTAAATGTTTGTAATGCCCCTTGTAAAATATCTCTATAAATTTCTCTATCTAATTCTTCATCAAAAACTTGTAATTCATCAATTCTTACTAATGTTCCAAAATTTTCTAATAAGGAATTTCTTAAAGCACCAATTTTATAAGTTACATAATAAATATCATTTTCTTGTAAAATATTACTTTCACGAAAATCTATTACGTTATCTCCCCATTCATATGACACTAAAATTTCATCAAATAAATAAGAATAATCAATAAATAAATCTCCACGATTATAATCTACTATTGGTGTGGATGCTCCATTTAATACAACTGTATAAATTATAACTACTTCATCACCTACAATCGCACCACTTGAACCACCTAATGTAATTTCATTATCTACTATTGTTTCAGAACCATCTAATAATTGAACCTGATCTGATTCTCTAATAATACTTTGTACTAATCCTAATACTATTCCAGGAGAAATTTCAGGTATATTTATTATTAATCCTGTTTCAACTGTAGCTGTAGTTTGTAATGAAATACCAATATTATTTAATGTAATAATATTTGAATCACTAGTGGCTGATTCTGCAAAGTTTATAGGAGAAATATTATTATTTAAATCATAAGCATCATAAATTCCTCTAATATTTTTAATATTATCAGATACTGTAATTGTATTGTTATCAAGAATGTATGGTGAAGTTAAATCTGAATTTAGATATCTTTCATCAGAGAAACTTAATAATGTTTGAACAGGAACAATTTCACCCTCATCAAATGATACATAATCTAAATCTTTTGATGTTGTAAAATTTGTATTAACACTATGATAAACATCTGATACAGATATTATATGTGGATTTACAGGAGAAATTATTGATTTTTTATAAGAAACAGTTCCTACATTTAAATTTTGAGAAGAAACTACACCAATATAAATAATACCTTCTCTATAATTTATTTGATATTGACCAATATTTAATCTGTTAATATTTTCTGATGTGGTTAATTCTTGAGAATCATAATATAATTCTGTTGTAAAAATATCTGTTTGACTAAAGTTTAAACTACTATTAAAACTAGAACCAATAGTATCATCAGTATTTCCCATAATATTGGTATTTTGCAATCTAAACACGAATACTTTAGTACCAATATTGTTTGTAATTTCTTGTTCAAGAATTAAAGATTCATTTAATACATCTGTAAAAGAAGCTCTTTCTCTTTCAATTTCTTTAATTTGAGGTGGTGTAGTTGCATTAAAATATATTTTGTTATCACTAAATCTTTTAGGAGAATATATTTCTCCAGTTGTTTCATTATAAATACGAAACACATCAGTAATAGGAGAATGTTCTGTATATAAAGAATCTAAAGACGCAAGCCTATTATCAATTCTTTCATTTACTGCTTCAATATGAACATTAGCAACATAATCAGTTCCAGGTACTAGTGTTTGTTCATATTTATAATTTATTTTAGCTGTTTTATTAATTAATTCTCTTAAAGGAGAAGCTACTAAATCACAAAACTCTGGAACATATGTATAATCTAATCTTGGACTATAAGTTTTTCTATAATAATAATTCATTACAGGTGGAAAATAACCAGTACCATCATTGGTAATAGCCCCATAAATAAAAACACGTCCAGTTTCATAATCAATACAATAATCACCAGCTCTATTTGGCAAACCACCTTCTCTATAAGGTATTTCGTTTTTAAATGCTAAATGGGTACTTCTAAAAGGTGTTGTTGAATAAGGATCTAAAAACTCAACGCCACCAGAAACTGGAATTTTATCACTAGCTGTAACTATAGGAGCATTTCCTATAGAAAATATAGATGTAAGTGCTGGAGATGTTTCTCTTATTACCTCTACAACCTCTACAACCTCTACGCTATCAATATTTATTATTCTACCTAATGATTTATATTCATAAGATATTTTAATCTTATCATCTCCACCAGGAAGAATAAATGATGAATTTTCTTTTAAATCTTCACTTAATTTAATTTGATTGTCTTCTAAAGTTATTAATCTTCTACTAAATTGAGTATCATATTTTGGGTTTGCAATTCTATATCCAAATTCTGTAATATCATAATTATATACATTTCCATTTGAATATTCAATATGAATATTTGTAACTTTTGTAACAGGTCCATTATTTACTGTTAATAATAAATCATTATAAGTATTTTTACCAATACCTAAAATTAACTCTTCATCAGTTACTGTTTCTCTTTGAAGTGTAATAGGATCTTTAGGGAAATTATTAAAATCTATAATTCCATCAAGCGATTCGTTTGTAGGTGTTAAACCAACACGTATAATTTCAAAAGCACTTTCTTGATTTAATCTGTCCCAAGGACCAAACCTTCTAATTTTTCTTTCGTCTTTTATTAATAATTCTAAATAGTTAGCATTTTTAGTCTGTCTAATATCAGTGCGTGTTTTATTTATTAACTCTGAAACAGAGTTTAAAACGGTACGAATTAATGTTTCTCTAGAAAGATCGTATACAGATTCAGCTCCACCAAGATAATCAACAAAAGCACTTCTTGTTGGATTATAGTCATCTTCAGACCCTAAAATCTTTATAGTATTTGATTTTCCATCTTCTATTAAAAAACTATTTTCGGTTTTATTTCTAAACCTAATAGCTATTGTAGAAATAAATATTACCTTATATCTAGCATATGGTGTTTGTGGTAATGTATTTATTATTAAAATATTTTCAAATACATCAACTCCATCAACAATTACATCTGGAATATTTGGTATTTCAGACACTATTTGAACATTAGATATAGCAATATCTTCGGCTAAGTTATCAGAAAACCTAACTTTTATTGTTCTACTATCGGCTGCATTAATATCAAGAATTCTAAGATTTGCCAAAACTTCTCCAGGCTAATAGATACTATATCATTCAAAAAAATGCAGAGATATTAATTTAGGTTTTACCAAAGAATTTTTATCTTTCTTCTGTATAAACCAAAACATTATTAGCTTGAATATATTCATTTTTCTGTGCGGTAATGCTTAATACTCTCCCAATTATATGAGATTTGTTAAATCTTGTTGATCTTACCCTATCTACCCCATTAACACCGTTTGCTATAGTTGTAAAATCAGACTCATCTACAATTGTACCTAAATTATTAGCATTTAAAGCTGTTGTCACTGCGTCTTTTACATTTTGAGCTACAACATTACTAGAATTTTCAAACCCTTTTACAACTACAATATATAAAGTAATATCTACTAATATTGGAATTGTTGCTTTTACTAAAACATCTGAACCAATAGGTCTTGTTCTTTCAATTGCAAATGTAGTATCTGTAATTACTTGGTTTTTATTATATTTAATAGATATTCTTTCATTGGGTTTTGGCGCGATATAATCGTAATAAGACGTATATCTAGATCCTTGTACCGGTTGGTTTTGTGGAATTATTGTTAATGTTGCTGTTTGTGATGCACCAGATGTAAAACCGCTTGATATAGAAACTGAATCTATAAAGGCAAAGATTTTTTGCGTATATAAAGATCCGCTCTTACTAAATGATATACTTTCAATTGCCGGTGCTCCACCTATATAAAATGTTACCCTAAACGAATCCCCTATCTTTGGAGAATGATCATTGTTTGTTATCGTGCTTGGTAATTTTATTTGATTTACAGTAAGGCTGGAACTTGCTAAAGCTTCACGTTTTACCAAATCGTTATGTTTTAATTCATAACCGAACACATCATATTTTTGTAAAACAGAAACAACTTCTTTATTTGTTGTTGTTTGAACTTTTTCAAAACTAATTAAACGTACAATACCTATATTACTAGGAATTGTTTGATTGCTAGTTAAACCTAAAGATTTACGAATTAAAGATGAAAGATCGTGAACTAAACCATTAGCACTTGCAGTAAATACACCGTTAAAAATTCCTTGAATAGATGTTCCTGCTATAGTAATAACTCCAGGAGAAATTGTTCCAGCTATAGTAAGTTTAAGTCTTGAAGGAGCTCTTCTAAGATTTCTTTCAATTATAGTTCCAGAAGAATAAATATGTGTTGTTGGTTGTGACCCAAAATTAGTTGTTAAATTATTTTTAAAAGCATTACCATCTCTAGTAACTGGTAAATTAGATAAACTTACAGCTGGTAATAATTGACGAATATCTGCTAAATAATTTACCTCTACAACATATCCGTCAGCTATATCTGTAGATGTTGGTAATGTAATTGTTGTTCCGTTAAAACTTCCACTAATTCCATTTATAGTAAATTTATCATTAGAATTATATTTTACAGTAACAGTATCTGTTTCTTTAGCTATTGTATCTGTTGGTAAATATATAGCATACCCACTAAAACCACCATCTTTTGTTCCAGTATTATATAACTCTGCATTGTCAGAGTTTCTAATAATTGAGATTACATTTATTACAGCTTCTGTTACATATACCGCTAATTGATTGCTTACAGATGTGACATTTGCATCTGATTCTGTTGTAAATGTATTTACACTGACAACAGAATTTATACTATGCGAAACATCTAAAATTATTTGAGATCCTGAATTTGTAGTTATAACTTCTTCTCTTAAAATATTATTAGAATAACCCCAATCAATACTATCTACAGAAGAACGAATATTTTCTGAGTTTTCTCTATTATCATAATCCCAATTAGAATCATAGTCAAACAACCAAATATAATCTATTTGAAGAATATCACTAACAGCTGGTAAAGTACTACCAGAAATAATAATTCTACCAGTGGTGTTTTTAGAACCACCATCAGGATTTTGATTAGCAACTACATATCTTTCACCTGTAGTTTGATTAAATACTCTACTAACAGCTGTAATTGGATAATGTGCTAACTGAATCGATGAACGATCTGTTGGTAATACTCTTCCATTTTCATTTATAATTTGAATATTTTGTTTTATTGTGCTAATTTTAGTAACATCAGAATATCCAGTTGAATCTTGACTGTTAAATTTACCTTTTGTTAAATCTTCTGGCAAATCTCTAATTCTATCATCTAACCAACGTAAACGATCAAACCCCCATGCACTACCAGCATAAGAACCAGTATCAAATACTAATTCATAATTTCCAGTAGTAATACCAACTGCATTTGTAGATTTTGGTTTAAAATTAGCACCACTAGAAGATCCTACAACTTCTACAATGTTTGTGACTGGTTGATCTGGTAGAATTTGTTTAGATAAATTATCAATTCTTTTTCTGGTAACTGTTTTATTTTCATCACCAACAATTTGTCCAAGTACAAAATCATTAACTATATCTGTAGGATCATCTTTATTACTTTTATCAAAATAAATATAACTATCTAATATCTCAGTAAGTCTAAAACCATAAGAATATATATCTACTTTACCACCAGTTCCTTCAGATATAATTGTTTTAGTTCCATCTTCAGCTGTATATACCTGTGTACCATCCCTTGTCATTAAAGGATCTCCACCACTAACAACTATAGCATCAACTACTCCAGGGTCTGCTAACACTGTATTTTGATATCCTGTTGCTGTTCCAGTATTTGCCCCACTAAATATTCCTAATATTCTTCTTTTAAAAGCTGAATCTATTTCTGTTCCAGAACCACCAGAAAAAGATGCCGGGTTTGTTATATTTGATACGCCAGGTATCGTAGTTGTTTTTAAAGAATATTTAGAAATGTTTCCTGCAGTACCTGTAGACGTTGCTTCTACCAATATAGTTGTAGCAAATTCATCGTCAATTCCCACAAAATCTAATGCTGCCCTATATTTAGAGGCTGTTGCTCTATAAGTGTTTTTATTTGCTACCGATACAGTAGATGACGTTACCGCTATAAAAGAAGAGCCATTAGAAGCTGAACATGAGCTTCCTTTTGTAATCGGTATATCTGCTTCTATATTATTAAATGTTAATAATGCTAAACCTGTAGATTTAGAACCTTGTTTTCTAGAAGCTCCAAAATTTGAAGCATTTGCATCTAAGTCAGAACCTAAAGAGAGAAATAATGATTGAGCATCTTTAACTCTTTGTAATTCTTCATAAAGACGTGCAATTTGGACAGCTTGTCCATCAACAAATAAATCACGCGCAACTTGTCCTGGCTTTAAATCAAGTTGAGGCTGAGCAGTTCTGTAAAAATCCAGAGTGCTTAAAATTAAATCATTTGCTGTCCTAATTCGTACCATGAAAGTCCTCAAAGATTAAATATATTAAACTCAATCAAAATACGAAAAAATGCCGTCTTAATCAATTATTTAGTCTTTTAGTTTTTACCAAAGAATTAGATTTATTTATTTTCCGCACAAATAATAAAAATTTCTTTGGTAAAAACAATCGCTAATATTAATTTCCGTTTTCAGCAATATCTCCTGCGTCATACCTTGTCTTGAATTGATCTCCCTGATCTCTTCTATAAGTTATTGAAGTATGATCAATAAATTCATATGGTAATACTCGTTCAACGATTTCCGTTGCTAAATCTATTGAGTCTCTATTTATTACTGTTGCAAATACTTCTCCATTTAAATATGCTCTTAATTCTCCCTCTCCAGCTTTATTACTTGTCAAAGCTGCTTTAAAGGAATCATATCCATCATATATAATATCTGAAATTTTTCCAAGTGTTGGTTTTATTTTAATAATTGTAGCTAGTTTAGCACCAATTTCTTCACCTACATTTACACCAATTAAAGTTCCTGTTTTGTCCTTTAATCTAATTGTAACTTGAATATTATTATCTATAAATTGAATTTCAGGATCTCTTTCAAAATCACTCTTAAATCTATCAGCTGCAGCCGTTGCTCCATTTGTATAAGTATCAATTGTAGAATCTTTTAAATTGTTTAAACATTCAGTTATTTCATTTGAAAAAATCAATCCAGATTCTTCATTAATATTTCCACGAAATTTTGCCATTGATCTTGCTAAACAACCCAATGCTCCAGAACCATCTTTTCTATCAGGTGTTAAAGCTCCAATATCAGGAAGATCTCCCATCTTATCAAGAACATTTCGCAAATCTCCATATTCAGCATTTAATGTTGCTGCTTCAATTGCAATTTCAGGCATGCATCCTAAAGTTATTAGGTTTTTTTCTACCAAAACTGGATAATTATATCTAAGATTATATTGTACATCTAAGAAACTATAACCATCATCAGAAATTGGAATTGATGATTTTTCATCTCTAGAAATTAATGTTTCTAATGTTGCCGGTTCTTCACCAATAGAATATCTTGTATAACCATCATATCCGTCATATTCGTAAACAGTTCCTCCAACTAACATTAAAGCACCGGAAACAGGATCTGTTTTTTCAACTGAGTTATTCCATGCTAAAGGATATTTTGTTGGTTTTTGTTTTACAATTATATCTCTAATATTAAATAATCTTGGTCCTTTTAAATCTAAAGGATTCCCAAACAATCTAGGATCTAAAGAAACATTCATATCTAAAAGATATGGAACATTTAAAGCATTGGCGTCGCTAGCGTAAACTTCACTTTCTGGCCAATAAGTAAATCCAAAACCAATAGAATTAGGAGTGATAATATCTAGGAATTTATATTCCCCTGGGTTGGTATCAATAAACTGCCAGCGTTCTGGTCTAGGTGAAGAAAATGAAATTCCTTTTAAGAAATCAAATTTACTATCTTCTGGCCATTCTATTCCTACACCAGTTTGATAAATTAATCTACCTGTTGTATTTAATTGTCCATCAGGAAGATTTGCTATAAAAGAAGGACATAAATCATCATTGCAACAATCTGAACTTCCCTTTGCACAAACACCTCTACCAACCATTTCCATTAATGGTTTAATAATTGCAAATAATGATGCAATTACTAAAAGAATAGAAAACAATTGTTCCATTAAACATAACAAATATGAAATTTTAGTTATAGCTGCTAAAATTGATTCTTCATCACCTACTGTAATTGCTCTGGTTAATACTTTTAAATTTTCAAGTATTTGCTTTAAATATGCTATTATCATTTTAATAATATATTCTATTAAAGCAAGTAACAACATCAATAAAGCTAAAATCATTGCTATAAGAGCAATCCAAGGAAATAAAGATAGAAAATCAGGAAGACATTTTTTAAATAATCTTCTAATAGCTTTAGATAGTGCATATGGATTTTTTAATGCACATAAAACATCTATTATACAAAGAATAATGTTTAATAAAGCTTGAATAAATTTATAAAAGGCAAGAAAAGGAGCTAATTGAGTAAATAAACTAGCTAAAGCATCCCAAATTCCTTTTGTTAATGAATCAGGATTTGGAATTAATTTTATTCCAGCTGGTAATAAAGCAAATAATTTATCAATTAAAGCAAGTATATCTTCAGGAATTCCTTCTGGAATTTCAATATCTGGAAATGGTATTTTTGGAAATGAAAAAGGCAACCCAAGCCCAGGTAAAGATGGTCCAGGACCAGGTGCTGGAATATTTATATTATTCTGTGAAGGACTACATACCATTTTATTCTCTATATATCAGTTTAAAAATTATAATTTACTTAAATGGTCAAGCCCCTTTCAAACTTTGTTTTGGAGGAGTGAATTTATTTCCTTGATTTTCCACATATTTTATTAATGTTTCAAATTTAAAATCTCCACATGTTACTATTAAATAACTAGAACTCCATAATACTTTCTTACCCATTTTTATACTCTCTAACTTATATCTATTCCTCAATATTCTACTAGATACCGTTTTTATACTATTTATTATCTTTACCAAACTTACTCTAGGTACTAATTCCATCAATATATGTGTATAATCTTCTTCTCCATTTATCTCTATTAATTTACATTCATTCCTTCCTAATATACTTTCTACTATTTCTCTCATATCTTCTATCATGTTTTTATTTAATATCTTCTTCCTGTATTTTGTAACTAGAACCAAATGATATGTTAAACTATATACTGCATTCCCTGTACTAGAATATTTCATTACTCTATGCATATCTATGTATATAGCTATATACTTTATGTATTTTGCTTATCATTTTCCTCTAAAACCTTCACCTTCTCAAGTTATTCAACTTGATAAGATGTTTAATATTGGAAGAAATTTTTGGAATCATATTGTTAATCTAAATATTGAAGAATATAAAAATACTAAGAAATCATTATCAAAATCAGATTTAGAACATTTAGTAAAAGATTATAAAAAATTATCTAGCGATTTAGATAATATACACACTCATATTTATCAAAATATAATTACAAGATATTGCAATGCAAAATCTAATTCTTTTTTAAAATTGAAAAAAGATAAGAAATTAGAACTTCCTAAATTTAAAAATGATTTATTTTTATCCTCTTTGTCTTTTAAAGAATATGGAAATGGTTGTAAAATAATAGGAAATAAAGTTAAGTTTAATTATTTAACTATACCTTTTAAAAAATATCAAGAAATTAAAGGTAATATAAAAACAATTCAAATTAAAAGAATTAATTCTAAAAAATTTATTTTAATTCTTGTATGTCAATTTCCTGATATTATTTATGAAAATAATTATCATAATAAAATAATGAATCAATATCAAAACTTGGTTTATTATATTAAAGATAAAAATATAATAGAAGATAATAAAATAATTGGAATAGATTTAGGAATAGAGAAATTAGCAGTATGTAGTAATGGTAAAGTATTTCAAAATCCTAAACATATTAAGAAATATGAAAATCAATTACAAAAACTTAGAGAAAAGAAAAAAAGACAAAACAAAGAATCTAAGAGATATCAGAAAACATGTGAAAAATATAGAAAGAAGCATGAAAAAGTAAATAATTGTAGAAGAGATTATTTACATAGGATAAGTAAGGAAATAGTTTTAACATGCGAGACTATAGTAATAGAAGATTTAAATATACAAAAGATGATGAAAAGTGATAAGATATATTCAATAATAAAAAAATATATCTCTGATGCAAGTTGGGCAATGTTAGGATACATGTTACAATATAAGAGTAATAAATATGGGAAAACATTAATAAAGGTTGCGCCAGAATATACATCACAAATATGTAATAATTGTGGAAATATAAAAAAGAAAGAATTATCAGAAAGAGAACATAATTGTGAAAAATGTGGATATAAAACAGATAGAGATTTAAACGCAGCAATAAATATAAGAGAAAGATATAAGAGGTCTGGAACAGACCTCCAGTAGGAAACTACTGAGAATTCCCTTCCAAACTTTACTTGGTGGGGGTAGGTTCAACTATACCACTAAAATGGTAAAGATCCATATCCAGCAGATCCTGGAGGCATTCCACCAATTCCACTACTAGAACCAGGAAATGCAAATCCATAATCTGTGGAATTATCTCTTAAACCTATATCTAATATATTGTTTATGTCTTCAAATTCTTCTTCTTGTATATTTATTAATACATTAGGAGAAATTATAAAATATTGATTATATTTAAAAATACCAATATCAATATCATTTCTAAATAATTTATTAATTAAATCTTTATTTGGAGATTTATTAATATTTTCTATCTTAGCATAAGATATAATAGAAGCAGAAAATAATTTACCATTATTATCTGTAGGATATTGGGAGGCTTTTTCTTTTGAAGACCACCACCAATTATTTGATTTTAATAAATCAGAAGATTTACATTTACAATAAATTTTTTGATATGCTACTCTAGTAAGATTATCTTCTCTATCAGATATTGGCGAATTGAAACTTGGGACATTTTGAATAGATAAATTACTATTTCCACTTGGGTTGTTACCAAAAGAATTGGTTTGTCTTGTTAAAGATACAGAATCTAAATTATTATTATCAAGTTCTTTTGAATATTGTTTTACTGCATTATAATAAGTTTGTCTTGTTTTTTTAGATAATCCAGAACCCATTCCAAAACGATATGCTTCTGTTAATGCTTTAATTAAAGACCAACCAGAAAATAATCTAAACATAGCAATTGCCATTCCTGTGCGATCTTTTCCATGAAAACAATGAATATATGTTGGTCCATCATCTAATAAAGTTGGAATTATATTCTTTTTCAAAAATGAAATTTTAGGATCTAAACCATCTCCTAAACCTAAAATAATATGTTTAATATTTAATGCCTTGCAAAACGGATCAATCTCTTTACCTGCACGATCATCTAATGAAATTATTTTAGTTATATTATATGTGTTTTTTAAAGTATATAAATCGTGAAAAATAGGATAAGGCTTACCTCCTCTATATAATTTTTCAGTTACTTTAGAAAATCTGGTTGGCATATTAATATCTCTTTGTATTTGTATACAAAATTAATAGTTTAGATAGTTTTTGCAGCTCCTTCAGTTGATCTTAATACCAACCTTGCATTATTAGAACTATACATATATATATTTTCAGCATCAAAATACATATTTCCATTTACTGATTTTAATCTTAATTCTCCCTCACTAACAATATCTAATCTCTGAGGTGTATGAATTTTAATACCTTCACTATCTATTCTTATTGTATGAAAGCTTCCAGAATTCCACACCCTAATATCAACAACCCCATCTCTCATTTCATTATTATATTCTGAGAATCTTAAATCATTAGATATTGTAGATCCTCCAACCTGCATAAATAAATCACCATCTAATGTAGCTGCTATAGATTTATTAAATTTATCTCTACCAATTGCGGCCACAATGCCACCAGCACAATCTAACCACATACTCTGTCTATCAACTGTATTTGCACCTATACTTAAAGATATAAATCCATCTAATGATAAAGTCCCGCTACGACCACCTGCATTTGATCCTTCTCCAGATACTATAATTTCTTTAGATATTATATCTTCTACTGGTGGTACAAAATTTAATAAACTATTAGGATATCCACCAGTTCCTTTATATGGTTCTTTAAACTTATGAAGAAAAAGTACATTTGAAATATCATGAAATCCTGTACCTAATTTTATAGGATCTCCTGTTATTCTATCAGTAGCCGCTGAAAAACTCTTCAAAGATTCTTCATTGCTTTTTAACTCTACTATTCCTTGTCCATGTGGTTCTAATTGTATATCTGTATTATTTGTTACATTCCTTATAAATGAACCACGATCTTCATCGTATTCAGCCCCTTTTAAATTAGAGAAATTTTCTTGTCTTACTAAAACGGGTATGTTTCCAGTTTCACTAGAGCTTGGTACATTAATTTTAAATTGACCTTCTTTATCAATATCTACAGAAAATCTACTTCGTGCTCTAATATAATTATCAAAATTTTCGTAATCAGGAAGCGTATCTTCTAAACCAGCTTTCCTGGCATTTAATTCAAAATGATAAGCTATACTTTTTCTTAGTTGTTCTCGCAGTTTTTGAAATACAATATTTTGATCTTCTTCAGATTTTCTAAAAGATAAAGAATCAATTAATCCGCTTGGTAAAGGATTCCTATTAATATCTAAAATATTTCCATAAATATCAACAACTGTACCAATAACTGTTTCTAATAAAAAGTTTGGATGATCTAAGCTTAAACTTAAAATATCTGTTCTACTATCTTTTCTTTGATATGGTTTTGGTCCAGATAAATCTTCTCCAGCATATAATCTTGCCTCGTCTTTATCATTTGAAAATCTAAAATTACTAACAAATTCATAAAATATTGAATGAGCCTCTGTTAATGCCGGGTTTCTATTTGCTGCAACGGATAAAGATGGTTCTGTTCTAGGATCTAATCCAATTGCTGTTAATCCATTATTATATGTATGGCTTGTTAACGAAGACCCAGAAACACCTCTATCATTATTAGATTCAATATCTCTTAATAATGGTCCTGTTATATTTCTATTAGCTTGCGTAAAATGTAATTCTTGATTAAATCTGGAACTATAAATTCCTTTAATTGGATCTAATTGAGAAAATTGTACAGAGTCTCCATCAATTATACCTTCTTTAGGATCAACGATATGAGAAATATCATTTTCAACTAATGTTAAATAACGTCCAGGTTTAAATTTATTAGAAAGATTAACTCTTCTTAATCCATCGTTATCATAAATTCCAGTTGTAGTATTGTTATCATAAGATAAAAATACCCATTCATTACCCTGGGCCATTTCAACAAATATATTTGTTCCTCTTTCCGGAAAACCACCAGAAAACTGTCCTTTTGGACCTCGCCATGCAGCAGGAATTTTTACTGGAAATGTAGTATCTGATTGTCCTAATGGTAATGAAAAATATGCAATTCCAGAGTTTATATCAAAACTTCTTATAATTCCACGAACAGGAATTCCATGAACAGATCCTACATCACCTCCACCATGTGTTAAAAATTTACTCACAAAATTCTCCTATCTTTCAGTTAGCCCCTGTTTTGCCGCATTTATTTTTGTATTATCTTCTTGATCTGCTTGACTATTTCCATTGGTTTGACTTGTTGTATTTTCTTTAACTATTTCATAATCTATAAATATATCTATAACATTATTTGCTAATAAATATTTAAATTGATCTGGGTTTGACTCTCCAGTGTCTATTAATCTTGTAACCGAAATTGCAGCTGTAGATGGTCCTTGTTTATTTTCAAATGTTCCTAAATCATTTTGAGGGTGTTCTCTTCTTCTTGTTTGTTTTTGAGGATCTGATAAATCTACTTCTTCTATTATTATATCATTAGAATTAATTCCAAATGATTTTTGTTTTGAATTTCCACTATTATCAAATGAAATTGGTATTAATCCATCACCACTATTTTGTTCTGGGTTTAATAACCAATTAAATATATTATCTGCTAAATTATACATTTTATTAGAATCTGAAGTTATACTCTTGTAATATACTATTTTTATCTTAGCTTCTTGTCTACTAAATGTTACTTTATTTAAACTGCCACTAATAGCAAATAACATATTGCTCATTATATTTAAGTTTCGTTCACCAAATTTTCCTTGTAGTAATAAATTCATTGGTTCTGTTTCTGAAGATGTCGGATCAACAACTAATGCACCAAGAGAACGCGCAGAACCAAGCATTTGGAATCTTTCACTTCTAAACTGACCAGTAAATCCTTTTGCATTATATAATATTTTACCAACGACATCTAACATTGTAGGAATATATTCACCAGGATTATGGCCATAACATAATCCTAATGTTGTAGATAATTTATTATAGCTAAATGAATGTTTTACTGATTTAACATAAAATAATAAACCCCTATCTTCAATATATATAACATCTCCTGGTTGATAAAATTCATTATAACCATTAATATCTGTAGATCCTTGTAATATATTTTCTCTAGATTCTAATAAAATAGCAACCGCGTAAGGAGAGCATTGACTATCAGGATCTGATAAATATGGAGCTTCAATTGGTTTTGATGTTTTAAATCCATATTGATACCACATATCATAATCAACTGCATAAGCAGACGTGATCATGTTACCATCATTTGAGGTTTTGAAATTATTAGGAATATCTATAATTCCTTTATCAATAACTCCATTAACAGTAACCATAGTAAATGGTGGTGGGTTTTCTGAAATTGTTATACTACTAATTCTATCAGGAGTAAGAATAAAGCGCCTACCAGAACCAATTCCAAGATCATCATCTGATTCATATTCCATCATATGTTCTAGGAATTGTGGTATTTCTGTTTTTCTATTTAAAAATGGAGTAACAGCTGATTTTGCAGATGTATTAACACTCGAATATGTAAAGATTCCATCACTTGTATCGTTTTGTACATCTGGAGCATTAATTGATACACCTTCTTGTAATGAATTAATTGCATTTTTTACAGATTTTAATAATAATTGACGCTGAGAAATAAAATTACTTAATTGATGAAATATATTTACCCTATCAGTATTACTAACTGATTGGTTTGTTAATCTTCTGAATTTATTATTACCAAAGAGTTGTGTAATTGTTGCCGCTTCACGTCCTGTTTTAATTCTTAATCTATCTCTAATTGGTTCAATGATATCAGTTTGAGTATCAGGGGAAATGTTTCTATTAAAATTATCAATTGCTGTTGCTTGTACAGAAGGTGTAAATAATTGATGTACTTGTAAATTTTTAGATATCGCAGATGAATAACTTCCCAACTCTTCTAACGCTTGTGTTTGCCAACTTTCTGTAAATTCTGGAGTTGTTTGAAGTAATAAATTGTGTAAATTTTGTGTTCCAATTCTTCCATCACCATGAAAACTAGTTAAAAATCCAAAATCTTCTGATGCTCCAGAACCATTTCCACCAGTTGTAAGTAAACTTACAATATCATTATCATTTTTTGATCCTAATGCTATTGCCCTTAAACGAATTTCGTCTTCAATAATTTCAATTTGATTAAATATTCCTCTAACCTGGTTAAAATATAAATTCTCAAGGAAATCAGGAAACACTTTAATTCCTGTAGCATCCCTGTCTTTAAACATTTTATAAAATACTGTACTTGGAATTTTATTATATGCTGGTGGTCTTACTTCAATATGTCCCTGTGTATTTGCAAATACTTCTAATCCTAATAATTTTTTAACACCAATTATTTGGTCACTAATATTTGAATATTGACTATTAAATAATTCAATTTTTCCACCAAGCTTTCTTTCAAAGGCTTGAATATCTAGATTTTTATCATATTGATCATCAACTATAAATAAATTTACATCTTCATTTGCTTTTGTTTGCCAATATTTTCTTGCTGTATTTTTCCTCAACATCATTCTCATTTGTAATTCATCCCGCTGTTTATCAGCTGGTGTTGAACTAACATCATTTGTAGAAGATAATGTTGAACTTACTTCATTTCCAATTAAAGATAAATTTGAAGATATTGAAGAGTTAAACTCTGACTGTAATTGTGCTATTTCATTACTAAGAGCATTAATTTTAGTTTGATAACTATCTGAACCAGATGTATCAATTGAAGACTGATCACTTCTTACTGTTGGTTTTCCTTGTTGCCCAATAGAATAAGCAGATGATACATCAAATGATCCACCTGTTCTAAGAATCATTTCATCTTCTAATTTGGCTCTTTCATTTAATTTCTGTGTTAATCTTTGATTTGTTGATACTAAATCTAATCTTGATTCTGCTACAAATTTACCAAGAGTAGAGTTCATTTGTATTGCTTTATAAGGGACAAAATTTCCCCAAATTGTATTATTTTTCTCAATTTCAGATAATAACCCCTGAATATAAGTTATAGCAGATGGTATATTTGATGCTTCATCTTTATGGCCAAGAGAGTTTCCATTAGCAATAGCTGATGTTAAAAATGTTTCATAATTATATGGTTGACCAGTAACTAATAATGATAATACATTCATTATATCTTGACCAGCAAAAGGTTGATTTGTTAATAAAACACTTTTTTCATGGTCTGTTGAAGATTCTGGATATGGTCTACCAGATTTTGTTAATGTTTGTATTCCTTGCTTCCAACGATAAACCATCCCATCAGCATCGTGTAATACTCTTTTAAATTGATCAAATGATAATTCATTTGTTACATCAGAATATGCTTTCAATGAAATTGGTGTGCCTTTATTAGGTCCGCTTTTAAAGGTTGATAATCCACTTAATAATAATTTTTGATTTTCTGGTAAAAGCGGTGGAAAATCACCTGACCCAATATCAGTAAGCGGAACTCCTGTAGACGCATCAAAACTAACATCAAAAGGTGTTAAAGGATCATATATGCTAGAATTAAAAACATCTGCAGATGGTTTAAAGTTTACTTGTCCTTTATCAAAGAAACCAGTATTGTCTTCACAAGGAACAGAAATGGTAAATTTACCATCACTCCAAGAACCAGTAACTCCTTGTTGTCCTTTTCCAACTATTCCTGTAAATATACATGGTCCTGCAGGTTGCCCTGTAATATCAGATTTAAATTGTCTCCATAACCATTTTGGCATTCCAGGACCAACTGTACTTAATCTTTCTACATCATCAAAATCAATTCCTTTATTGTTAAAAGAATTTAATGAATGAATTTCTGTATTTATATTTTTGATAATTGTATCAAATTTTTGTCTAACACCCATTCCTGATGCAGCTTGTTGTTTAGCAAACCCTCCAGGCATCTTTTCATCTTCACCTGTTCTTGAAGACATGAAAATTGAAACTATATCCATAGGTTGGATTATATATTTTCCTTGAAAAAATAATCTCATCCTATTTCTAGCATAGTTTACTTCAATATTATTTTTATTTATCTGTTTCTGGTTTGTAGCATTTTGATCTAATAATAAAAATATATTAGATATAATTGAAACAAATTTCTCTTTTTCTGAAGGGTTTAATTGGTTATTTTCTCTAATCGAAATTATATTATTACCATGAATAAATTCAGGTTCTATTTGTACAGACCCAGATGAAAATATATTTCCAATAGAAGTTACACAATCTGTTAAGTTTTCAGCCTTATCTAAACCTTCTGCTGCATTTTGAATACCAGTAGAATAATTAAATATAATTTCTCTACCTTCATCATCCATTATAGCACGAACCTTTTTAGATATAATAGAACCATTGCTAATTTTAAATGTAATTTGGCTTGCTGCTCTATTGTATCTTTCTAAAGCTAAATCGGCTTTTAATTGATCAATTTGTTTTTGTAATTCTATTTGTGTAAATTTAGCAAATGATCCTATAGAACCAGACAATAAAGGATTTGTAACATCTGACAATGCTTGATCAATATCTTTCTCAGTAATCGTCATTAAGTTATAAGGGTCTTCAATAGTTAACTGAGCATTTCCTTCACCCCAAGAAGTTGTAACAGTTGTACTAAGCCCAGAAATATTTGTTAATTCAAACGTTCCTGTACCTACACCAGATCTGTCTGAAAATGCTGAATCTAAATCGTTTACAGTCCAATTTGTTAATTCACCTGGTTGAGCATAAGATAATACTTTTCTTAATTGCTCCATTGCAGATTTTTCTTTACCGTCTAATTCAAACAAACCACTATCTAAAACATTTAATAAAGATGGTCCTAAAAATGTATTAAATCTATCAGATTCATATGTTAATTTTTCTATTTTATTTATTTTTTCATATGCTGATATTAAGGTACATTTATTTTGAAACAATCTTTTTGAAGCAGCGATTAATATTCTTTCTTTATTTTCTAATAAATCTAATCTTGAGTTTTCGCTTAAAGAAGAAAACATTCTTTTTTTAATAATTACATAAATATCAGGTTGTTGAAATAATATAGCTGTACTTCTAGGTCTTAAATTCCTAATAAAACCATCTTCTATATAAGATCGTTCTGCGCTTTTATCAGTGCTTTCAGCGATTTTACCAAGAGAATTAGGTTTATTTTCACCCATACCAAACTGAGTGTTTATTGTATCTGTTAGTTTAGATAAAAATCCCATAATTTAAAGTGGCCTATAACTTTGTAATAATTTGTCAATATTTTTAATTTGTGATATTGTATTTGTTACTGGTGATACACTTGGAGATTTTGTTCTTAATGTACCAAAAGAATAAGGTGTACCAAATGCAGGGTCCGAATTAGAAGGACCATTAACCGCACTTCTATGCCAAGGCATGAAATTAAGCCTCATTCCTCGTTTTTGAGTTACTGTAAAACTAATTTCATAATCAAATAATCCCAATTTATCCGCACTTTCATCTACTGACATTTGTGTAAAAAATCCTCTAAATACCCATCCTGACCAATACATCTCTGTTTGAAATGCTAAAGATGCTAATGTCATTCTTTGAGCTGTAGGATTGGTTGAACCAGCTTCTAAAATATTTAAAACACTATCTGATACACCAACACCAATTGCAGATCCTATAGATCCTAAAACAGATTCACCACCAATAATATTTTCTAATAAACCACCAGTAGATGTATTTTCTTCTCTAGCAGCTTCAGCTGCCTGTGCTAATACATCAAATACTATTTGTTCATTTCTATAAATATCATAAAGTACATTAATACCCTCGACACCTGAAGAACCAGTAGTTCCTCTAATAGATAAATTTCCTAATTCTTCTCCCCAATATTGAATATTATATCCACCACGAGTCCTGGTTGGTGTAGGTATATGTTTTTTATCTGTATATTTAATGCTTTGAGGATTAATATACATTTCAATAATACCTGTTTCTGGTAAAAACCATCTAACTAAATTTCTTTTTGCTATACCTGTTCTCTCATTTGGTATTTGTGCTTGTCTAACATTCATTCCACTGGCCTGTGGGATAGTTGCTAAATCACTAAAACCAGAGGAGTTTCCTGCACTTGTTCTACCAACATTAGTTATTGGATCAATGTATTGGTCTTCAATTTGTGAAAAAATATTACCCATAAATTAACCTCCAGTTCCATCACCAGTTACAGCTTGTTGTATTTCTTGTCCACGTCTTTTTGTATATACTAAATTTGCAGCGTTTGATACTTTTTGATCGAAATCTTTTAATACTATATCTATTTTTAAAGGATCTGCTCGTACATCCATTTGAATTGGTGGAAAAGTCCCTTCATTCCACGCATTAACTGGAGTAATTTCATTTGTAATATTTCCTGCATTTTTATTTATTGGAGCTAATTCTGGTTGGATTCCTCCAATAGGAGCTATTCCAGCGCCTGTACCTGGAGGCAATCTAGCTCCAACAGATTCTTTTAAAACATCTAATGAGTTATCATTGTTTTTACCAAAGACTTGATTTATTGAATTTTTTATTGTTTCATTTCCTTTATTTATGAAATTCATAAAATTTTCATTTTGTTTTTGTAAAATATCTTCTCTTGATTGTGATACAAAATCTGTTGATTTTTCAGTTGGTAAAACTCCTGTAGTTCCAGATCTCCCCGCTGCATTTGTCATTGCTGTTTTAGAATCAATAGTATGTCCAATTTTTAAAGCTTGTTCTATTGCTGGTAAAGTATCTTTAATAATATCATTTGTTATTAATTGTTCTTTTTCTAACCATTGATGTAATCTCATTACTGCAGATGTAGTTCTAGATTGTTCTTCCCCACCTCTGGTTACTGCTGTTTCTAGTGTTTTAGCATCTCCTTGAGTTCCCATTGTTTGAGATAAATTACCCAATGCACCAGATTGCATTGCCTCAAGAATTCTATAAGCCTCACGATCAGTACTAGCAACACCAGCTATTTGTGTTAAATATTGTACTTGTTTATAAAACTCACCAGACATATCTGGGTTTTGTGCGGCTTCTTTTAATGTAATTATTTGTCCACCAAACTGTTGCTGCATAGCTTGCATTGTTTTGGATAATACTTCATCCATATGACCAGTTTGCATTGCATATTCCATTTGATATGCTCCAGCTAATCCTCCTGGTCCACCAGTTTGCCCTGATACAAATGACATTTTTGCTAAATCTAATTTTTGAACTCCGGCAGTCATTCCTGTAATTACTTCTTGCATAGCCGCTGGACTAATATTACTATTTTTAAATGCTTTATCAAAAGCCTCTACAACATTTGTTGCTGCATTGGTGTTATCACCTAACATTTTAAAGCTTTTAGCAATATCAGTTACTGTAGTAGTAAATGATTCAAAACGTAATTTAGAATCACCTGCTTTATCATATATTTTTGCTATAGCTTCATAAGCACCGGTTCCACTAGTACCTAAATTTGTATACATGTCAGATAATAGTTTTCCAACTTCTGCTTGATTTCTAATAAACCCAGTAGCCAATTGAGAAGTTGCAACTAATTGACTAATTCCAGCTGTACCAACCTGTACATTTTCATTCAAAGCACCAGGAATTGATCCAATTGTTTTTGATAAATCCATTACTGAGCTTACTGTTTGACCAGTAGCTGAAGCAGCAGTATATGTCATATTTACCATATTCATATACTCCTGGTCCATGTTTTTAAAAGAACCATTAGATTCATTAATAACAGTATTAAAATTACCCTGAGCTGCTGCTAAATGTAAAATCTCTCTTTGTAACCCATATGCTGATGTAGCTGCTTCTGAAAAATTAGTCATCATTTCAGCAATTGGTTTAGTTACTGCTTTTGATAATAATGGTTCTACATCTTTAAATGCTTTAGATATTTGAGAACCAGCATCATAACCTGCTGTTCCTAAAGACCCCATCCCCGTAATAGCAGAAGGAATAATATCAAACATTTTTGCACCAACCAGTGCAACTTCCGTTCCTAAAACGCCCCAACCGTGAGACATTAAATCTTGGTTATTAAGATATTTAGTTACATTATCTTCTACTGTTTGAAAAAACTGAATAGATTTCATATCTAATTTTTCAATTTTATCAAGCCAAGATCCAAAGGTTGTAGTCCCTTCTGCCATTTTTGAAATAACAGCAGTTTGTGTTTCTCCTAATTTTTTAGTAAGATCAGAAACAAGAGCTACTTTTTCACCTGCTTTAGACATTCCTTCAATATAATTACTAAGATCTGCGTCTTTTGTAATTTCTACAATTTGTTTAAGTTGGTCTAGAGTAAATGTTGTTTCAGCCATTATTTAAAAGAACCTTGCGTTTTTTGCGTTTTTTAGTGTTTGGTTGTGATTTTTCTAAAAGTTCTTCATGAATTAAATTTGTTGTAGTATCAAAATCACTAGAGGAATAATCAGGGTTTTCGTTTTTAATCATTTTTTTAGCCATTTCTGGATTAAAAAAAGATCCTATTAAAATAGCTTGGTTTCTTAATTTTTCTAATTCTATTTCTTGATTATATTCCCATGACTTATACAACCATATCTTTAAATATGGGTTAATATTCTCATAAAAAGGATCATCTGGAAGTTTACCGAAGGTTTCGACTAAATATCTAATAAATTGACTTTCAGGAAGTTTAACTACTTTTGGTAATGGTATTCACCACCTCTTTTACTTCTTCAGTATTTGTTGGAGTATAACCATCTATAGTTTCGGTACTTAAAATTTGATATTGTTGAAACAAATGAGTTATTAAACTATTATCCATTTCTTGAATTAATTCTTTACGATATTCAACCTTATCTGAATATTCTTCATTAATACAACCTAATACTAAATCTATAGATTGTCCATCGATCATAAATAAAGAATGTGCTAATACTTCTACTTTAAGCCTAAATAAACTAGTAGGCGCAAAAGTAACATTACCATCTGCAGTAGTTATTCTTTCTGATGTTTCAATAACTTGGGAAACACAATTTTGTTCAAGTGTTTTTAATGTTCTTAATGTAAAAATAATTTTACCATTAATATCATCATTAATTTCAACATTTCTGGTTTTCCTTCCAATTCCAGTTAGTATTTCAATTCTTTTTTTACCTTCTTGTAATTGTGTATTTTCTTGTTGTTGTAATTTTTCTTGAGCTTGTTGTCTTAAAAGATTTAAATCATCTTGAGTTATTTCTCTACCAATTACTTTATTAGATTGGTTACTATCTCCAACCGTCCATTTTTTTCCAGAGTTACCTGTATTACTTTCTCCAATTGAACTATGTATTTTCATAAATTTTTCCTTAGAAACAGATCAATCCTTCGGATAAGGAAGGATTGATTATACTACAACTAATTATATATCAAGGTGAAAAATTAAACTAAGCTGAATCTACAACTTTAATTAAACCAGCGGCATCCAAACCACCACGACGTCTACCAATATCTGCTTGTTTTTCAAAATAATCATTATCAATAACTTGTAATTGACGAGCAAGAGGAGCATTGGCTGCGGAATTTCCTTGTCCAATATATGAATATATATGTTCAGCTTTCCAGCTCATATCTTCAACAAGGACAAAGTTATCTGCTTGGAATTTTTTAGCTAATTTACTTATCCAAATATTTTTAATAACTGTTGTAACAACATTATCAGCATTACCAAACCCATCAGCATCATCTTCGTCAGCTGCAAAAATATCTAAAATTACAATATCAAATGGAATTCTCTGGGAATGTGCATGAACAAAACCACGAGAAAAGGCCGCTGCAATTCCAAGATTATCAAATCTTACACGGTTACAATTGCCAGTAATATTCGTTGATTTATCAGGAACAGAATCAATATGACCATCTGTTCCTACCTCATCAATTTCTCGAATACTTCTATCTTCATCAATTGATAAACTTTGAATTCCTCCAATTGTGTTTCCATCAACTTGGATGATTATATTGGTACTAACCCCTGTTCTGGTAGTGTTTCTACCAGAATCTGTTAAAATTGAACCTGTGTGTGGATATACCATTCGAGATCACCTTTAAAATTATACAACTATATTAGTTGTTTTATTGTTTTGTTTAATTAGTCTAACCGCCCAACACTTATAACAATGTAAATCCAGTTTACACCATATGTTGGTTGTACTTTAACAGTTATATTCCACTGTCTTGGTTCTACAGCATCTTTTATAATTGTTAAACCAGCGTAATTTGTGATTAGTTTTTGCTGAATAAAAGATTCCATTGCAGAATGACCAACATTAAACAATGTAGATTTTGTAGTATTTGTTTCAGCTCTACCAACATAAGGAGCATAAGTCCTTCGTAAGTTTTTTGAGATTCTATCTCTAATAAACACAATACTAATTTCTTCTTCTGTTGCCTCTAAACTATCTGTAGTTGTTTTACCCCAAATAACCCTTCCACCTCCAGCAACTGGAGTTAATAATGTAATTCCAGAATTTACAATATTTTCAGTTACTGTAGGACTATATAGTTTAGATCTTGATAATGTAAACCCAGTTAATATTTTATTGGTAATTGGTTCTTGAATTTGTGTGTTTCCAGAAAAATATCCAGCCATTGCAGCCGCAATAAACAAACCGTTTACAGTAAGGCTATTACTTCCAGCTTTTACAACAATATCATCAGGATAATTATAAACCGTTCTATAAGTATCTCCAAATGCATTTTGTACACCATAATTAGCTAAATCTTCTGTATTGCCAGATAGAATTTCACTAACATCATCTCCTTGAATACCTTCAAGAACTCCAATATCTTCAACAGCCGCATCTCTTGTACCAATTACATTTTGTGGTGTTAAACCACTAATTCCACCAGTAAGTAAAACTCTTTCTTTTCTATTTCTAATATTGCTCATGGTCTCAACATGAACTTTACCAACTTGAAGAATAGAACTTATTGTTTGTGTTGGTAGTGGTACAACCATATCAACTTCAATTCTTTCTAAAGCCTCATATGCTTCGGTCCAGTTAGCATCAAAAAAATCTGCATCTTTTGTATCTACTATAGTTGCTCTTAAAGACTCTCCTAGATTTAATGCAAGATCATCTGTAAATATAATTCTTGCACTTGAAGAAATTGAATCTAATACAAAAAATTCTACACTTGTTTCATTTCCACCAACCCCATCAGCTTTATACAACACTAATTTATTATTTGAAATTCCAGTAATTGTATAAATACCATCATTACCAACTGTAGAGTTTTGAATCTCTAATGTTCTAGTAGCTGCTAAATCTTCAAGAGAAAAATCTACAGCGTTACTAGCAAGAGTTGCTGTATTTGCTCCGGTTGTCACAAAAACACCATCCAAAGCTTCTTTTTGAACTGAGCTATCTAAAATTACAGTATAAGAATAATCATAATCAGTTCCAGTAATGAAACCATCTGGATTAGCCGTAATAGTAGCGTTGTAAAAGGCAACCTTATTGGGAATGATTTGAGTTTCTTCATGTGTTGTTGGGTTTGTGATAAAGAAATTAATATTTGAATCAACATCAGGAATAATATTTAATGGCAACTCAAACGTTACATCTTCAGGATCACTTTGACCATTTGCCGAAGACACTAATGAATAAGAAACTCTACGTGGAATTGCTGGTTTTGTTTGAATAGCATATACGCCAGGGGTTCCGTTTGCCCATGCTAATTGAGCTCCTAAAGATAAAGTATTAGTAGCTGATGGTTGTCCGTGTTTTGCAGCTACTGCATTTAAATCATCAAACCATTGTGGATCATTTAAATCAATTTGAGAAATATATCTAGCAGATAAACTATCACCTTCAACTAAAGAACCACCACTAACCTGAATAACAAAATTATCTCCTTCTTGGAAATAAGTTAAACCTTCAGAAATTGAGAATCTAAGAACAGTATTATCAACAACCGAACCATTAGACTGCCAAGAAACCTGATTACCATAACCATCTAAAAGAATTCCGCTTTCTGAACCACGAGCAATAAATCTAGCATACCCATCAATAGGGTTTCCATTTCCATCTCTACGAACACTTGAACAACGAATAGTCCAAGTTTCTGGTGGAGCATTAACATCGATTAAAGAAAGATTACTAATTAAACCATTACCAACGTTAGAACCTGCTGGTAAATAAAATTCTCCACCTTGATCTACTAATGATGCAGCTTGTAATTCTATTTGTCCGGTAACAGAATCTAATCTAGCATCATATTTAGAATCAAAAGCATTAGAATCAATTGTATCTTCTAATACACTTAATTCAACACCATTTTTAAATAATCTAGAACGATTTTCAATTACTGGAGCCACAACAGTACGGCCACCTCCTAAAAGAAAGTGTCTACCATCAGCACCTGTAGTAGATGTATAAGATGAGTTTAAACCATCATTACCATTCCCCTGGGCAGATCCAATTAGGATTTCTTCTTTAAGACCTTCTCCCATAAGCACAGCAATACGATTACCTGCTGGAACAGCAACGCCACTCTGAATTGTTTGAGCTTCAGAATATGCACCCGGAACTACATTCATTGCACCTGAAATATTGGCCATTTAAAATCCTCTAAAACTTATAAGTATCAATTGTTATGTTGTACTATTGATATTTTAGCTCTTTCTAAACTATACTTTAATATGCTATTATTCCTAAATTTGTTACCAAAGAATTAAATATTTTCTATTTGATCTAATATAGAAATTGTTTGGTTTATCATTAAATTTGGATCTGTAATATCCATTGACCCAATAACCCCAAAATCTACACAAATATTAATTCTTTCAATTACCCCATCTATAGGAATTAATCGTCTCCATTCTGTTCTAATATCTACAGATACAGTAGCTTTATATAATTTATCTTGTTGACGATCTTCGCTTTCTGATATTCCACCCATACTTGGTTGACCAGACTTTACTAAAATTCCTGCTTTCCTTAAACTTTCAAACCTAATATCAGCAAATAAAAGCATTATTATACTAACCAAATTATCACGATCAAAAATATCTCTAGAAATTATATCGATAGATATTGTACCTTCCCACGCACCTGCTAAATCAATATATTTTGGTATAAAATATTCTTTTTCGTTTCCATATCCATCAATTACTAATTGCTTTTCATATTCTACAACTTCTTTATTTCTATTAAACCCAATTGGTACAGATTTAGCAGATGTCATTTTTACTAATACTGCAGGATAATATATTGCATCAAATCTAAAAGCCTCACCAATAAATATACGTGTTGTTGAATCATCATTATACCCAGCACCTAAAGGAAGATCTGTATGATCTGGAACCTTTGGATATCCCCATTCATCACATGTATATTTATAATATGAATCTTTACTAAATTCTTCTCTTAACATCCCAATGATTAATTCTTTAGGATAGGACATCAGAGTGTTTTGTACCACATTATAAATTTGATACAAATCTGTTCTGACAATATTTCCTGTTGCAGGAGTAGTCATAGAAAAATACTAGAAAATTAGTATAAATATTTTAAAGTTGGTTTTAACATAGTTAATGAACCCGCTCCAGTTGGACCAATATAACAACCTGGTTTCAAAATATCTTCAGTTGTTCCTTGTTTTATCCTAATTGTTGCAGTATTATTTAATGGTTCATTTGGTCTTTCACCAGTATATAAAGCTCCGTTTCTATAGGTTAATCTAAAGTTACCATCAGTAGAAATATTATATCCTAATACTTTTCTATTATTAATTTCTAAAACCAGTTCAGGATATGCATTATTGGCTATTTGTCCTTCTAGTGTAGAACCTGTAACTACCCAATCTCCTACAACGGTTACAGTTATATCAAAAGACAATAAACTAGTGTGTTTTGGAATTAAAGAATAAACAGGAATAACAATTCCAACCGTACCATCATTGGTTGCTCCAGAACCATCCCATGTCCAAATTATAGAGTCTGTATTTTCAATTCTGGCCAAACCTGTATTTGGTGTTCTGCAATATAATGAAATTCTTTCATTGCCCACTGCTGAAATATTAGGATCAGAAGCGGGTGTAGGTGTTTCGTTAAACAATAATGATGATACTGGGAAAACTGTCGCCGAACATTCTGAAACTTGATTTATATTATGTGCAAAAGAAGAGTTTAAAGGATTCCAAATGCTACTTCTAATAACATTTAAATTAGTAAAATAACTACTTCCATAAGCATATCCATCATATCCGTCATAACCATCATAAAGTTCATTTGACAATATAAAATGACTCATATTATTGCCATATACAGACGCATCAGTATTAGCAAAAATAAAATAAGATATATTAGTTTCATCACGTTTGTGTAATGTATTACCAATAATTGTACTTGGCTGATCAGGATGGAATCCAAAGTTAAATATTCCATATCCATTTGTACTAATATTATTTATTATATTTCCAGATATTGTTACACCACCCTCAGTATAAATATTGTATAAATATCCATTTACTAAACCGTCAATAATATTATCAGAACATATTACGTTTGAAACATCAAACGAATTACTCACTGTTGTAATAGCTCTTTTATTGTTTATATCATCATATAATGGAATAAATTTATCAATTAAAATATCACTTCTTCTAGTAATAATATTTTTAGAAATAATTGTTTTTAATTGATCTACACCAGCTGTCGTTTCTGCTTTTAGATAAGAACAAGTATTTCCTTGAATTATATGTTCTGTAGAATATCCATGTGTATCTGTAATGCTTAATCCATAAGTAAGATTTTCAGTATGCATTGTAGCTGTAATACCATCTAAAATTACTTCAGATATATTGTTTTCAATTAATAATTTTCCACCATCAGTAAGATAACAAATATAACCAAATTTATTATTTGTAATTTTAATATTATCTATATTTACTTTATTAACAGATAACCATTCTCCAGCCGTACCGTTTTCTTGAACCGAAGAAGCACTAATTAATAATCCTTGATTATTAATTGCAATATTTTCTGAAATTATTATGTTAGAAAATGTTGGAGATGTTAATGATGTGGGGTCTGTATTTGCAAAAGCAATTGCTAAACAATATGTACTGGTGCCTTCATCTATAAATGTGTTACCAAAGAATTTTCCATTTTTAAATGTTGCATTTGGACTGTAAATTCCAATAAATGGAGGCCGTTGTATTCCAGAATAATAAAATGTAGTATTTTCTATTCCGAAATTTTCCATGCTTATAACAGAAGAAATTGCTATTGCTGCCCTTGATAATTCAACATTAAAAATATTTGAAATATGAGTATACCAAGGATCTTCTAGTGTATAAAACACTTTAGCATTTTTAATTTTCCAATTACCAGAAGCAAATATCAAACCTTCAACAATTTGAACATCATAAGTACCACCAATTAAATTTACTTCTTTGGTAAAAGACAAAGTGGTAGGTGAATCAATTTTAACATATTGTACTTGTACTTCATTAACACCATATTCATTTACCCAGTTCATTAATGAATCTGGTGTTTTAAATGAAGAATTATACCCATCTTCACTTTCAGCCATAGAAAAACTAAACGTGCTAATATCTTGATTATATACAAACCTACGAGCATCAGTTACTTCTAATAAATTATATGTTATAGTTCCAAGTGAGTTTGCAACTTGAGCTTTAACTCTTGCAATAATTGTTAAATCTTTTCGTTTATCAACAATTTCTGCAAATGTTAATGTTTCTACAAAATATTCATAATCAGCAGTAAAGAATTGTGATCCGTTATCTTTAATTATTGCTTTTAATTGTCCAGTCTCAGTAACACAAATAAAGAACTCTAACACTGATGTTAAAGTTGTATATATTTCAGGAAGTTTAACATCAAAAGAATCCATAGCAACAAACGAACCATTTACTAATGCCATACCACCAGTAAATTCTAATACAGATTGTGTAATTCCAGTTTGTTCATACTCAAAACCACGCACAATTCCGTTTGTGTGTAAATACCTTTCTCCAGACTCAATAAATTGTATTGCAGAATCAGTGAAATTTTCTTCTGATAAAGTACCAAACTCTCTTAAATCTGTAATTGATTGATATGTCATACTATCATGACTTACACCAGCTACAGTTAAATATTCATTATGATTTCGTAAACTTGGGAAAATTTCAATATCTACATATCTTGAAATACTATCTATTGGCAATAATATTGAACCAGGAGAATTTGCATTTTCTCTAAATTCAATATCAATAAAGTTTACATATGTATTATCATAAAACCTAACAGGAAAATCTTTTCTTCCTCTAGTTAAAGGACCATTATTAATGGTTCCATTTCCAACAGGATCTCCAAGATATCCATCAAATTCTCCTGTAATTTGATTATAATCAGTTACAACAAATCTTGTAAAATATCTAAAATCATTTCCAGTACTTGCTCGTTCACCAACAAATTTAGAAGATACTTGTCTAATTCTCCAGCTATCTCCCATGGTGTCTAAATTAAAACCGCTTAATGATTGTTTAATCATTCTGGCTCTTTCAACCGAGAAAGATTCTCCAATTTCATTAACAAATATTTCATGATATCTGTGGTAATCATTCATTGACCCAGCAAGATTTGTCATATTAAACGGTACAGAATCATCTGAAAAATATACTTTTACTTCAGTTCCAATTCCAGATATTGCACCAACAGGATCTCCTAATCCGTGAACTCCATTTATTACTGAAATAATTGTTTTACAGCTTCCACCACAAGGTGTTTCATAAGCTACACCACTAATAATAAATCTTCCGTAATCAGGAATAGTATTATTTAAATTATCAGTTGGTTGAACCACTATTGTTTTCCCAACCATTAATTCTTCAGCTGTTAAATCTAATAAAATAGTATATTCAACAGATGTAGTATTATAAACCACGTCAGTAACAACATTTGTTATAGTAGCATTCCAATATCCATCACCCTGTGTTAGATTTGGTTTAGCTAATAAATCTCTTCTACTACCATTAATTATAGAATTTCTATCCCTAATAGGTGGAATTACTAATGTAGGATAATTTCCAGCAGCCATCGCTGTATCATAAGAACCTACAGGTGATGCAAATCCAGCTCTTGTTCCACCAAGTCCTAAAGCATCATATCCATCAGTAGAATCAGCAATTACATTATATTCATAAGACCCGGCAGTAAGAACCGCACCAGATCTTTGACCACTAATAATTGTAAACGCTGCACCATTATAATGATCTGCAAGCATTAATCCAAATTCACCATTTTGAGCAAATGCAATAAATCGATAATTATATCCAGCTCTTCTAAATTGTTTATTTGTTTCTTCTACTATTCTATCAAGATTATATTTACCAGGAGTTGACCCAAAGTTTCCAGTAATATCAATTGGTGGTAAATCATAATAAGAATGCTCAGGATCTCCATTAACATATAATCTTAACCATAAATTATAATGGTTTAAATCTATTTTGTTTGGATCAAATCCTAAACCTACTACTGCAGCACCTCTTGGATTTCCAAGAATTACACTTTGTGTAAAATACATTCCATCCGGAATTATATCTGGTAAAACACCAGCAGCAGCATATACACCCCATGTTTGATGATCAAATCTAGCCCTATCAATTCTAGCATATCCATCACCAATTTGACTAACTAAATTATATGTATCAATTCTAACTGTCCAATCAGCCCCTGGAATAAATCTAATAGATTTAATTGGAAATATAGATTCAAGCCCATTTCCATAATTAATTCTAACAATATCTCCAATTTTAACATGAGCAAATTTAGCATCAAAAGAAAAATCAGAATTATCTTCTGGTAAGAATTTAATTATATCATCACCTATAGTTATATTATCCCTAGGTGCTAATTGACTAGGTTCAGCTAAATAAGCTTCAATTCTAGTTGGCGGAATTAAATTTATATTATATCCATCTAGATTTAAATCTTGTGCTCTAGCTGTTCTTGGAATTCCATTAGAATTTAAAATAGCACGATCAATTCCTGTAGAAATTGTTTCTCTAGTATCTATACAATCTAAGGCTTCTTGTACATTTTCTAAATCAGATGGTAAAGATAAGAAATTAGTAGCGTCTACAGTAATTGCAGTAGCTGGATGTGCATATGTAATTAAGTTTTGATGATCTACTAATTCATTATTTATTGCCAATAATGCATCTGCTAACTGAGTAGCAGAACGAATATTTCCATCTTTATCAAGTAAACCAGTCCAAGTATAAGTATCTCTAATGTCTGTTGGAATATTGTTTAAATCTATTTGACTTACAACATGTCTGGCAAGAGTTGTATTATCAGTTAATGTTTCACCACCAGATATATGTATCAATAAATCAGATTTTGTTTCAATTGCTAAATCTGTAATTATTTCTACTTGTCCATCTAAATCTGTAAGTGATGTATTTAAATCTGCTGTTGAATAATCCAGGTCAAGTTTAAATTCTTTAATTCCAGCATTATTAGCAATTTGAGCATCATAAATTGGTAAAGTAACCAATCCAACAGAAGATAAGGCTTCAGAATTTATTGTACCATCTGCATTGATAGATACAGCAATTCTAGATCCTAAACTTGTTTTAGAACCTTGTGGATTTAATCCTATAGTTTTTTCAATTGCAAATACAGCTTCTCTGAGCTGATTAATTGACATGGTTCCGAATTCAGATAAATTATCATCAATTCTAACTATAGTTTTATCATTGTCAACTTGGCCTGGATATACAGTCATTATTATTCCCAATATAAAAGGATTATTACTACTTATTATACCTGGTTATTATCAGGTTCAGCGTCTGTGTTTTCTGTAGGTTCAATTGGTAATTTATTAAATTTTTCCTTAATATTTTCAGGAATATATTTACGAGCATAAAATTTAGTAAAACAATATACTTTACTACTAAACAAACCAGAAATTATTCCGAAAAACACTTTTCCAGAAACACTAGTTGCAAACGGATCTGGAAAAGGATACTGAGAAACAAAATAAGCTAAAACACCACCTACAAAAATAGGAAGCCCTCGTAATATCCATTCGTTCCAAAAATCAATTAATACTTCTTCTATCTTCTCAGGTAATATTGATTTTAGTTTTTTTAAAAAAGTTTCCATAACACTTCTAATCATAAGAATAGAAATGGCTACAACAAGAGAAAATGCAAAAAACGAAACAGAAAATAAACCCAAAAGTGCTTGTTCCATAAATTTAAAGCAAAGAAACCTATTTTTTAGGAAAGGAATTGCTCTTTCTCCTTTATTGAAGCCTTTTTAAATTGTCAATTTTCGTTACGGAGTAATGTCAAATAATCCATAGTTTTCAGCTGATACAGTCCAATCAGTTATATCTCCATTAATAATATTACCTAAAGAAGATATATCAAACCAATTTCCAAAAATTGCTCCAGGACCATGTAACCCTATAATATTAATAGGAGTTAATACGCTTGGTACTGTATTTGAATGAAATCCATTTCCAGTAATTAATGTTCCATATTTTAATGGTTCTAAAACTAAGAAAGATCTTGATAATGCCCCTTTATAAAGCCAGTTTGTTAAAATATTATTTCCACTAATATTAGCTACAGATGTTTTTATATCTAATACTGCCATATTTTCTGTAACAAAATCAACTGATTCGCCAACAATTGCACTTCCAGTGGTACTATGAGTTATAGTATTGTTGTGTATGTGTAAATTTGCATATGTAAAATCAGCACTTGAATTATCTATTTGTACAGCTGCTTGAATTCCAATATTTACTGGTAATCCAGAGTCATCAGTTATATAAATTAAATCATTATTATCAAATTTTACACTCCAACCAGGAGCATTAAGTTGGAACAATCCAATCTTTGTTAAAGATGTAATCCATGTTGTTCTAGCTGGTCTTGCTACTTTATTATAATATCCAATAATTCTATTATTAGCAATATTTAAAGTAGAAAATGGCGCATATCCTTCATATCCATCCTCTGAATTATATTCAGAACCAGTTGCTTGATCTATTCTAATTCCTCCTGCTGGTGGTAAATCTATAACAAATGCTGTTGCTACTGGAATTGGAGAATTTAAATAATGATGAATATCATTTCCAATTACTTGAAACATTGTTCCTAAAGAATTAGATGAATTTCCAAGAGTTTCTGTAATGTGTAATGGTAATGCTCCTATAAATGTATTATTTATAATAGATAAAGATCCTTCAGCAATTAATGTACAAGCAGCTATTGGGTTTGTTAATCTGTATAATTGATCTGGGCCTGATATTTTGCTATTTTTTACAATTAACAAATCATCAGATTTAATTTCTACATATCTAAATACATTACTATATAAAGAACTATCAATTGCAGTATACCCATCAACTCCACAATTTACAACTATATTATCAACTAATACTTTACTGGTTAAATTACCAATATTAATATATTTATAACCATTATTGTATAATGATTGGTAATTTAATATTCTAGAACCAGTTCCAATTGTATTTTTATATGGATCAAATAAACAATTGGTTAATTGTATTTCTCCTTCAAATGCACTTTGCATTAGTGCATATCCATATCCTGTAAATTCACAACAATTTATTATTGATGTTTCATCATTTTGAACAACCAAACTAACTAAGTTTGGAAATGTTCCATCTTGATGGAAATAACAATCTTCTATAATTGATTTATTATCATGTTCAACATATACTGTACAATTTATAAAAATAACATTTTTAAATGTTGTATATTCTTGAACTCCTGTTATTTTTGAAGAAATTCTTTGAGGATTATTAGTAGATTGGAACTCAACGTTTGTAGCTATACCAACATAGTTTTCATATACACCACTACTATTAATTGGTATATTTGAGTTTAATAATATCCTAATCGATCTTCCAGAAGCAATTTCTCTAGCTGTAGTATTTCCTAATAATTTTGGAATATTTAACTGAGTGTTTACAGTATATTCACCAGGATTAATAACAATTACTTGTTCTGTTCTACTGTTAGAGTAATTGGTTGTTCTATCAATTAATGTATTTACAATTTCTAAAGCAGATGTTCCTGTAAAATCTCCAGTAGAACTAACCCCATCACCAATTGTTATTTGCCAAGGAGTGCTATTTACAACACCCCACTGATTACCAGAATCAATTAATCGATATGCCCATTTTGTTGTTCTTGTATCATATATCCATCTTTCTCTAGCTGCAGCATATTGAGCTTCAGAACTAGAAATTATATTTGGCCCACCTTTATTTCCTATTAAACTTACAAATGCACCTTCTGTTTCTACTGTTGTGCTTAAATTTAAAAAGTTTCCTGGATATAAAGAGTTTGGTGAAACAGCAATATGATAATTATTGTTTATAAATAATTTTCCAAGAGTTGCTTTAATAAAACCTTGATTAGCCTCTATACTATAAGTTCTAACCTTACAATTTTCGATTTTTAATTCTGCATAATCAGGTCTTAAAGAATATAAAAAGCTTACACCAATACCAACAGCATCTATAAAACATTGTTTCATTTGTAACATAGTATGAGCTGTATTTGGTGTATCGCCAGTCCAAGTAGCAGTAGCTACTGCATATGGTGTTACAGCAGTCCCAGTATATTTGCCAACTAAAGTAACATTTTCTAATAATACTTCAGAACCTGGTTGTAATAATATAATAGGAGAAATTGGAGATGGTGTAGTTCCTCCAAAATTATCAAAAACTGTTAAATTCCACATACGACTCATTTTTGTGGAAAAATTAGTTTCGGTAACTCCATCTCCAATTAATTCACGATCTTCAGCTCTACTAAAATTAAAAGCAGGACAAATTCTTGTATCAATTCTTGTTCCACCAGCTTCTCCCCAAATAGTAAATCCTTTTGGTATAATTACTGTATGTTGTAATATATAATCACCAGATTTTACAACAATAATTCCGCCTTTATCTTTTAATCTGGGATGATTAAAAGCCCACAAAAAAGCTTCATATAAATCTCTTTGAGGTGAAGAGTCTTCTGCTCTATATCCATCGCCAATAGTAACAAAACCTTGACCCATTCCAAAAGCCATTAACTCTAATGTTTGTTGCACATCAGGGGCTGGATATAGAACTAATGGAAGATCCATATCAATATGTCTAGCGGTATGTCGATGCATAGTACCATCAACATGACCAAGAAAATGAGTAGTAATTTGTTCTAATACTGTTTGTACTTCTGTTCCGGTAAATGGAGCAGATAAAAGTGGAGACATATCAATATGATTTGCTACATGTCTCCAATCACCACCAGTAACGTGAGCAATAAAATCTTGTTTATGAGTGGCTGAATACCCACCTTCTCTAATACGTCCTGATCCTATATATCTAGTTCTTGTGACCATACCCAAATACAAGAATAGTATTGGTATTATGATTGATTTATGTTTTTACCAAAGAATTTAATTTATTTTAAGGCAAAACAATAGTATGTGTATGACCTAATACGTTTGATATAACACCATTAATTATAGGGTGGTTATGTCCTTGTTCTATACTGGTCATCTGATTTATTAAATTTAATGATGTAATTGATTCATTTACAACCAACCTATGTAGGTGTAACGGTATTTGTCCTTGTTCTATCGAGCCAGAAATTGATGTTAATAATTCACTAGGATACATAGAAGTATCTCTAAATGCTCTAACTTGATAAATAGGATCTGTTTTTCTTACTCTAACCGCTGTAAATTTTTGAAGTCCAGATTCCATTAATAATGTATTATTCCTTTCTACATCAATAATTTCATATCTCCACTCTTCTGTTCCATCTATATTATATCGAATTAAGAAATCTCCATCTTGAATTACTGGAATTACTCCCAACCAACAATTTGGTACATATGAGTTTTCTATTCCTGATTCTTCTCTCTTTAAATCTTCTTTTGTTGGTCCAAATCTTACCAATACTCTACCATCAGATCTTCGTGGGTTGAAAAACTGTTCATATCCAGTTACCAAAGAAGTTCCATATGTATCCAATCCTCTATATGCTGTATTTTCTCTTGCAGAATCTACATGTTGAGATTGTTTTCCTTTCCACATTCTCTTAAATAATGAACATAATCTTCCAGTGTTTTCTAATAAATATTCCTCTCTCATATTTATATAGTCTTGTACACTTAAACCCCTAATAGATCCCGTTGATTCATATCCATCTGCACAACCATATTCTCCACCAAAATATGATCCTACACATTTTCCGGATAATAAATCTGGTAAATATGTTCTTCCCCATCCTCTATTATCCCATGGTAAAAATCCTGCATTAGTATTATCTATTACATCTAAACTGGATGAACCAGTTAAAATATCAACACGATTTCTATAGCCATCTGTAATTGTTCTAGCATATTGCTCAGAGAATTTGTTTTCGCCCATTCCAACAGCAACGTTTTGATCTTCAAAACCACACCATAATCTTACGAATGGATTTTCATAATATCTAATACCATCATAACCCTCTACAGTATGTGGTCGTGGTTGATATCCATATATTCCACGTTGATCTATATTTGATAATATTAAATTATTATTTGCAAAATCAACGGAAGAATAAGCAATAATTTCTGCTCCAATAATAATAACTCCACTTTCAGGAAACAATGAAGCATCATTTATAGGAATTATTAAGTCAGTAGATGAAATATCTTCTCTCAATATATCATTTGGATAAAAACGCAAATCACCAATTCTTGGTAATTGATCAAAATCAATTGTATCAGGTTCATGTGCAGCCGCTTTTACTGCAAAATAATACATGTCACCAACTTTAAAATTTCCAGAAACAGTGGCTTGTGTTTGATTATTTGCAGCAATAAGTTTTACACCATCACTAAATACATCATGTTTGGTAGAAGACCAATAAATATTGTAAACAAGTTTCCAATCAGAAGGTTTACAATATGTTTTATGCCATTCTAAAGTAACCTCTCTTCCATTTCCATGAAAAGCAACAGTACGTAAACCATGTAAAGATCTATCAAATGTAAAAAGATTAACAGGAGCAGAACAAGGCGAAACAACCCCAGATATATTTGGAATTAATTCCCAAGGAGGAACTGTAATCTCAGGACTAATTGATGTCCAACCAATAGCTCTTCGTAATTGTAATAATTGATCAGCTCTAAGTTGCCACTGTAAACGTATCCAATCCCAATCGATATCTGAATCATCAGAATGTGTTGGTGTTGTTGTAACTTCTATTGTTTCAGATAATAAAGATCTTTCTAGTAAAATATTAATCGTACGTCCAGGCCGTATAGCAAAAATATCCGTTCTTGTTGGATTGTCAGTTTCTGCACGAAGATTACCCTCTATTAATAAAGTGTGATTAGAGTCAAAAGGAACAATTTGCCAATCGTTAGCTATAAAGAAAGTTGCTCCAGTTAATTTTCCATTACCTGTATCTTCGTTTCCAGTAGGTCTTAATGCCCGTGTAAGATTTAAATGATCAGGAACCCATGCTTTCCATGCTGTATATAAATCTCTAACCGAAAAACTATCGGTTGAGGTTAATATAATTTTTTTTAAAACAGGGTCGAAACTAAAACCCATAAAACCTTCTATATATAATTAAATAACAATTTCTTCAGCGGCAGCAACCTGTACAGTAACCTCAGTAGATTGAGTGAATCTAAATAAACCTATTTCCCATTGACTTGTTGCAAACCCACTGATAATTACAATTGCATCAAGATCTCCGTTTTCACTCCAATCCCATGTAACAGGAATTGATGCACGACCACTTACAGAACCAGCCATTGCTACACCACTAGCATCCAATAACGGATCAGATGCTGATGTTCCCCACAAAGCACGAGAATGAACTTCGTATTTTGCACTAACATCACTTTGTGCATAAACGCTTGGTAAAATAGTAGCAACTGCTACATATTTAAACGTACGTAATACACCTAAATCATCTGTAAAAGAACAGGCGTTTTGATCAACAGGATCCATGTCATAAATATATACGCCTTTTCCTGAAGCAAGTTGTCTTGTATAAAGTTTATCAACATAATATAATGCAGTTGGTGAACATTTACCATTTAATGTACCAGCACCAGAATCCACATCAGCATTTTTTCTATGTATCCACTCATCCCATTCATAAACCCGCTGAAGCCTTGCAGTATTCGCATCAATAACATATGAAAAATCATATGATCCACCTTGCATAGCAAACGACTGAGGTGTAGTATAACCAGTTAATGTCATTGAATCATATGGACTAACATCAGCATAACCATCTGAGTTTGCATCAATACCTGTATCAGCAACTGATGCTTTTGCGTCTACTGTTGTTGATAATGCAATTCTATATAATTGTCCATTTAAAGCTACAGTGTTATAAACTGAGAAAATATTGTTTTCTGAAGGTGTTCTTTGTGGTGTTCGTGCTCTAATAATAATATTATTTCCAGTACGATCAAAGTTACCATGTGTTGAATCACCAAATATTTGTATTGGTTCTGCTGGTGCTCCAGTAAAAGTAAAATCAACAGGTATACCGGTTATCTGTTCGTAATAACATTGTTCAGTATCTCCAATATCAGAAGGATATCCTGCTAATACACTACACCATTCTTGTTTTGTATCAATATCAACATAATCAATAGTAGTTACTTCTTTCCATCCTCCAAGTGCATGTCTTTTACGAGTTGCATTATCATATGGCTCCCAACCATTTCTACAAATACCAATTTCAGATGTAATCATTTTCCAAGGAAATGGCCATCGTAATTGTCCATCAGTATTTAACCAATATGACTTATGACATTGGTAAATTGCTTTTAAACTAACCCTCGTAGTTGCACCTATATTGCCGGCTACCATTAGTTGATAAGTATGTGGTGTAGTTGTGGTATCCAATACCATTTCAGTACCAACACGAATATCATCTGCATCAGTTAAAATCGCGATTGTCATTACCAAGACCTCCTAGTATTTGAATCTAATGCAATAATTCTACAGTCTTCAATTGTAAAATCTATATGACCACCTGTAGTAACTGTCCCAAGAGGATTTCCGTTTTCTCTTGTTCCTGATGCTCTTAATAACTCTAAGCCTTCTGCTTTGGAAGCGTGTGGGAAAACAACAGGGCAATCACGAGAAATACCCCACAAATACCACTGGTAATCTGTAGCAGTCATAAATTCTTTAGCAGCCATCATTTCTTCTGGTTCATCAATTCCTAAATCCCACAATCCACCGTTTTGACGTAAGCCTTGATTAGCTAATTTAAGCCCAGCAGTTTTAATCATTAAACGAAGAGGTTCTATTAGTTTTTTTAATTCTTCTGGCATATCAGAAGCATTTTCTGTTCCACGCCTCATTCTACCAAGAGTATATCTTAAATCTGAACGAACAATTTTTTTAAGATCAATGGTTTCATTACTAGTTTGCATAAAAACCTTTTTATAAAATGGAATAATTAATAATACTATTATATAACTATATTATTATAATGCTATAATATTAGAATTATTTCGATGCTTTTTTATTGGAAGAGATTTAATAGAAAGATTGCAAATTGGAGTTATTATCAATTGGAACAATTGATAATATACAAAGCAGAAGCAATTGGGAAGAAAGTAGAATATGTAGATCCAAGATTTACAAGTCAGAGGTGCAATTCTTGCGGGCACATAGCGCGCAAGAATCGCAATGGTGATAAATTCCTATGTGAAAAATGTGGGCATGAAGATGGATCAGATATTAATGCGGCAAAGAATATAAGGGATTTATGGCTAGAAGCCAAAAATCCAGCTAATAAAATTAGCAATCCCGAAAGGGCAGGTACAAGTCAAAGTACCATATGTCTCCCGAGCTGGCGAAAGCCAGCGAGGGATTTGACAAGCCTAGGGGCTAGTCCCCTAGGTAATTGACTGTTACTTAATTATTTATATATCATAAAATAAATTACCGTAATAATTGCATTATTAATTTTTGATTATCTAATATTATCATCTCGTTGCATTGCGGCTGCTGGAACAACAAATCCAGCTTTGGTTAAATCAACAAAGTATTGGATTATTTCAGTGTAGGCAGATCCTATAACGATTAAAGCTCTACGTGGGCGAATAATATTATAGTTAGCCACCCAACTGGTCCCTGTAGATGATTCTATTCCGTCGATTTCATCAGTGGAAATTCCACCAACACGTATGAGTGTTAGTTTCGAATCGGAGTCCGTTGTCGGCTCGGAAAGCTCACCATTTATGTTATTAGTTACTGTAACCACAGTTCCGTCAACAACAGCAGAAAACCCAGTGATTGTTTCGGCCACAGTCTGTAGCGAAGTGGCCACGTCCGACGTATTATCATCTACAGCAATCGTCACTTCATGGCCTGTTCCACCAGGAGCAGGATCATTACCAGTATAGTCGTAGTTAAACCAAAAGTAATGGTTAGCTGGGTCTGGATTACCTTGAATATGGAACTCAATAATGGTTTCATTTAACGCTGAAACTATCACGCCATCAAAATCAACCTTCCATACTTGCCCGTGTGGTTGCTCGTAAACGCGCACCTCACTACCAGCTGTGAGACCTTGGAATTCTATTGTTGCAGTGATAGGCTCTTGTACTGTCCCATCAGAAGCAATTAGTGAATACTTCACGTTAATAGCTACATTAGTCGGGAACCACCCACGCTCAAAATACAACACCCCAGCAGTCAGGGTTACGATTGGTCTCTTAGGATTTTCTACATAAACACCATTGAGCGACCGAAAGCGCCAACCAGGAGTCGAGTCGATAGAAGCAGTTGAATTTTCTGAGATGAGCCACATCGCCGCATCATATATTTCCTGAGCGTTCTTACCGTTGGTGTCAAATTCGGCATCGTAATTTTTGGCACCATTACCATTACCCAAGTCATGGGAAACAGTTCCAACCGTGGTCCCCATCCCAGTTAATAACACGGCGGCTTGCGCTTCGGTTGCCGAAACCAGCGAGTCAATTTCTGTAGAGATGGCAACGAACTGTTCGGAACCGGGGGATAGGTTGGCATCACTGTGGCTACCTGTCTGGCCATACTTGCGCGAGAATATTGTGACAATTCCTGAGTCGATAAATACACCTTCGGTCTTCACCTTGATCAACGTACGAACATGCCCACCACCCCACCAGGCGGATACCTTGCTACCGTTCTGTACGATATACATAGGAGAAGCTGAAACAATTGGTCCGCTTGTGTGGATTCCAGTGTAGAGAGTGTCTCCGCCCTCCTGGGATATAGATCCAAAGTACAAATAGTGACTAGTAGTGTCGTCGATATTGTATTCAACACCACGAGGACCCGAGTTGAGAAGTATTACCATAGCGGGAACAAAAGGATCTCTAATACCCGCCAGCTTCGAGGGGACATCTTTGCGTTTTCCGTCTGCGTCATCAGAACGATCTGCTAACCACACATGCAAGTCTAGAACAGAATCCGAAGTACTTCCCGAGGCATATCGGATCGCGCCTGTGGTAAAGTTGACGGTGTATGAGTTAGTTGTCATCAGATTTGATCCTCTCGAGTCATTGCGACAACTATGATTTGACTCACGCCGGGAGCTATCGTCGCCTGTAGCACTCCCTGGGAATAGACTGGCGAAGCACTGGTCTTACGTGCCGTTCCCTCGATTTGCTGCGCAGCGTCGTGTTTGAGTACCACGACACAATCTCCGTTAGCGTCAGACGTGCCGCCACCGACCTCGGTAAAGCGCGAGTACTCTCCGCCGGTTCCTGCTTCTACCCAAACCACCGCGCCTGCCACGGGGAGCAAGGTTACGGCGTCCACGCAATGAATGGTAACCGGCGTCTCATACATCTTGTACTGGTACGCCTGAGTCGTCGTGGTGCTCGTCGTACCGAAATACAGCGACGTAATCGCGGAAGTGTTCGCGTTCGTCGTGGTGATTCTCACCTTGATCTTGAACCCACGAGCAGAATCAATAGAGGCATTGCGAGCCTCAAGATTGACAGCGCTGGCGGCCTCAAAGTCTCGCCAGCCAACACCGTCGTTCAGGTCAATCGCGTACTCGATGAGGTAGTTCGAAGAGGTTCCTCCGGCCATGACTGGGGCACCAGAGAATCCGGTGTGGCCAATTCGGTAAACGCGGTCTTCCCAGGTGCAGGTGTCATTTACGCTCTTCAGAAACAGCCCGTTTGAGCCGTTGAAGAATGCGGTCGCGCTCGGCGCGAACGTCACGTAAGGAGCTGACAATGCGCTAGCGGGATGCATTAGAAGGATGTAGCGACCTGCTGTTGTGGACGTGTGGGAGTCCCAGAAGTGAGTCCCTGGGATATTATCGACTGTTCCAAGGGTCCCTGCGCAGCACACGCCACGCCAATCAGAGTCACTGGACAATGGTCTGCTAGCTAACGCGTACTGAACGCCGCTGCTCCAGGTGTTTTGTTTGTAGCTGTCGTTGAAAGAATTAGCCAAACTGTTTCTTACGTTTGACGCGTAGCACGCGAAAATTCTCACCTGTGACGTGGCCGACCCGCCTGGGCAAGTAACAAAATACTGTGCCGAGTTTGCGGATCCAAAATCTAATGGTGAAGCGTACGACCCTATGTTGCACACTATGCAATCTGTAACACCAGTAGCACAGCTAACTATTCCGCCCAGTGGGTGCACATTGGTTAGACCGAGGAAGCTAAGCCCATCAATCTTCACTCCAGACGATCCGGCTCCAATAGACACGGCTACGTTGCCGGTCGTTCCGGTTGTCCCGCTGATTTTGTCTACATACTGAGTGCCTACAGCTGTCACATCTGCAGCACCCGTAGCTATAGCCAGTGCCCCAGATGAGACGCAGTGACAGTAATTCAGTGATATTCGAAGGCTGCCACCTATCGAAAATGAGCTGTTATATGAGACCGTAAAGTTGCGAGCTGACGACGCTTTTACCCTGTTGAATACCAAGTCTCGGCACCCGATCAGGCGGATTACGGCAACACCTGAGGCGGCACTACTCCAGAACGCGCAGTCAGAGACTGTGGATGATGAAAATCCAGCCAGGTCAAAAGCTATCTGATTGAGATTTGCGCTCAACCCGACGCCAACATGGTCAAGCGACAAATTGTTTCCAGATATAATCGACATAGAATCAAAGACGCCTGAGTACGACATCTCTGATCCTGGCTGAGCGTTGTACCAATACAGCCGCCACCCAACAGATGCCTTATTGATGCGGTATTTGACCGAGATGGACGTCCCGTATGACGTGCTACCAATCGCAAATCTAGTGGTTGTTGTCGCATTGGGAATCACATTCGCAGTTCGCGCTGCCGCCGTGCAGTGCGAAGTGATGATATTTCCCACGACAACGCGCAGGTTTGCGGATGGCGTGTAGCCAGCTGCTGTTGAACCGTTGTTGCCTAAGCGAGCTAGCCCAGTGTTTGGAACCCAGCAGACTTTGGCGCGGATGTCGGTTGCGATGTCCGTAGCGTCCGCAACGTTGGCGTAAAATTCAAAGTCGCCAACGCCCGAAGTTTTCTCGATGAAAATTCCTGGGATGTAACATAGTTGGCCGTTGGTGGGGATCTGAAATGTCTGATTGGATTCGCCGCTGGTGGTTCCCAGCTCGAACCATTCTCCTAGCGCTTCGAATCCGTAATCGTGGCCAACTCCGGGGAGGTAAGCTCCGGTGTATTCGCACCCGGGAGCTGCGGTTGTCCCTTCCTCTGCCAGGACCTCAATCCACCCAACAATGTCAGCCCCCGAAATCGTGAATGTGAACCCGCCTTTCGTGAAGGTTCCACTCGTCGGGTACGCGACAGAGTTCCAGGCCTTGACCTTGATCCATCCGCTCGCACCGGTGAGAGCTGGAGCTGCTGTTTTCGAAGTGTAGATCGCAATGACTTTGCCGGTCGCATCTCCGCAGTCTACGGTAGCACCAGCTTCGATGGTACCTGAACCATCGGTGAATGGAATCAGGCGAACGTAGCGCGCTTCAATAAGAGTAGTCCCACCCGTTGACGCGGTGACAATACGTTCTATTGAGTTTGCTGTGGTGCCATTGAGACCGGCGCGAGAGTCCTGATCAATCGTGAGAACGGCTGCGTTGGAGATGTTGTAAACATGCCCACCCGTACCACCGGCGCACGCGTCAATGTTCGTGTTTGACGAGATCGTGAAGGTGGTCATGCTCCCCTAACATGGTTTGAGTCACGCCCATTCAGAAAAAAAAGCGCATGCTGTAAATTCTTAATAAATATTTTTAACATAATAGTTCTTTAAATACTAAAAATATACTAATTTATTAGTTATAAATATTATTATTCAATAAAATAACTAGTTAATTTATGTTAATAAAATATTAAAATGAAAAACCGAAGCCAATTCTAAAAGCTTATCTCTTTTTTTATCATCAGTATCTACATCATGATAATCCATCACCTGATCAATATATTCTTCAGCTACTTCATCACCCTGCGTATCTGAAATATATTTGGTTTGATTTCTAAAACCCTCCTGCTCTACCGGGTTATCTAAATAATCATCAGCATCAGACCCTTGTGTAGGCTTACTTCCCGTTGTCTGCTGCGCAAAATGCGTAACTTCATGAGCTAAATAATGATCATTATCAGATATATCTGATGCTAAATCGATATTTAAATATATAATACCATGATTTGTTCTGGCTGATACTGGAATTTTAGCAAAACATACCGGTATCAAATCAATCTCGTCTTTATTTAATTTATATTTTTTAAATATATCTTTAACTACGTCATGATTAAAAACTCGCTTCTTGAGTTTGTCAAGAATTGGCGCTAGTTTTTTATGGGGTATGCCCTTCGTATTTATTTCAGCTGGCATATGAAAATATTCCTTTGATATTATTATATTTTAATATGCCAGGAAACCATTTAATAATTATTCCGTTACAAATTCCTTAACAAAAGATTCGTCATCTTTTATTCGATCAACTTTGTTTAACCAATTACTAAATTCTTGCTGCGTCATGCTTTCTAACATTGTTGATAAAGCATATCCAGAGTAAACTGGCTGATCACTGTTTTTAGATTTTTCATTTTCTTCTTTGGTTTTTTCTATTAGTGTCTGTCTAAACAATAAAATATAGCACGCATAACTAACTAAAATATCAGATAATTGATCAAGGTTTTCTGTATCTGTTATTTTTATATTTGTTACAGGTGCTTGTAAATTAAATGCTGAAAGAGATAATTCCAATGCTTGTGTAATTTGCTCATCAGTAATTATAAAATCATGAAAATTATAAATTCTAAAAGTGACTAGTTTGATTAATTTTTCCATTTTTCTTTTCCTTTAATTAAATTAATTCTTTGGTAAAAACAATTGATATTATATTGTTACCAAAGAATTATTTTATTTCCATATGTATTTTGTTGAATAACTTGTTAAATTTTTAAAAGGTATTGATGTTTGTGAAATTGTAGATGCACGAATACAGTTTTTAATTTCTTTTGGCTGAGCAAGTGCTGTTGCCGAATAACTTGGTACAATATCAAAATATTTCTCTTCAGATACTTGCCTAGTAGAATAAGTTTGAAAAATAGTCGATTTTATACTTTTACAGAAATCTTCTGAAGAAATAACTATCGGACATATTTTCGTTTCGTTCATAACAACACATATATCACTCTATTTTAACATTTGTTGGTATGTGTACTAAAATTTTATCGTTATGAAACGGGCACCGTTGAATACAACATTCTACACCTTGAATTTTAAAAGGTATAAATATATTTACGCTTTGTAAAAACGCATAAGTATAAATACCGCTTTTAATTTCTTGTGGAAATCCTGAATGTCCCAAGTTACTTTGAAAAGCTACTGAATAACTCGGAACAATATCAAAATATTTTTCTTTAGATAAATTTCCATAAGTATAATTTTGACAAATAGCCGATTTAACACCTTTACAAAAATCTTTTGAAGAAATTGTTATCGGACAAACTTTAGCTTCGTACATTAAATTAGATATATCACCGCTTTAAAAAATTTGTCTCTGCCTTAATGTACGTAATCTTCTAACCTGTGGAGATGTATTAGGAAATGATAAAGCTAACAATCCTAAAGGCGCACTTCTCATGTTATTTTTTATCAATTTGCATTTATCATACCAATTTGTCATCTCTGTCTGATATTTTGAATTTGCTAATTCTGAAATTGTCGGCGGTGTAAACCCTATCCCATTATCATTAATTTGAAACTCCCTTCCCCTCTCTATCAATGACTGTGCCCCAAGTGCCAAATATAATGCCCCCTGCGTCAATACATCATGAAATTGCTCTATTATCGGCGTGTCTTCCCAAGAAAACATCGTGAAATGTGGTATCTCATTAAACATCGAAAGCGCACTGCATAAAAATGTTACCAACTCATCTACAGTATAAATATCACAATCTTTATATATAATATTTCCATACTCATCTGTCGTCTTAGATTTTCCACTGCTCTTTAACCTTGCCTTTAATGATTTTAATAATTGATTTATATTACATATTGCATTCTGTGAAAAATTAAAACCTACATCGTCTCCAAGATGATGCTGCCCATCAGAATTTATCGCAGGCATCTGTGTGGTATGTACTACAAATGAAAATCCCTGTAATACCTCATACCCACCCAGTATCCCCCTCCAAATATCTTGCCATACCGCTAATTGAGGAAATAATCCAACACAATAATTAAATTGATATTGCCCTACTCCTATCCTTGTTACACCCACATTAGTTGGCCCTACCGCCACACCACCACTAGGTTGTACTATCGTAACCGTTGGTAATGTATCAAGATCTATTTCAGTTCCCTCAGGACCAGTAAATCTTGCCCTTAACATTACTGTATCACCTGGTTGTATTATTTGTGATCTGGTAAGAATTGACATTTTAAAAACTCCTTTATATATACCAAAAAATAGAGATATTAAATATTTTTTATTAATTTACATTTATCATACCAATTTGTAATCTCTGTCTGATATTCTGAATTTAATAATTCTGAAATTATAAAACTTGTTTCATTATTAATTCTAAATTCTTTCCCGTTTTTTATCAATGACTGTGCCCCCAAGTACTAAATATAATGCTCCCTGTGTCAATACATCATGAAATTGCTCTATAATTACTGTGTCTTCCCAAGAAAACATAGTAAAATGTGGTGTCTCATTAAACATCGAAAGAATAATATTTAAAAATATTATTAATTCATCTATCGTATAAATATCACAATCATTGTTTTTGAGTTTTATTTTTAATGTTTTTAATAATTTATTAATATTATATATAGCATCAGGTTGTATTGTTTTTTGATCTGAAAATTTTAACATTTAAAATATCCTTTATATATGCAAGAAAATGGATATATCAACATATATTTGGGAGCGCAAAAATGGCAAATGAATTTAAAGTTGGCGGATGGATACAAGATCCAAAAAATAAATCATATAATCAATTTGAAAAATCTTCATTCTCTCTAACCGATGGAATGAGAGATGATATCGATCTTCGTCCCTTCTCTTCTCCAAGACATAATCAAGGATCTACAAGTACCTGTGTAGCCAATTCTGTTATCAAAGCCTTGGAAATAAAAAGAATATTAAAATATGGACCAGAAAAACATGTTGATTTATCAAGATTAGATCTGTATTGGGGTGCCAGAGAACGTATGTCTCCCCCTATGACCGAATGGGATAATGGTACCTTTATCTATCTTGCCTGCGAAGTATTAAAAGATTTTGGCGTTTGTAGCGAGGCCATGTATCCATTTTCTAACCAAAATGTATTTCAACGACCTCCAATTATGGCTAGCCGTGAAGCAAGATTAAATAGAATTAAATCCTGTTTCAAAATCTTAAGTAGTGGCCAAAAAAGATTGGATGATATAATCTTTAATCTAAAAGCCGGAAACCCCGTTGTCTTTGGTACCGAAGTCGGTTACGATTGGCAAAATTATCAAGGTGGCCCCAATCCCATAAAAATTGAAAGACAAGTTAAAGGTATGCACGCTATGTGCTGTTGCGGTTTCGCCAATGGTGTTTTTATTGTTGAAAATAGTTGGGGAGATTCTTGGGGAGAAAATGGATTTGCCTACGTTGCTCCAGAGGTTTTCCTTAGTCGAGCTACAAGCGATATTTGGGTTATACTTGACGGTTCTGAAAATTGGACGGAAAAATAATTATGAAAAAAATAGCAATTATACTTAGTTTATTTCTTTTTAACTGTACTGATATTAATAAAAAAAATCATACCCCAATAGGTGTCAAAGATGATATTACCCTATGTGGAGACTCTTGCTCACATATTAAATTACTTAATTGTCAAGAAGGAAATGATTTAATATATCCAGGTTCTTCCTGTACCTTAGATGCAGAATGTCAAAATGGAATATGTAAAAATAATAAATGTACAGAAACCTGTGAAATGGTTTGTCAAGCATTAGCTATAGAAGGTAGATATCTCGGTTTGGAATGTTGGAAAACAATAACCAAATGTGAAGATATAGAAAAATTATGTCGCTAAATCGGTCATAAACCCCACCAAGCTTCCGGCTTGGAAGGGGCTTGTTAAAGTCAATTATGCCAAAATTAAAACAACAAGTTAAATCAATGACTAGAGTATCCGATCTTCCTACTCGTAAGAGTAGGAAGATTAAGGAAACTGAATCATCTTCTCATGGCAGAGAAAAAAATATTTCCGATACTTCTCTAGTTGGAAATCTCTATACGGTCTTACCCAAAATACACTAGCTAAATCGGTGATACTGACGAAATACCAAACGGTCTTGCTGCATTAATAACTATCGTTTGGTATTTTGGAAGATTATTCTCTACCCAAAATACACTAGCTATATATGCTCCTAATGCATCTGCTCCAGTAGGTAAAAGTATTCCATGCGCATATAAACCACGATCAATGTTTGTCATAGCTTGAGGATAACCAGATGCTAATGACATGTCAGGGAAAATTATACTTTCTACAACAGGCACATATCCATCAGACCTGTATCCATCTGCGTTTAATGTATCAATAACAAATCGAACAGTTTGTCCTGTGTTTGCAAATATATAATCTGTTCCCATAGTAATAACTCTGTTTTGTGTTGTTTTAGCATTACCATTTATAGATGCTGTTGCTCCACCAATATTTGCAGATATTGTTCCAGTTGTATGAACAGCATCTCCAATTATAGAGGCTACTGAAGCGCCTGCATTTACAACAATTATGCCTGTAGGTGTTGTAGATAAATAACCATCTATTGATGATACTGGAGCTCCAATATTTGCAGATATTGTTCCAGTTGTATGAACAGCATCTCCAATAATTGATGCTATTGCTCCACCAATATTTGCAGATATTGTTCCAGTTGTATGAACAGCATCTCCAATAATTAATGCTGTTGCTCCACCAATATTTGCAGTAACTATTCCTGTTACAATTGAAGGTTCTACTACTCCAACAAGTGAAGCTACTGGAGCACCTGCATTTGTAGTAATTGTTCCAGTTGTTACATAACTATTGCCTAATAATAATCTATTTACTTCTGAGTAATTAATTTCCGCAAGTACATGTAAACCTAAAGCTGTAAAATGAGCACCATCAGATTGATACATTATAGGATCTAATGGGTTATAAAAGAAATCTCTTAATCCTACAAATCCATCAGCATAAGTTGTCCAATTTTCTACTAATCCAGCATTTACTATTAAACAAGTATCTTCGTGTGACTGACTATCAGCATCTGCTTTACTTATATCTTGAACAATAACTTTTAAATTATTATCATGACATTTAACACAAGTAGCCCACATTTCAGATAAAATAGTCGCAGCATCAACCCCAGAATGTGCAGAATTAAATCCTTCTTGAAAAATTACAATAGTTGGATGATTAGTTCTAACAACTGGCAAAACTCGTTCTTCAAACTGATCTAATAAAGTAGCTGTTGTTTGCCCACTATATCCTAATTTAGTAACTTGACCAATACGAGATCCAAGTAAAATAGCAAGTTGTTCTGGATAATGCAAAGAAGGATCTGAAATTCCATATCCTGCAGTAACACTGTTTCCATAACAAATAATATCTGTAGATAACCAATCTATAATACCAGAAACATTTGCAATCGGAGCACCCGCAGCAGTAGTTATAATTCCAGTAGTATGGGTGGCATCTCCAGTTATAATTGCTATAGGAGCGCCTACATTTGCTGTAACAACGCCTGTAGATATTGCGGTTTCCGAAATTCCAACAATAGAAGCAATTGCCCCACCTGCATTTGCTATAACATTTCCTGTTGTACGAGTGGTGGCATCTCCAATGATAGTTGTTATAGGAGCGCCAGCATTAGCAATAATTGTTCCTGAAATAGCAAAATCAATACCAACATCTGATGTTGTGACAGTTCCAGTTGCTGTTACTGTTCTAGAATTTCCAGATTTATCAGTATAATCACCATTCTCACCAGAAATAAATACCCAAGAAGAAGTTATTGGTGTTTTAGAAATGCTTTGTTCTGCTAATTGTTCTAATGATAATGCAGTTTCCCATAAACCTACATATTGAATAGTTCCAAGAAGATATCGATCCCATCCTTGTGCAGCTCCAATATCAAAAGAATCTGGACTTTCACCAATGTGACTTGTTACTACTCTAGAATCTACAGATGTTAAACTAGAACCTGGTGTATCACTCCAATATGTAGTGATGGTTATTGTTCCGCCGTTATTACTCCATACATATGCAAAATACCACCATTTACCATTAGTAAAATTTTTAGTAGATATAGTTTCAAAATACGGTGGATAGTCTATAACCATCAACACAGCATTATTGCTATCAGTACTTTGAAATTGCACACATTCAGATACATTATTTCCACTATAATGTATTGACCACATATTATGAAAACCACTATATGAACCTGCTGGTATAAACACCCATCCAGCAATAGTCATTCCACTATCACGACTTGGAGGATTAGCTACTGATAAATAACTTATATTAGCTAATTTTGTTCCAACAGTCATTTATATTCTCCTTTTGATATGTCCTGTATTATACTATAATAAAATAATTCTGTATAATTTTTTTTAATAATGCTTGTCACGTTTTATGAGTTACAAATATAATACAACTAGATGGTAAAACAGTTGAGCCTAAATAATTTATTAATTTTTCTTCAAAAGAATATAAATGAAAAATTACATCATTTGTAAATATAAATTTAATCAATTTTTTTAAATTAAGCACCGTCTGGTTGAGTAATAGTAAAAGCAGTAATTGAAATGGCTTTGCCAACCTCTGTTGTAAGTGATTCAAAAACAGCTTCTCCTCCACCACCAGTAAGCGTAGCTGTATGACAAGATAAAATAGTTCCACCAGAACTTTTACATACAATATGACCAATTGTTCCAGCAGAATCTGCGGAAGAATCTGCTGTAATAGCAGCGGCTGTCATCGTTCTATTTGCAGAATCTCCAAAAGCATCAGCTGCAAATGTTAATGTTCCTAATAATGTACCAGCTGGTTCAGAAGCAATTGCTACCCTTGCTCCAGTTCTACATTCAATTGTTCCTGAGTTATATGCTGTTGCTCTAGCATCATTCGCTGCATTAGATTGTGCTACTGATTCAATCATGACTATCTCCATTTAAAAGGTTTGTTTCAACCGTTATTGATATACTAAAGTATTATTGGTTTTTTTTTGTTTTTACAAAAAAATTAAACCAATTTTAAAAGCCTATCTCTTTTTTTTTATCATTAATATCTATATTACAATCCGTTACTTGATTAATATATTATTAAAATTCGGCATTAAACATGACAAATTCAAAAGTTCTAAGAGTGTAAGTTTAAAGAATTAGGTTATTTTATATTTAGGATCAATTGATAATATTGGTTGACGATCAGAGAAATCCATTTCAGCATTCTCTATTGCAAATTCTTCGTCAGTCCCATCTTCAAAATCTAAATCTGGAAAATCTTGAACTTCTATCTTAGTAGGCTTTTTAGCTGCCCTAAACTGATTAAAATCTAATTCTTTTGCTATATCAATTCGTGTTGAGAAAACTACAGGCTTTACCATTCTTACCTTTATATTTTCTTGTTTTTGATATATAGACCCTTTTTCTATACTTTCATCAATTTGTTTTCTTGAAAAAGAATATTTACTTTGCCCATTTTGTTTTTTAGCTAATAAATTAATACTTTTTCCGCAACCTAATGAAATACGCAAATCTCCCAAACTAACCGCATGAGTCTGGGAGATGTTGGTAATCCATAGCTCTTCTTGTATTCTATTTGGAATTTTCAATGACTACTACCTCTGTAGCTTTTGGTTGCTTTCTATTATTTAATCCAATAGAAAAGGCTACAGTTTGATCTTTTTCTAATGTCTTAAATCCATCACCCTCTATATCTGACCAATGTACAAATAAATCTTTTTCCCCTTCCCTGGATATAAACCCATATCCTAATGGCCTTGCCTTAAACCAAACCACTTTCCCAATATATTTTTCTTCTTTCATTTTTTCCTTTCCCCTCACACGCACTATAACAAATTATGAGTGTTATTATCTGTTTAACATTGTTTTTGCACGATAACACTCACCATGTTAACAATATTAGTCTAAGTTAACAACAGATTTACTTGCATCTATCTCTTCTTTATAAGATAAATCAGGTGGTAATATTTGACATCCATCAACTACCAATTCCCCAACACACCCAATTGTTTTATGAATTTCTGCCAATCCCATAGCCGCTATATGCTTTCTCTCATATTCGTTTTTAGCTCCCTTTACCGCATCTTGGAATTTTATAATTAATCTCTTTACCTTATCCTCTACTCCCTGCTTGCGTGCTAATGCTAAAATAGATTTTATTGTGTCTTGCTCAGATATCAATTTCTTTCCCATATTCTTCCTTTATGTTGTTACCAAAGAATTTCATTATATTAGGCTTGCTTTCTATATAAGGATTATCTATTCCTGGTATGTTTCTTATTCCATTTTTCTCATATACCAACGTTCTTCTATATGGTAATTTAGTAGATGGATATATTCCAATTATTTTTAAAAATCCAGCATGTGTTAAATTATGACAATTAGAACATAATACAACTAAATTATTCCAATCATCAGTTGACTTTACATCTACCCTCGGTATTATATGATGCTTGTGCAATACCGACGTATTAGACTCCTTACATACTTCACATTCAATTGATTTGATCTTTTCTTTCTTCACATATTATCATATATCAATCTTTATTTGGTAAATATTTCTTAATAGCTTTAACTACCATCTTCGCCTCATTTTCCCCATAATCTCCCCATTGAGAAATTCTTATATAATCATGCGCATTCCCACCACTTCCCAATGATGTCATAACCGGACTCGTATTCGTACTGAATGAACCACATGCAGATCCTAATCCTATATATATTCCATCACTCTCTAATTGTGCCATCAAATATGGCCCCAATTTATTTCCTATATGTACAAACGTAGTGTAAGGTGATCTTTTTGCTTTTTTCCCAATAATTTTTAATCCAAGATCTTCAATCCCACTTTCCAAAATATTATTCCACCTAAGTGCATTTTCATACCTTTTCGGTAATGTCTTTATCGCTTCCTCTAACGCTACCGCCGTTGCTACTATACTTCCTGCATCAGGTGTCCCAGGACGATCAAAATAATATCTGCTACCAGACCCATATTCCTTCCACCATTCACTGTCCTGTATATATAAAATACCTACCCCTATCGGTCCACCAAATTTATGTGCCCCAAATGTTGCAAGTTTAAGATTATTTATCTTATTTACATTTATAGGGATTTTCCCCAATGATTGACTCATATCACTGAAAAATGATACCGGTATCTTCTCTATTCCCTGTATTACCCCTATCTCATTTTGTATGTGTATGCAAATGTAAGCGGAGTTTTGTTCAGGAGTAAATGTACAAGCAACTACCCCATCAGATGACACAAATAAATCATTATTACCAAATAATTCTTTTGCCTTTAATGCTACTGCCGGATGCTCTATCGTAGAACAATATACTTTAGAAAAATTCCTATATTTTAACAATGATAATCCCCATTCACATGCTTGCGTACATGATGATGTAAAGATTATTTGATTTGCTTCTGCCCCAATTAATTTTGCTATCTTTTCTCTGGATTTTTCAATTTCACACGCAGCTGCCCTGCCAGGTCCAGATGATGCCATCGCATTCCCATATCCCGCATTTGTTTTATTAAATTGTACAAATGCCTCCATAGCTTTATTGTTCATCGGCAAATGCGCATTAGCATCAAGATATAAATTCATAAAAGTTTCTTTGGTAAAAATATTATTGCGGATTATTAGGTTTAGTAAATGTAATAAAAAACTCAGTACATGTATTTACATTCCTTGATAATAATGTGGCTTGCGTTTCCTGATTCCTCATAGATACATATACATCCCCAGCATCAAATGCAAATGCCGCATTTACTTCAAAATTACACTTCATTTCTATATGTGGCATATTGTTTTCCCTGAATCCCTTATTGCTCAAAAGGAAAAACTCAGCTGATAACGGTGGCCATTGTACCCCAGGATCAGCATACGCTCGGCCATGCGACCACGCCGGAACTTGTATTACTAATTTACCAGATGGTACCAAGGAATCCCATGCCCATTCTAATAAATCAATTCTCTTATCTGATTTTAATAAATGAAATACTCCATTTATCTTAATTGAATCTATAGGTTCTATCGCAGAAACCCATGATACTGTTTCTGTCTTGCTTTCACTCTTAAGGGTTAATCCAAACTTTTTTGTTGTTGATCTTGATATTTCTAACATTGTACTTCCTATCTCTTTATTCCACCTGGCGTATGTTCACCAAGCCAATTTGAAAAAACAAAATTAATTCTTCTGCATATATCAGAAGAATCTTCTAATCTCTTATATTGCTCTATATCCATTAATTGATGATATAAATCATTAATTTCTAAATCTGTTAATATATATGCTTTCATATTTTATTCTCGAGTGTTTGTTTATATTCTATTAATTCACAAATATATTCAAAGAAATCATACATATGAAAATCAGGGATGTATTCTATAGTTAGTTTATCACGTTTAGATGAATTGTCTTTCTTTGATAATAACATTAAATTACGAGGATCATGCGCAATTTTCAATAATAATTGCTCATCTTGAATATATTTTTTAAGAAACGCTATTGGTAATATATGATCAATATGTAATATTTTATTATTTATATCTCCAAATTTAGACAAATGAGCTTTTAGTGATTCTAAAGTATAGCCAAGTATTTTTTCATAATCGCCGCGTTTTCCTTTCCAATTATTAATTAATCGTTTAAAATTATCTCTAATTGATTGTTTACATTTATTGTAATGTTGTCTATGGTGATATAATATTTTTTCCTTATTAATTTTATAATATTTGTTGTCGTTTTTCTTTTTTTGATCTTTATGGTCTTCTCGATATTTTTGTATTGTTTTTTTATTGATTTCGCGATATATTTTGTCATATTGTTTTTTATTTTCCTTATTTTTCTGTGCTTTAATTTGTTTTTTATCTTTGTTTTTTTTATAATATATTTTTTGATATTCTTTTCTATCCATATATTTTACCACACAGTATATTTCTCGCCTTCTGAAAATTCCCCTGTCAGATCTATATGGCCACTTTTGATAGAACAGTCCACACCACAGCGGTACCCAAATTTTCTATAATCTGAGGCAAAATACAGATCCTGTGTGGAACAACCCTCTTCTACTGATGCTGTAGTTTTAAACCATGGCCTACGTAATCTTTCATCTTTAAACATATCAAGACGAAATAGGGCACAGCCCATCCCGGTTCCGCATGACTCTACCAATTCTCCTTCTCTTGGTAATTGTGGACGATAGTTAGGAATAGGATCTGATGCATTGCCCCAGATCTGGGGTACGCCGCCAGGTCCTTTAGTAAAATATAACCCAGAAATTACAGAATATTCTGGATGTTCTTCTATGCGTGCAAGTAATTTAAGCAATGCATCTGAAGGTATGGTGTTATCATGTTCGATTGTCATTATAAACTTGAATTTAGATAATTCAGGATGTTCTAAAATACCTTCAATACATTGAGAAAATGCACAACCAACCTCCATATTGAGCGGCCAAAGGCGCACAACTTTTCCATTGGGTGGTGTCATCATGTTAATCCATGATGCTACGGCTTTTGTAGGTATCATCCCAAAACCAGGAGTAATAATAATAGTTGATAAATCCTTATAAGATCCATCATGTTTTAATCGTTTAATACTGTTTTCATTTGAGTTATGAAAACCCCCAACATCCAATGATAATATCTCTGGCTTCATTAAGAAAACTCCTTCATTAATCCTATATATCACTTAAAATTAGTAGATAACACCAAAAGGAACAGAATCGATATTTGCAGGCTGATATGGTAAGAATCCTTATTCTTTGGTAACAACATATTATTTTAGATAAAAAGCAGTAACATTTACATTTAAGCTAAAATAAAATAAGGTACTAAACTATATGAAATAGAATTAACTGGTTGAAAAACATTAGGCATTACACTTTGTGATGCATAAGAATATCCAATACCACCACCATTTGGTACAAACATATTCATTAAATTTGTATTTGACTGTATTTGTATAGCAGGTATAATTAGGTTACCAATACTAGTATGACTAGAACTAGTACACTGAATATGTCCACCAGTTAAAAATAAATATTTTCCAGGATTTAATGTGTTAGAAAATGCAATTGGTAAAACAGTTTCAATATTGAAATCACTGTTACTAGTTGTTGAATATGTTCCAAATGTATCCAATATTAGAGATATTGTAGTGCCATTTGTTGTGACACATTGATATGCATATGACCATGATGTAGTAGCTACCATAGTGTAATTAGTACCACTGTTCGAATATACACCACAAGAATACGTAATATTTCGTGTTTGATTTAACAACACCCTCCTCCGAAATAAACAAATTTAATTGGTAAATATAAATTATTCACTGTACACAATGAAGGAATATCAAATGGTGTGGCTTTCATTTGTAAATACCCATTTGTAACAGCTCCTCCAGTTATTCCTAACGAAGTAAATGCAGTGGCATATGCTGGAGCTATATAATATGAGGAATTATTGATCGATTTTTTTACTAATAAAAATACCATAACCCAGAGCTGGAATATACCAATCAACAATATCTCCAGAAGTACCTAAAATCCTAAACCCTGTAGATGTCCTAAGAGAAAGTGGTGCTGATGCTATAGATCCTAAGCCATTATTAGTGTACGTTGATAAAAACAAACGCTGAAAAGCAGGTTTCCATATAGTTGAAAGAAAAACATCAACAAATCCTTCAGTACCAATTACAACTACTCCTGATTGTCCACCATCTCTCCATTCTTTAATGGAATTCCACGCAATCATTGGATCGCCATCTAATGATATATTAAAATCTGTATAAACCAAAAGTATCACATCTAATGTTGTTTGTAAGTTAAAAATTAACCCATCACTATATTGAATATGTGAATTACCCCCTCTTCTTACTCTTAAACCAGCGGTATTTCTTTTACCAGAAATACCATTACTTAATAACAAACTAGATCCATTAGAAAGCGAAATCGCTTCATTATCGGCTTCTTCAAAAAATTGGCAATTATTTATAATTACAGCATCTGCATTTGAATTTATTGTTAATCGTGTACGTATAAAAGTACATGATAACATATAACCACTTCTTATTTTAAACCCAATATTTACAAATTCTGGGTATGTTGTAATTCCTGGATAAATACCACAATTTGCAGCATAACCATTAAAATCATTAGGATATTCCAAAAATGTAAACAATACTCCAATCCAATAAGTCAGAATATTAATAATAGTTGTTATTTTTCCAGATATTCTACAACCATTAATGTAATATGAATTATGATTTATAAAAATTTGTTTGGTTATATGAAGATCGTTTAAACTAACCAAAATATTAGAGTTAGATTCTTTAGCAGTATTTTTAATTGAAACAGATTCTATTTGTGGAAGAAATTCAATAACTAAAGAATCTCCAGGATCCCAAGATTTTCCACCACTATTCGGTGGCAATGTTGGTTTAGTTATTTGACAAACAGATGTTCCCAAATCATCTGGATTAGCTATTAAAATCCATGAAATTGACGAATCAGATAATCTACGTAATCTATATCCAACAAATTCAGAAAAATCTATATCTGGTACAGATAATAAACATCCCGTTGCTGTTGAATGAGAATATACAGTATATGTTCCAACAATTAACGAATCAACAATTGTAGGCTGACCATAAGTATAAAATTGTGCAGTTCCATATTGATTTAATTGAATATATAGCTTTTTATATATACCTTGAGCAACATGAACCGTAATTGTATGATTAATTGGAATTGAAACAGCTAAACGAATTGATAATTCTTCTAATGAAGCAAGTGGAGTATTTTCAGAAATTCCATCATTATTATCATCTCCTATATAACCATCAATATACCAATCTGTAAAACTCCAATTTGTTTCATAATATATACGAGAAATTGATGATAGTTCTTGAGTAGAGATTCCACCAACAATATCTCCATCTCTACGCAATATATAGCCATCGCCTATGTCTGTGGTTAATTTAAAGAAATTATCACTAACTCTTGTCATAATAATATGAGGAATTATTGATATTTTGTATTTTTATCAAAGAATTGGATTTGTAAAAAAAAAATTATTGGTGTTTTCTAACATATTTATCTTTAAAATATTCTTTTACAATTTGATATTTTTCAAATTTTCTATTAAGATAAATTGTAGAGTTTTTATACAACCAATCAAGAAATATTAAACAATCTTCATGTCGTAAAATACTTAAATCTGAAACATTTTTAAGTTTTTTTGTTTGGGCTAATATTGGTGTAATATTAAGTGTTGTTTGTAAATAACACTTAATTTCTTCAAGAAATCTAGAATAACCAGTTAATATAACTCTTAATTTATTTCCTTTAAAATTAATACATCCATCTCCGTCATATAAACCTCTGAAAAAATGTGACATTAAATGTTCTGGAATTGAAACGGGCATTGATATTTTAAAAGTTTTTGCTGGAACACATCCATATTCAATAAGTTTCTTTTTCAATTTAGAGCTCCATATTAAAAAAGTAACATATTTTCCTTCTTTTTCATATATTAAATGCTTAAATCCATAAAATATATTAGAAAACAATTCTAATATATGTATATCTTTATTATGAAGACAAATTTTAATTTCAGCGCTTTTTGAATGTACATTTCCGTCAGCAAACATAAACCCAAGAAAATATGCTTTTTCTTGAGTGTCAATAATATCTAAAAATGATTCATTTATACTGTATTTTCTATTAAATTTTTCAGCACCTTTTAAATCTATATTGTTTCTTTTTAGTATTCTACAAATAGTTGTAGGACAAATGTTTAATTTTTCTGCAATTTTTTCAGATGATAAATTGTTTTTAATATATAAGTCGATAATTTCTTTTTCAACTATTTCTTTTGTTTTAATTGAATGTGATTCTATTCCTGATTTTTTAAGAATTCTTCTAACTTGTGTTGCTGATATTCCTACTATGTCACCAACTGTTTTGGAAGATTTTCCTAAATTATATAATCTAATTATTTCTTTAGTTTTTTCGTCTTTTATCATAGTAATTTGGTTTCTATAACTGTTTGCAAAAACAACCATATCACATATGGAAAAAACTGTCAATAAAAAAAGGAACCAAGCTTTCTTGGTTCCTTTTTACTATTTAGCTAAAATATCTGTTTTTAGCTTTTTTATATTATCCTACGAGAGTACTCTTTCGAGAAGCAGCAACACCACGTGGGTTAACAATACCAATACCAATTTCTTCGCTTACAACCCAGCCTAATTTTAGTTGCTTAGGCTCGTCGGCCGGAATAACCTCAATATCACATTTAATTGGCATAACGCCAACGAACTCAGGATCTGCAGCACCGTAAACTGTTCCCGGAGGAACAATCTTAGAAACCATGATATCCGCGCCCCAAATGTGACCGTATAAACCAGTTTGAAGAATTTCTCTTTGTGTAACCGGATCAATCTCACCACCACCGGGTCCTTGTCCACCACCAGAAGCCCAGTTTAGAATATCGTTGAATTCATTGATATTCATTAAGAATTTAGTTGTAACTAGGTCCCAACGATCAATTTGAACCTTAATTTCACTAAGGTCTCGTTTAAGTAAACCACCATCAGAAATATCTTGGATAGTATTTTCAACGCTAGATGCTGCGTCGATAGCTGCAAACACGTTAGCATCTTCCTGAGCCATTAGTTCTTGACGAGCTTTCTGAACAGCACGGTCAATAACATTGAATCTTCGACGACGAACTTCTGAAATCCTTACAGTCGGATTGGAGTACAATTCGAAAGTAGGAATAACAACTCTATCACCGAATACACGACTTTCTCCACCGGTTCCATTACTGGAAATAACGGTAGCAGCAACATCAATATCACGCTCATACTTAGGATCAACACCTTGTGCTAAGGCATCAATTACAAGTAGACGTCTACAAATTCCCTGATAATCCAAGTTACGACGAATTGGGTTGGCCATAGCCTGGGCTAAGGCTAATTTCCCTTCTTGGGTCATAATAGCGCGCGCGATAAGTTCGTCGCGTTTGTCATCATTTAAGGACGGTTGACCAGCAAGAGCACTATTTGAAGGCTGTCCTTCTTCAAGAATAGCGGCATATTTAACTAAAGTATTAAGCGCATCTTTTACAGATGTGGCGTTCATTTCGCCTGTTGAACTGAAAAAACTCATTCGTATCTCCTTTTTAGTATCAAAACCACCGAAATACATCAGCGTTTTTGGAGGAAGGAAAGAACATTTAATTCTTTCCTTCCAATTACTAATTCACATCACGATTTACTGAGACGGCGGATTGAAATGAATCAAAGCGCGTTGCATTGCATTCGCTTGGGTTGGTGATACCAAACCAATCGGAGTTGTAACTAAACTTCCACCTTTGTAAGGTTCGAAATTAAGGAAGTAACCAACCTTAATACCAGACTCGAAAGCCTTAGTTGAAGCAGGAGTTAATAAACCAGCTGTAGTAGCATAAAGCGCGGCACCAATAGCTAAAGTAGCATTTGTGGGCACTAAACCATTAATAACATTTGTATCAACTGCATCAAGAGTAACAGCATAGGTTCCGGGTTTATCCCAAAGAGTTAATTTACCGGAAGCAGCAGCAGTGTGAGGTCCAAGTAACTGACCGTTATACTGCCCAATACCATCAACAATTTGTCCACATAATCCACCAATAACTGAACCAAATAAAGTTCCGTAGCCACGAATACCATCATCTATAAGGAATAAAGGACGAGATCCACCACCAAGAGTTGTAGTAACAACTGGACGAGTAGTTCCAACATATCCATCATCTACATCAGCCGCACCGGAATCACCCGTAATAGCTACACCAACAATTGTTCCAACTTCTCCACCTTTTACAGTGAGATAAATATCATCATGTCCGTCAAATTGACCAAGCGGTTGTGTGCCTGGTTGTACAAGTTCTAAAGCCATTTTTATTTCCTGTTAAGCACCTAAAGATTGGCGCGCCATTTTGTCTTACATCAAGTCTTTCAAAAACTATGCATTAATATTCCTAGAAATTATTTTTATTTTAACTTTTTTATTTCATCAGTTAAAATATTCATTTTTTCAGCTATATTTTCAATTTTTTTAGATGATTTTGATTTGTTATTTTTATCAGAATCATTAGGTAATTTATAATATTCTTGTCCTAATGCCTGACTATTTTGAGGAGAGAAACTATCTTGTTTAGAATCTTCTTGAGATATAAACATTTCATTGATATAAGATCCTCTATTATTATCATAATCAGTAGGATCTCCTAAAGCATCTAAATCAGCAATTGAAAATTTATTATATGACATATGTTATTTTTCTTTAGTTGTTACCAAAGAATCTTTTTATTTTACCATTCTGGGAAAATAGAATCTACAGAAGGTGGAGTAATATTATTTGGTTTATTTTCAGGAGAAGCAACATAAGCTTCTGGTTTATTTTTTTCTATTGGTTTAGAAGTAATACTTGTTTCAATAGCTGGTTTTATAGTTGAACTTTCTTGAATAGTTGGTTCGGATTGTTTTGCCAAATCAATAGATTCATTCATAGTTTTGATATCTTCTTTAATTGCGGCATAGAGACCACCAAATCTACCAACCATATAATCTTTACCATAAAGATGATCTATTAAAGTTTCTTCAGGGGCATTATGAACATAATCAAACATATCAGTAATTTTAGCCCACCAATCACTTTTAACATCAGTTGATGTAGATTTGGCTATTTTAATTTTATTAACCCAAGTAGGAATTGCATCATAAATTTTATTTAATTGTTCAATATATTGACCAATTTTAGTATTGATCATTTGTAATCTTTCAGATTCTGCTTTTTGTTGTTCTAAAGAAAGAGTTTCGTCAACTGATCTTGTTTTGGTTAATTCGTTTTTTAAAGAATATATTTGTCTAGCAGCATTCATAAGATTATTAACATCTTTACGAATACCTGAAGCATAAGGTTTTGAAGAAAGAACTTCTAAATCTTCAAGAACCAATTTTGAGTTTGCAAAAACATTTTGAACGGAGGTTGCTCCAAAATAAGACCATGCCCAAGTTCCTGCTACAGCAACGGCTGCAACAAGAGCAGCAATAGCTACTGGGCCCATGGCTTCTTTATGAATTGTGGGGTTTATTTTATCTAATCTTTCAGCACAAGAATCTGCTAAAATCATTAATTCTGTTTCATTTTTATTATCTAATGCAAAAGCTGATTTTACTAAAGAATTCATTAATTCATTTTTAGCAACAACATATCTTCTTTGTGATATATTTCCATTTGGTGTTTTAGTAGCAATATATGTCATAATATCATGACGTTGATTTATATTTTCTAAAATACCATTCATAGCATCATAAGCCGGTACAATAACAACAGTATCTGGATGAGCCGTATCAATAATATCTTTTTTGGTAAAAATATTATCAGGTTCAATTCCATATAAATATCTTATCGCATCTTCTGATAAACCACTGCGACTTGGTTTTTTATCTTTTTTTTCATCTTCTTCAGATAAAGAAATAAGACCTTGTTCAACCGCTATCTTTTCAAAATTATCCCAAATATCCTGCATGTTAGGTACCTTTGCTTTGGTTAATGGTCTTATATACATCGCCAATAAAAAGCGCTAATATTTCGTCTCTAGATTTAAATGGATCTGGAATTGACCATTGCACTTGTCCAGGATTCCAATTTTGTGTAATTCTTTTTATCGCATCCCAAAAAGTTGGTGTTCTAAGAATTATGTCTTTATATTCGTACAAATCAGGATATGAAGCATAAATCCATTTTAAAACCCTCTCATGTGGTTTCTCATTTTCTAAATTTTCTATCCATAAATCACCAGGATTGTTTTTAAATATATGAGACCCTGCTCCAGTAGGTTTTGGCCCAAATAATATTACTGGCTTTATAGATTGTTGTTCTGGTGTATTTGTTTTATCTTTTGATCCAAGCCCTAAAGCGCCTGCAGCCACACCACCAACAGCTAATAAACCAGCTGAAAGTAATACTGTTTTAAGAAACCATACTAAAATTCCTACAATTAAACTAGATCCTCTTCTTTTACCAAAGAAACTAAACATTCTTATTAAAGGATTAGAGTTTTGAGGTATAAACGGTTGTGCTTTCCATGACCTAGAAATTTCTCCATCTGCTTCTTTTAACATTCCTTTAGAATATAATTCTCTTAATGGAGATAATAAATCTTCAGATGATGTTGCTTCTATTGGTTCATCAGATAAATTAGGAACAGCAGCTTTAGCTATATTATTAATTTGATTTGCACTGACTGGTTGACCGGCCTGAATTGAAGGTAAAATTGCACTAACAATAGTTTGATAAATTGAATAAATATCAAAACCAAATAATTGAGCGGCTGTAACTAAAATACCTAAAATTGGATGTAATCTAAAAAATATTGCAGGTACTAAAAAATCAACAACAGTTCTTGCAGCGCCACCATCTTCTGAACTATGTATTTGACCACCAACAAATTGTTTAATCGAATCTCCAATTCCTCCTAAAATAGATCCTAAATCAAATGCTTGTTTTGTTAAACCTATATCATTTGATTCTGAAAGAATTTTAAATGTTCTTTCAATTAAAAAAGAATCTGCAACATATTGAATATCTCCTTGCATATTATTTCCTGGTGATAGGGATATTATGTGCCCTGTAGTTTATCTAAAGCTCTTCCAAGAGACGCCCCAGATCTTGATATAATTGAACGAATATTATCTTGCCATTCAACAGACATACGTTGTTGTTGTCTAACTACATCTGCACTTGTTTTTGTTCTATATTGATATGCCCAATTTCTATACATAGAAGATAATACATCACCAATTAAACTTGCATATGCTCTAAAAGACTTAAGCGCAGTTGATTTATCTCCACTAATATTATTTAAAGCAATACTTATCCATTTTCCGTTTTGGAAATCTTCCATATCTATGTTTGGTAAAGTTCCATTTTGTGACATTGATCTTAATTGATTTAAGGAATCATCACCACTTTCGTCTATTGGGAACTTCACAATATCAGATTCAAGTCTCATAAATGGTTTAAGAGGTCCATTTAATATATTTGAATAATCTTTATTACTAGATATTGTTTCAGCATTTGAACTTGTATCAACAGGTCCTGAACGCCTTCTAGCAGCACCAGGACCAGAAGCAGCATCATTCATTGCTTTATATAAAACATGAGATGTAACGACTGGGGTTTTTTCTTGCCCAGCATTTCTTAAAATTTGCTCAACCTTATCTCTGATATTATTCCAAAGATCTGAAATATTTCTAACTCCAGCCATATACTCTTCAGCATTTTTTATATCCTGATCAGGATTTTTATTTTCTTCTAATTGTGCATGTAAAGCATTGGCTCTTTCTGCAAACCATTGAATTATATCATCAATTTCATTTATACAATGTCCTTTAGGTCTTTTTGTTATTGTTGGTTGTTGTGCTAATTTAAAAATAGATTCTGATAAAATAATATCTGCAAGTTTTTGTAAAATATCAGAATTTAATTCCGCTGTAGTAAGACTAGGAAGAGGTTCACAAACAGAACCCTCAAGAGTCATTGGATTAATTAATCTGAAAAAATTAACCAAATCTTTTAAATGGCCACCAGTAACTGCAATTTTACCTGGTTTCGTCATAGGGTTTTCTAATTGATCATATGTTAATTCTGGACCAACATGATCATATATAGTTCCAGAATTTGTTCTTTTAATATTCTTTACATTAGTTTCTAAACCTAAAACATTAAATATTTTAACTATATTATCAATATTTTCATTTGCAATAGTAATAATATCAGGATCTTTCATTTCTTTATAAGGGCTTTCTCCCTCTCCTTCTTTTATTATTGAAGGAATTTTAAATTTTTCAGTAAATGATTTTAGATTTACCAAAGAAGCTTTTGTATTTTTACCCCAAATACCATCTTCTCTTTCTTTTTGTGGGCCTCCAGAAGTATTGCTGAATTTTGGAGCTAAATTACGTATTTCGTTTTCTGGCACTTGAAGTTTTATAGCTATTCTTTTAGCATTTATAGTTATTTTACTAGTAAGATCATTTAATAATTGCTGCATTGTCATAACAATGCCTTTTTGATCTTCTGGTAAATCACCACCAATTTCTTTTGATCCTGGTTTATTGGATACTGTTTTACCAGATGGTTTTGCAACAGGAGATGTAGAAGACTTTCCTGAAGGTGTTCCAGATTTAGGATTTATTAAAGCAGGTCCACCTGCTGCTGTTTTAGTAATTTGTCCAAAATATTTCATATTATAAACCTTTAGGAAATTGTTCATTAGCCATATTTATTGCAGAATTTGAAAAACTAATTACATCATCAATATTACTGAAATTATTTGCATTTAACCATGTATCAAATAAAGATTTTGGTTTCCCAACCATTCCTTTAATTCCAATTCCATTTAATGATTTTATTAATTTATCAATATTATTTTTATTTTCACGAGACGAATTTACTTTATCACCATCTCTTAAATCTTGATAGTTTTTTATAGTATCTTCCCAAGATTTAGAGGCTTGTTTTAGTGCTTTTAATATTGATTCAGTATTAACCATTGGAACTTTAACTTTATCAGCTATTATTTGTTGTACTTGATTCAATGTTGAATAAAATTCATTTTGCCAATTTTTTAATTCAGAATATGTTTCAGGAGCACCAAGCCCAATTCCTATTGATAATAATGATTTGTTTTGCAATGTTATTGTATCATATGTATTTTTTATTTTTTGTATTACCCCAAACATAATATCTTTATTGATTTTTCCATTGTCATCTACTGCATCATCTGGAATTTTAATAACAAATTTACTAATACCTGATATTGTAATTAAACCTGTAGTTATTAAATTATTAATAGCTACCATACCACCAATTACACTTTGCATTATATACCAAAAAGCGGTTCTATATTTTTGTGCAAGCAAAATATCATATGATTGACCACTCTTAGGTGGCCATGTAAAACTAACATCACCATTATTTGATACATTTGCAATTAAAAATGAATTAGGATTTATTATAATTTTTTGATTTGTTCTTACACTTTGAACTTCATTTGTTTTATCTACACCATTAACCAAAACTTTATAAACACCAGTTACTTGGTTTTTATCTACTCCAAGCAAATCTGATAATTTGTAAATATTTGGTAAATTAGCAAATTTTCCATTTGTAATATATTGATGAAAAGACTGTCCTGTTTGATCATTAATATCTATTCCCAAACTTGTAATTTGCTCAAATAAATTAAGCGCTTTACTAGGATCTGCTCCACCAAGTGATATCCATAACTCAACCCATTTCTTACTTTGTGGACCAACTAATTTTGCAAATGAAATTTGGGCTTTGTCAGCCACTGTGGATAAATCAGGAAATTTTGCTAAGTGTTCTTTTACAGGTTGGAAATCAATAATAAGATCGTTTTTTATCTGAGCAGGATAAGTATTTTCAGTTTCTTCATCGGAAATTTGACCCATTTTTATCCAGGAAGCAAATTCCGATATTGATGCTTCCTTAGGTAATTTTCCCGTTGGTTGTTTCCTTACTACTGCTAAAATTTTATCAGCCGCATCTTGTATAGTTTCAATTTCCCCCAAGTCTCCCATTCCATCAACCGGATTTTGTTCTAATCCTTTATGTGCAAAATCAAAAAAATCTTTATTTGTTTCCACTGTTACATTGTATAATTCACACTCTGCTGTTTTATACATCATAAGGTTTTTTTCAAGATCATCTGCTAATGTAACAAATCCTTTTCTTCGTATAGCATATGCTAATTTTGATACGTCTTGCACAAAATCATTTGTTGATACTGTATCAATTTCATCATTTATTGTTTTGTTTTGAGAAATTTGTTGTGCAGCAAGTTTAATTGTTTCTGATTCAGTTGGTTTAAAGAACCCTTTCTTTACAGCTCTTCGCTCCAGCTCACGATAAACTTCAGATGCATATAAATTATTTGTTGGTTTTGTAATTGGAGTTGTCATAATTTATTCCTCAAAATCTATCAAAGAAAGTCCTTTCACAAAATTAGGATCTGTTTTAGCTTTCAGTTCAGGTTGTTGCTCCAATAATTCAGCTACTTTTTTTAATTTAGCTTTTAATATAGGATCGTTAGCTACCTTTAAACGAAATTGCTCAACAGATTCCATAATGTTATTTTCTTTATCAATTATAGATTCCGCTGCTCTTTTTTCGCGCAACATATCTCGTTCAATCTCTGCACGAGAATAATTTCTCCAAACTTCAGAGTTGTTAAACGCCCTTTCAGTCTGTTGATCTTTAAAAAAATCCTTCCAAACTTCGTCAACCATTGGAATTTCCCTTAAATTTAGTTATTAACAAAAACCTATTATTATACTGTCTTATGCAGTTAATTAAATTAACTTCTTTGGTAAAAACATTACCAAAAATTTGCTAAACCCCTAACGCGCTTTTTATAGCCATAAAAACTCTAAACTACTAAAAGCAGAACTTGGTGGACCAGTTACCATTGCTACAGCTGGATATTCTTCATTCGGTTGTGATGTTGTTAATTTACCATTTTCAGATACAAATAAAATTCCGTTTATTGGATATCTTTGATTAGATTCATACATGTCTGTTTGAAATATACCCTTTTGAAACCATAAAGTAAGTTTACCAGATCCTGCAGTAGAATCATCTCCAGATACATTTGGAATTTGATATGTATAACTTACTACAGTTCTAATAGAATCAAATATACCATCTCCATCTAAATCAAAATTTAAAGGAGTCCCAGCAGGAAATATTACAACTCCATTCCTAGGCACTAATACAACATCTACCGGCGCTGTAATAAAACTAGACGGTATAATATTAGGATTTTTTAATTCTTGTCTTATATCTATTGGAGTAACTAATCTTCCATTTTGTTCAACTGCTGGAGATGCTGCAATTACTATTTCATCAATTGATGGTGCTGTAAATGCTCTTGTTTTATAATCATCAATAATTCCAAAAGGGGCTTTACCATCACTTACACCTGCTACTAAATTATTTCCACGTAAATATAATTGGCCTATAATTCCAGGTTCAAATTCTGCAGTAGGATCTACTGGATATGATATTGGTAATGAATTACCTACTTGTACTAATTTTAACATTTATGTCCTCTTTAATGTATATATCACACATACAAAAAAGCCCTGATAGTTAAACCAAGGCTTTTTTTATTATTTAAAATATTTTACAAAGTATTTAAATAAGTGCGTAATCCATCTTGATAATCACTTGACACATCAGAAATTAATGCATCAACAATAGCTGGCCAACTTTCTGCACCTGCCCAGCTTTCTCCTTTCCCACCACTTTTAACATATTTAGCAAAATTCTTTACATCAGCAGGAACCTGTGGATTTGTTTGATATGCATCACTTTGAATGTATCTATTAAAATCAGGACATATTTGTTGAAGTGCATTACCAATATTATGTTCTCCAGCTCCAACCGGATTTATATTTTTAGGATCTGCAAATTGAGCAACTTTAATAACGGAATTATATGCTGCCGCCGCTGCTGTTTTTGCAATGTCTTTAATAGAAGGAGGTGCACTTCTATATTTTGTACCGGCTACTTTTGTAACCTTAGCACTCATAATAGCTTTATAAGTTGAAACCGCTGCAATTTTTGCAGCTTCTTTTGCAATTTGTTGTCTTGTTGCCATTTTTAAATTCTCCTAATTTATCTTTCCGCCTGCTACGGAAATCATTACTCTTGTCACGTCTTTTGCCCTAGCAATTAAACCAGCTTTTTCAAATTTCTTTGCAGCTTCATTTAATTCTTCCATTGCCGCTAAAATAAGCTTTTCTTGCTGAGTGCTTTCTTGTATTTCTGCTGTATCAGTTGCTTTTTGCATTCCTTCAAACAAATCTTTTTCGCATGAACCCTGTTTAAATAAACTCATAAATTCTCCAAAATTTCGTTAGCCATATTTGATAAATCTAATGAATTTATAGATTTTTGAAGGATTTCTTCTCTTTCTCTAAAAGATCCAATTGAAAGAAGTTCTGGTCCAATTCCTATTCCAATATTTCTTTTAATAGAGCTTTCTAATATTTTTGGATCTAAACTGGCTTGTAAAAGAACAGAACCATCACCCTCTCCATAAATAGCACTCGAATATTGATAATTAATATCTATAGAGCCCGTATTTTTATCTACAATTGGTTTACTTAACGAAATATCAATTAATTCATCACCAGACGTAGCTCTTTTAATAATATTATTTACTTTACATGCTTCAGCTACTAAATCTATTTCACAAAAATCAGATAATAAACTTGCGTTTTCTAAAAGATTTTTAGCTTTTTTTAGATGCAATACAGCTTCGTTTGTTACCAAAGAAGGTTTTAATTTATTTCCAAGTAGAAAAGCCATATTGTTTTCTAGTTGTGTTGCGAATTTATCCATAAAACACCCTACTTGAATGATCTTTTTCTCGGCGAATAACTTCTGAGCTAATTTCTTGAAGAGCTACAAGATATTTAAAATCTGTTTTATTATTCTTGTATTTTTCAATTAATAAATCAATTAATTTATCCAATTGATCTTCAGATAATTGCTCTAATTGTGTTGCTGATATTTTTCTCATTTTAATTTAAACTCTCGTCTTCTAATTTCTAGAATAATATCATGTAAAGATTCGGCATACATTGGATTTGCTTTATCGTCTTTATATCTTTCAACCAATAAATCAATAAATTTATGCAAATTATCCATCGATAATTCTTCTAATGGTATTGGATTGTTATACTCATCGAAAAAAGGATCTGGTTCAATATCTGGTGATATTTCTTCTGCTTGTTCATTATTAAAAATATCACCAGACTCTACGTCTTCACCAAATATATCAAATGGGTCATTTACACTAAAAAACTTGCTTTTTTAGTTTTTTTATCTTCTCCAACTTCAATACTTGGATATTCTTTTTTAACAGCCTTTGTTACTGCGCTTTGAAGTTCTTTCAAACTACCAGAATACCACGGAGGTGCTTTATCGTATTTCTTAACCTGCGCTAATGTTTTCTTAGCCTTTTCAATTGTATCAATCGGAAAATGATCCTTATCATCATTTACTTTCGGGTTTTTATTATCAAAAATTGCTTTTGATTTATTGCTAACTTTGGCTTTAGTATTTTTTTCAGCCGCTAAGATAATGCTTAGTTTTTGTGATAGTTTTTGAAGAGAACTTACTTGTTTATTAGCCGCTTTATTTTTTACAGATGGTTTTTCATCATCAGAACGAATTAAAGATGTAAAAGTAAATTCTTTAGGATTTTCTTCACGTTCAAAATCCCTAGGGCTTAATTCTTCCAATTCTTCTTCTAAATGTTCAGAATCAATTTCTTCTAATTCATCCATTATATCGCGAAGATCTTCATCAAAATCATCTGCTGCCCCTGTATCAGGGGCACTAGCTTTTGGGTTTTGATTATTTCCCATTAAATTAGAAAAATCAAAAGGCCCATTGGCTGGTTTGTTTGTTACTGTTAACGGAGGCATAACTACAGTATTATCATTTCCAGAAATGGTTTCTGCTGGCATTTCTACATCATCAGCTTCACATTCATCATCTGTTTTTGGTTTATCATCAGCTTCACCACAATCTTCACACTCTTCTTCTGCAGCTGCTTTTATTAAAGAATCTAAAGACATAATTGCTAATGCAGAAGCCTTGCTAAACCCATGACTATCTAATACTTCAGAAATCTTGGATAAACCCATTACACAAGCATAATAATTAGCTTTAGCTTTCTTGTCTTTTTCAGCTTTGGCTTTTGCTTTATTGGCTTTTAGTTTTGCTTTTTCTTTAGCCGCTTGTTCTTTTTCTTTGGTCTTTAAAAGAGCTTGTTTTTCTTTTTCGGCTTTAAGTTTAGCCTTTTCTTTTTCAGCCGCTTCTTTTGCTTTGGCTTTCTCTTTATCAGCTTGTGCTTTTTCTTTATCAGTTTTAGCTGCAGCTGTTTTGAAAAATACCGATTGGTATTTTGGATCAGACATAATATTGTTCATCGAACCTGCGATATCGTACTTAGACATTTGTTTCCTCAAATTTATAGATTTTGTTAAAAGATTGTTGAGAGGACAAATGTCCTACCAGGTCTAAAACCCAGTAGGACATTTATCTACTTGTTGTTAGAGTTTTTTACCCTGGAAATAACTGTCAAAACATCCTTGTAAATCCATCTCAGTACTCTGAGTTGGAGGTGCCATAGGAAGATATACTTGTCCAGCATCCATTAATCCAACAACAGGAACAGATGCTTGCTTTTTCATTGCTTGTTTTGATAAAAGACTCTTGACGCTATTAAATCCAGCATCATTATATTTCAAAATCTCATCAACCTGATAATCAACCTGGCTTTGTGCAATCATGCCACATGTTACCATTTGATTAGCCATTTCATATGCTCTCTTAACTTTACCCTTATACGCACTGTCTTCTTCAGCTTTCTTGGCCGAAGCGTGTTCTTGGGTTAGTTTATTAGCATAATCTTTGGCTTCTGAGTCTTTTGACGCACCCCAAAGAGCTTTCCAATATTTAACAGCTTCAGCATCAACACCATGAGAAACTAATTGATCAACATCTGCTCCAGCTAATTTACCTTCCGCAACCAAAGTCTGAATCTGTTCAGCTTGTTTACGAACTTTAGGAGGCATATTAGCTAAGTCTAACATGGCTTTTTCTAAATCTTTCTGCACATGGAACGCAGCACCAGGAACAGTTGGTTTAATATCTAAATTACCAGCATCAACAGCACTTGCACTTCCCTTAGGGTGCGCTTGCTGTGAAAGATCATTAAATCCAAGAAGTCCCTTTTGAGCTAGTTTAATTCTTGCTTCTGCACGATTTTGTTTAGAAGCCAAACTAATTGATCCGCCTTCTAATTCAACCGGGATAGGATCTCCACCCTTAGCAGGTGTATATTTTGCATCCATAGCGTCTCCTGTATCTTTTAGTAATTCTTCAAGATCTAATCCCATATCATCAACCTCTTCATTTGAAATTTCACCATCTTCATTTTCTTTATTAAAGTCTAATTCTTTACTAACCGTAATGGTTTTTTCATCTTCGTTAACATTGATAATTTCTTTATCGGTCATAGGATTATATTCTTCTCCACTTTCTGTTTTAATATCCCAACCATCATCTAATGCTTCAGATGTAAGTTCAATTGGACCACCAATAGAATCTTCGGTAATAATACCAAGTTCTAATGCCGTTTGTAATGGAGAACTTCCAAATTCATCATTTCCAAGACCTAAACCTTCAACATCATAAGCAGGAGCAATTTCTTGCGCTCTCTTTTGAAGTTCGGCTGTTCCCTGTGCATATTTAACAACAGCTTCCATTAGTTTACTAGTATCACCTAACATAGCTTTTGCGTCTTTAACAGCTTCAACAGTAAGATTGTTTAAATAATTACGTTGTTTACCATTCATAGAAGCATAACTTTCTTTGTAAACTTTACGTGCCGTTTTAATTTCACGAATATGATTTGCAAGAGAAGTAATTGTTTCTGAAATTCCTTCCTGTAACATCCCGTTTACTCTCTTTCTCATAGACTGTAATTGAGAAGCTGTTTTAGGAGCAGCGGTTGGAGCGAATGCATCATCACCAGCTGTAGGAACTGCATCTAATCCTTCTGCATCTTCAGCAACAGGGCCACTGACTGAATCTTTTAATTCAGTAAGTTTAGCACCCATTTCGTTCTCTAAATCTTGAAGATCTTCAACAATGGCTTCTGGATCCCCACCCTCATCTCCAACAACTTCCGGAGGAACTAAATCATCTTCCATTGCCGGAGCTGGAGGAGGAGCTACTGGAGCAGGCGGAGGAGGCGCTGCTTGTGCAGTGGTTTGTAATAGAGAAGAAGCTGTAGCCTTGAACCCTTCAGTTTGAATACGGCTTAAAAGAGATTTTCCAAAACGTTCTGTTGCTACGGCATCATAAAGTGAGTCTGAATTGCCTTTAGTAATTTGATTTACTGTAGCTGCTAAAATCTGACGGTCTCCAGCAAGCACAACCCAACGAGAAGCAGACTTGTCAATTCGACCATCTGGAGTTGCGATTTTCTCAAAACGAGCTTTTAAGGAGGCACGAGAAAGTTTTTCTTTAGTAGCTAAATCATCACCATATAAACCATCTACTTTACCAACACCTGGGAAAGGAGATTTACCAACCATTTGCTTATCAAGCATACGATCTTTTTCATTTAAAGGATCGGGAGTATAAGTTGGGCCTTTTTCTTTTGGTTCAGTAGTTCCTTGGAAATATCCACGACTTTGAAGTTGTTCTTTAGCCTTTTTTAAAGCTGATTCACGGAACATAGCTCGTTCATTTTCATCAGCTAAGCGTTGAAGTTCTTTTTTAACTTGTTCATCACCTGGATACATCCCTTCAATATCACCAACGCCCGGGAAAGGAGTTGGGCCAACAAGGGTTTTGTCCATTTGGCGGGCTTTATCATTTAGTGGATCAACAGGATATTTCTTTTGTCCTGGTGTAGGTTCTTCTGTACCTTGAAAATATGCATTCTTTTTACTCATTGTTGGTTCCTCGTTCTTCTTAGTAAGTCTAAACAAATTCTCCTGTAGGCTTGCTATTTTGACTTGTGCTCCCAAAATTGCTCTCTGTAAATCTGAGGCATAAGTTGGAAACGCCTCAGGAGCATTCATCTGAATTGAAGAAGAATTATCTAAATCCTCCTCTATCAGGTCATGAGAGCAAGTTGGACCAACCGCATCACTCTCATCTTCTTTCATTCCATCGACAAGACCATCAATCTTATCGGTCAACTTCGTTAAATCATCCTTTATAGATTCCAGATCTTGCGTAGAAATTTCTTTAGACGCTTCCTTTATCTGTAAATAATTTTCTAATAAAGCTGCTGCTACTGAAACATCACTAGCAATAATGTGTTTCACTTTGGCTTTTTTATCTGCCCCATTAACTACTAAAGATAATTCCATAGGAGACAACCCCATGTTAATTTCTCCATAGCAGCTTTTTAATTTCATATGTTGGCAAAAATCTTTTTCTGTTCTAGCAACTGTATGACATTCTGAACAAATTGCTCTATTCACAGCTACACCCATTGATACATCTTTAGATACACCAGAAGTAACTTTATCAGCTAAATCAGGATAATTTTTTTTATCTAAAGCACATAAAGCAATAATACGCTCTCTTTTTTCATCATAAACAGTATCAACAATTACCCCTCTAATTTTATCTACTGATTGTGATTGATGATCTAAGCATAAAGGCTTTCCAACCCAGTCTTTATAAGCCTCTTTAAGTTCAGATTTTGGAAAAATATCACAATTATGTACAATCAAACCATTTGCTACATAAGAATGATCATCTTCTACTTCTATATTATACACACTTCCATTATACGGAAGATAATTCTTAGATAAAATCGTATGAATTCTATAATTATCAATAAATCTAAAAAGTTTTACAAATTTAACATTACCAATAAAACTATTTAATTTATTTGAGTTTTTAGTAAAAACAAAACCTTCATTATATGGTATTTTTATTCTATATACAATATGTTTCCCAACAATAAACCTTCCTGATTTTAACAGAGATTTAGATGGTTTTTGTGTATAAAAAGTATTGTTTATATGTAAACTATTTAATATTACACGGATTTGATTAGCTAAATCTTTTGAAACTGTAGTTCCAATAATTTTACCAGAATATTTATCAATTCCTCCATCTCCTTCTAACCACCCGGTAATAAAAGCTGTTTTTATATTTGAAGAACCATAAACAATTGCACTAGATAATTTTTTACCATGACTATATAAACCAACATGTTTTTCAAAGAAATTTGCAATTTCTTTATTTGAAAAAGATACTGTTGCTTTTTGATTGCAAACTTTTATTTTTGGTTTTATATTAAATTCTTTTTCAATTAATTCACATGTATCTTTGGCTAATGTATTTTCCTCATGATATCCAAATGAAAAAACAACAGAATTATTATTAAAAGATCCTTCTGCGGAAAACAATCCTAAAAGACGAGCCTTGTTTTCATTAATTTCAGAATCATTAAAAATATTATTTAATACTGGAGCTAATAATAACGATCCTTTATTTAAATCATTTGCTTTAATAAAGTCGCAATCAAACATATTAGACTTTAATGATCTTGCTATATTTGTATCAATTGATTTTCTATTAATCGCAAAAAAAGGATGATCTAAAGTACAAGATATAGGTAAACTATTTGCAATTTTAAAATTAACCAAATCACCAGTATATTGATTTATAAATGTTTTTGTAACTTTTTTAATTCTATTTTTATGTGTAATAACCTCATCACCAATAATAATGTCTTCAATGTTTTTAACAGACCCATCAGACATTAAAATTTGTGTTCCAGCAATAAAACAATTGCTATTTTTATATGGTTTAATAGATTTATCAGAACAAACCCATTTAATACTTTCTTTACCTACTTTTTCCCACACAGCGGTAACTGGCTCACCATTAGCCATTAGTTTTGGAGAACCATCTTCATTTAATAAGGCAGCTTCTGCTGCATGCATCATAATAGCTGTAAAATAAAGAAAGTCTTTAGCTTGTGGAGCGATAACTTTTAGTTCTTGTGCAAATTTAAACATTCGTTTTTCGATATCTAAATCTGCATCTGAGGCTAATTTTTCTAATGGATGAAAATCTTCTGGTTTTATAGCGACTGCCTCTCCTAATTTAATCAGCATTTAGCTCTCCTGGATATTTTTATTTGCAGAAATATAATTTTTAGCTTTTTCCAAAGCATTTGCTAAAATTTTTGAACGATCTTCATCGGTTTGTAATTCATTTTGTTCTGTAACAACTTTAACAAATTCTGCATCACCTGTCTTAACAAACATATAATCTCCACTTTATGGGGTAGTACCTTTAAGGGCTTCTTGTCTTTCTCTAAACAATTGAACAACTAAAGGAACTCTTTCTTGAATAGGTCTATCTAATTTTTCTGATAAATTATCTGCCCAATCTTTTGCTAAAATATTACTATCAATATGTTCTAATATTCTATCTGTAATCAATTGTCTAATTTGATTTTTTTGTTTTTTAATAGAATCAACTGTAGCAATTAAATATTGTCTAAAATTAGTATCATTAAGATTCGTGAATATTGATATAAAAGTATCCATATATTTTTCTAACTCTTTAATAGTACCCATGAAAGAGTTCATAATTTCTTCTGTAGCAACATCGGTACTAAAACTATTCATTAAAGCAACACAATTATAAGCTAATTTGGTTATCTTAATAAATTTTTTCTGTACTTGGTCTCGATATTGTTTAAAAGTATCTCTGTATTTAACTATCATTTCCATATTTAAATTATCATATTTTGAAAATGGTAAATAGATATAATCTAAATATTTGGCTAAATCTTGAAATTCTGTTAATAATTGTTCAAAATGCTCCACGGCCTGTTCAGCCACTTTCTTTTCAGAATCTGGTACTTCGAAATTCATTTGTATAGAATAAGCATTTCTACTAAGCATTTAACACTCTTGAGTATATATCAGTTTATTGGTTTTGTTTTTACCAAAGAATTAGATTTATTCATCGCTTTTAAAATTAATAGCTTTTATCGCAGCCATTAAAGCAATAGAATCAGGTTCATCTAAATCTTCGTATAAAGAACGATCAAAAACTTCTTTAAATGTTTTTTGGAATTTTTTACGACGATCATCTTTACCTTTTCGTAATTTCCTCATTATATAACTATAACTTAAATCTATTTGAGGATTTTCCGAATCTGTAACTGCTGCATATGCACAAATAGCTTTTTTTGTTAACTCAGAATCTCCAAGTAACCTTAAATCTTTACAAATACCGGATAGTTCTTGTTGTAAATTTAACATTTAATTCCTAAATTTGAAAATGTTTTTACCAAAGAATTAGATTTATTTTTAGCCTCTTTTGGTATTTCAATATTTTTCTTTCTGTTTTCCATTAATCTAGAATACGTTTCATTACTTAAACCCACATACCTAATTAAATAGACTGAAAGTTTTTTGGTAGGATTAACTGAGGCTCCAAGATCATGAAACAATATTTTATTTACATCAATCCAAATTTCAGCTTTACCAGCTGGTAGTAAAACAGGGCCGGCATTAACTTCAATTTCCATTTCGTTAGCACGTCTATGAGTAACTGAAGAAGATATATTTGGAAAATTTGTTTGTACTAAAATACTATTTTCTAATATTGATTTTTTTAAATTTTCTAAAAATTGTTCATAACCCATATTTAATATTGTTTCTACAGCTTCAGGTTCAATTACTTTAGATAATTGCTCAACTAATATTTTCCTGGTCATTTGATAAACATTAGAAGAAATAACAATATCATTTGGAGAATAATTAGAAAACCAAGAAAATTGAGTTATTGGTTGATTAATTCTTTTACCAATAGGTATCTCTTTAAACTGTGCCGGTAACATATTTAATAATTGTTCTACAACATCTTTATTTTTCTTATATCCTTTTGTAGTCCATCTTATATTGTCTTTTGCTATTTCTTGACCAGTTTCATCCACATAAGTAGTAGGAATAACAGCATCAGCTGCTCTCATTTTAGTACTTAATGTACTCATATCTTTAGTAACTTGAGCAATAGTACCTGGAACCTGTGATACTAATCTGGCAACTTCATCAGGATCTTGAGATTTAAAAGCTGTATCTAGTTTTTGTAATTCTTGAATAAGATTTGATAATGGCCCTTTCATATCATCATAAGCTTGTTCTACTTGATCTTTTTTATCAGCAAACTCAGGATTAAATCTGGCTTTCCACCAGTTTTTTACACGCTGTACAACCCCGGCAATACAAACCAAATCATTAGAATTTAATTGAATATCAAACGCCGCTTGACGAAGAATATGAATATCTTGTTTTATTTGTTTTTCGGAAAATGTTTTTACCAAAGAATTAGATTTATCTAACATTTTTATTTTCCAATAATATTTTGTGCCGCATTTAAAAACTTAATACTGTTTTCCTCATCGCCAAATTTATCACAGATTTCTGATGCTTTAACTAATAAAACTGAAGCAATTCCTAAATTTCCAATTTCTTGTTCTTTTGCTGATTTTACTAATAATTTCATTATCTCAATTGCAGCTACTGTTTTTTCCGTTCCCTCTGGTGTTACTTCTAACGCAACCTCTGAAACAGGTTGATTTATAACAGGTGGAATATTTTGTTGTGGTAAAATATTTGAAGGAGTTTCTATAACTGGTTGTGTTGGGTTAATTCCTGCAAAACTTGCCTGATATAAAGCCGACATCTGTTTCTTAATATCAATAAATCTTTCTTGGTAATCTTTTGCTATTTTTATATAATTACCAAAATCATTTCTGTTTTCATCTAATTTTCTAAAAAAATCTTTAATAGATTTATATGTAGTCTCAGCTAATCTCATAGCTTCTCTAGCTGATTCTTTTTGTTTACCTATTGTATTTTTAAACATACGTTCAAGAATATTTCCTTTCATTTGATCTATTGAAGGAATATTTTCTTGAATCCATTGGCCTACACCCGCTTCCGTAATTAACTCAGGAGCAGCTATAGTATAAAGCAATTTTTTACCAGGAATTGCAGATGCTTTTATTGGCATTGTTACTTTACTACGCAACGGATTAGTTGGTGTTTCTCCAAGTGCTTTATGCATTTCTTCGATTTGAGATGGAGTTAACCCAGTATTTGAATTAAATTCTTTAATAATTTTATCTCTAAGAATTTCTAATTTAGGAATATCAGAAAAAATATTATCCATAATAGAAAGTAATTGCCAAGCATAATACATTACTTTTGGATATTCTCTATTTTTAAAAGCCATACGAGCTTGATGTATAGCCTCTCTAAGATCAGGATCTGATCCCTTGGCTATGTCTCTCATATTATTATCAATCCATGTAATTTCATCATACATCGATTGATAATCTTCAAATGCTAAATATCTAAAGACATTCATTGGATTTAAATGTCTTTTTACAATATTTTTTATAGATTTTCTCTGAGCTTCTTTTTCAAGATAAACCATTAAATACTCCACTACATCTATCTAAGAAGCCAAAATATGCATTATTTAAAACAATGAAGAACCAGAGGGCTTACCACCAGACCCTATTGGAGCTGGAGGCGGAGACCCCGGCATTGCACTTGGTAAACTAGGTCCACCAGATGTTTCACCTCCACCAGCCGGCGGAGTTTCATTAGGGCTTTCTCCAGGTACAGGTGCATCAGCAATTTGCTCAATTTCATCTCCTGGTGACATTGATCTTAATTCATGTAATGCGTGCTGTTGTAATGCTTCAAGTTCTTTAACTCTAATAGCATCTTGAATATCTTCATATTTAATTTTTCTTTGTTCTTCTTCGTATTCCAACCCAAGACTTCTATATAATGTTTGTAATGATACTCTTTTTTGAGCTCCTTCTCCCTGAGAAAGATTAACCATATTATTAATATAAGAATCCATATCAAATAATGACATGTGGTTCCAATCAATCTCTGGTACGATTAAAGTCTTTTCTCCTTCAATATATTCATAATCATCATTTAATTGAGAAATAGGAGCAAAAATACGCTTACGCAACCAAGAAGAAATATACTCTCTAAATTGTAAATACCTTTGTCGTAAAACATCTAATGCTACAGAACCGGTTGCATATGTAGTATCAGAACCATCCATAATTACTGATGGTACCATTAAGCCAATATAAATTTCTTTAATTAATTGGGTGATATCAGCAGATGTATCATAAATACCTTGACCAGCCCCAATTCTTTCTATATTAACAGCATCATGTGTAAAAATTCTAAAATCTTTATTAGAAGCAGCTGATTCAAAAACATTTCTCCAACTCTCTAAATCTACTGGTGTTGGTCTAAAATCTTGATTTCCAATTTTAACAAGTGTTAAAGGATTTATTAAACTTTCTGCTTGATAGTATTTACTTTCTCTTAATCGATCCCACAACATTAACGCTCTGAAACATGATACTGGTAATCCAGTTCCTCTAGTTTCAAATGGTGCAATTCTTCTAGCTATATGTGATACATAAAAGTTGTTTAATGGAATATTTTCATTTCGTCTAACATGTTCAATAATAGAAGGATCAAGTTGTTTTCTTTGCTGAATATCCGATGGTAAATTACCAGATACAACCCTTCGTAAATTTTCATCTGGACGCAAACTAATAATTGGTTCTGTTGCAATGACACTTCTCTGGATATTTACATAATCCGGATTTAATATCATCAACCTGCTCCACGTTCCTTTATTTTCATCTAATTCTGCATAGGCAAACGCTTCTCCAACTGTCCAATATTCTTGGGCCAATTGTACACACACATTCATCAAATCAATTTCCTCCATCATCTCTCTACAGCGCTTTTCTACTTTTTTACTTTTTGATTTGATATTTAATTTTGCAATAGGATATGTAGAGTGTAATGTAATAGCATTATGAACAATAGGATTTAAAGCAAAGAAAGATCTACACCAAGCATTGATAGTTGTTCTATCTCTTGGTAAACTTAAATTTGAGTTCAACCATAATGGAGAATAAATTTCTGGCATTTGTTGAACGCTATCATTAGAACCACGCCAACCACCAGATCCAGATGTTAACGGACTAGAATTTGCTATTTTAAATAAATTTTTACCATTATGAGATACTACACCAGCTTGTGTTGGTATGTTTCGTAATGATTTTTCTTCAGAGCCCCTAACAGAAAACCCAGAGCCTTGTTCTCTTAATTCTCCAGCTTCTAATTGTAACTCCATTAATTCGCGTCTTTCAGCACTAACACCTCTAACCATATTATTGGATATTACAGGAATATTAGATCCGGCTAATTGTTTTTGGTGCATTAATTTTTCAGAACGACTTAAAATTGTTTGATTATTTTCAAGAAGTTGCTCTGCACGAGTTCTGTTATTATTTATTTGAACCATTATACTCTCATTCAAACTATATATCACTTAATCAAATAAGAAAAATTGTTCTACAACTTTATTATCTACTAATATATATCTTAATATTATCTTTTTTCTGGTTTCTAAATCATGTACAGTTTTTTACCAAAGAAATATATTTTTACTTACCACAATAGATTATTACATGGGAAAATATCCCAAAATTGCTTGAGCAGATCTTTTTTTAGTGGCAAGATCATATTTCATATTTGAAGGATTATTAATTTTAAATCCTTGAGTTACATCAAACTTCCAAGCTAGATAAGCATTTAATAATGCCATCAATCCATCGTTTGCCATACTTCCTTTAACATACTTTTTTATTGGTTCCCCAGATTTGTCTTTGGTAATTTTAATATCCATACTGGCACAATGTTCAATTAACCATTCTATTTTATCATAGCTTTTACTAGGAAATTTTATTCTTCCTTCTTTTAATAAACCTAATACTTCTGAAATATAATAATCTTTTTCAAAAACTATTTCTTTAGGCCATATATCATCTGCATATTTAACATGGTTATTTACTCTATGTGAACCTCTAGATGCTAAAAATTTCTCACCATGTATTCTTTGTAAATCATGGGTTAAATCATATGCGTCTCCAATATCTCCAACTGCCAATGACATATTATAACGACGAAACATTTCTTCTACTGTTTGTATTTTAAATTCACGATCATTACTATTTAATCTTGTCGCAAATTCTACATTAAATAAAGAACCCTCTACTGTTAAAATTACAACACAGCTGTAAGATTTTCCAGAACCACGACCAGCAATTTGTTCCAGGGCAGATCTTTGACCCCAGTCGAAACCAGCATAAACTCTTCTATTTTCATTTGGATGAATATATTTAACCATCTTTTTTGCTTCTAAACATTTGGTTTTTATTTCCAAACTAGTAATTGTACCACCTTCACCATCAAAAAATTCTCCAAGAACTTCATTCATATAAATACGTTCTGTATTAATTGGATTATTTTCTGGTTTAGCTTTATCAATAGTTTCTCTGGTAAAGTTTGGAATATATAATTGATTTATATGATATCCAACAAATGGACAATCATCTGCATCACCACCTGTAATAGGAATCCACTTTCCACGTTCTTGAGCTTCTAATTTATTTTGTTCATGACCACACTCAGTACACCTAACAGTTAAACCATAAATCCAAACATCTTCCCATCTAATATCTGGTCTGTATAAAGGAAAATATTTTCCACATTTTTCACAACGAAGATGATAATAATTTTGGGTGGATTTTTGCCACATATTCCAATAATATCCACCTTTAGTTTTAGGAGTTCCAAAATATACTTGTACCCCAGCACCAATCATACCATAATGAGATTTTGTTAATGTTTGCGTAGCTGTACCAATAGCTACTTCTGTCATATCCTGACATTCATCAAAAAAACATAATTCTATACTTCTACCACGAACCCTATCTCCATTTAAACCAGTTGAATCTATCCAAACCTGGTTTCCATTTAGGAATTTTTTAAAATGCATACTGTTATTGGCAGGACTACCAATATCATAAAGGTTTTCCATAAATGATTTTGGAAGACCATTTGATTTCATTGTTCCAGGAATAGACCTAGAAGATCCAATCATAGGATCAAATTTATCTTTAGTATAAGCTGCAGCTAATGCCAAAGTAGGAAAAAGGTGCATCATTTTCATTGGTGGTCTATTATTTTTGCCATATATTCCACATCCGGCAAAATAACATTCCATAGCACCAGCCATAATAGTGGCACCTACTTGTCTACCCTTTACTAAAACAATAGGTCTAGCATCTGGTGAAATTGCTTTTAATCCAATATATCTATAAATATCTGCGAATGGTTTATAACCAGAACCAGCGCCTAATGTTAATGCAGAACCGTCTACATTTAGGTTTTTTTCACAGAAATAAATAGGATCTACATTTAATATACCGTCTTTAAATTGTTCAAATAATGTAGAAAAATTAGATTCAACAGCTTTCATTTTTAAATACTCTTTCAAAAATATGCAAGAATATTGAATGATTTAGCCGTTTTACAAGTTTTAATTATTAAACAAGCTTAAAAATTAAAGAGAAATTGCAAAATTAATATTTTCACGTTGAAAAGCTTTAGAAATAACGGTAATAGTAATTCCAAATTGTCTTGGGTCGTTAGCAGATTGAGAAATTCCTATATTAGCAATTGCGGCAATTTGTTCATCTGGAGTAACAATTTGATTTTGTTTTAATTGTTCTAATTGCATTTGTTGCAATCTATCCAAACTAGCTTTTAATTGTTGTGTTGCAATACTTTCAACAAATTCTTGTTCATAAGCTTTGCCTATTAAAGCTTGAGATATAGGGTTTCCATATGCTTTAAAAAATGGATTAGAACCCAATGGTGTACTGCAAATTTTTAATACATCTTGTATTAATTTATTAGAATCTTCAACGATATCAACATCGCCATTCTTAATAACCAAATCTCCAGATGTAAGTTTTAAATCAAATGACATAGTTAAATCCTAAAATTCATTATGTTTTTACCAAAGAAGTTGTTAGCTTTTGATAAAACCTTTAGAATGTAGTGTTTTGATCTCTAATAATATCACCACCTTCTTCTTCAATTGGTGAACCTAAAGCTCTTTGATATAATCTATCACCATACAAAAGAATGCTTATAATTCTTTGTTCTAATTTTTGATAAGCTTCTAACGCATTACCAGACTTACCAGCTCTATTTTTTACCGCTTGCGTTTGTAATTCTTTAATATTATTTAATCTTTTAGCAGCAGGATCATCAATTAAATCTAATAATACACTTATATCTATAGACCACATGGCCATATAAATTGCTAAAATATCAATTAAACCTAATCCACTAACCTCTCCAGAAATATATTCAATTGTTCTTAAAGCATTACTAGCATCAGTTTCTAACCTATCTCTTTCATTTCTTGCTTCTTGAAGTCTATCATTAAATACATTGGTTAGGTTTTGAAATTCAGAAATAGTAAAATCACCATATAAAAGATCATCACCAATATCTACTTGAGCTTTTGCTGTAGCTGATTTTGTTTCTAATTGTAAAATTCTTCTTTCAATTTCCCAACTATCAAGAAATGTTTTTGGAATTACAAAACCAGTAGAAACCTCTGTTCCTTTTTCCGGTCCACCTTCATTTGATAATGGAATCCAAATAATTTGTTTATATACTCTTTCTATTATTTCTACATTTTTTATATATAATGAAACTAAACCTTTATATGTTTTTACTAAATCATTTAAAGTATATAGTTCTAATAAAGATGTTCCTTTTAATACTTGATTAACATCTGCTTCATTTACACCGGCATTTGTTAATGTGGCTGCAATTTCTCTTTGATTTTTATTTGACACATCTAATTCAAACATACTTAAATTAATATTATCAACAGCTCCTGATTGTTCAGATTGCATTTGTTGTTTTAATCTAAGTCGTAATATAAATTCTAAACCTGGTCTTTTTACATATTTGTTTCTTTCAAATTCTGTGTCTTTTTTATCCAAAAACGGAACGCCTACCATTATACTTCCAGATCCTGACTTTGGGTCAAGATTAGCAGATATAACAGGATCTGTCATAAATGGGCGTAATTTATGAGAAACGGTATCGAAAGTATTAGTAATTTCGGAACCATCTGTTTTTTTATATCTAGTAGATATAAATGTTCTTCTAATAGGTATTTTACTATTTTGTAAATCCACATTAGTAAGAGCATCAATATTTTCATCCATAGACATAAATGGTCTTTGGCCTTTAGGAGTGGCTAAGGCCAAACTATAAACGGATGAATTAGTATTAATAACGGAGAAGAAATTATATCTAGCTCTTGAATCAGACTCTCTAGAATCTATGGCAAATTTTACATTTGTTGGTATTTGTTTATTTATATCTTCTTGAGATTGTAGGTCGGTAGAAGACTTTAAAGGATTAAAACCAGGATTAAAAAATTTACCAGTAGGAGTAATTGAAGGTAGGCCTAACATTCTATAAAAGGCATGAGCTCTACTTTCTTGTAAATTAGAAGAGGAAGATAGGTGAGATTGATTTAATTCACCAGAAACATTTGGTGAATTATGGCTACGTAAACGATCAATAGGTATAACAAACTTAGAAATTAAAGTATTAATATCCAAATCTATACTTTGATAATCATCAAGTACGCTTTCTGCCCTTTGTTCTCCTGTTAATTGTTTTACCAATGGTTTATCTTCCTTATTATGTTTTTACCAAAGAAATTTAATAACTTCCTTTATTTGGAGAAAGGAGAGAGAAAGGATCGTCTGAATTTTTAGATCCTGAAAATTCTTGTTGAATTCCCACGCCACGACCTAATTGCATTGGTGTAGCTTCTGTGGAATGTCGTTTTTCAATTAATATTTTATTAATCCACGACATTAATTCCCTATCAGAAAAGATTTGTTGATTAATCCCATCTCTTCCAAAGGTTTCTACAATAGAGTGCAATACAGCGGGTACTTGAATACCATAATTAGTATCAATTATATTAATAATATAACTCTTTATTGCTGGAAAGTTTTTTAATATTTCTGGAACATCATCTTCAGTTGATTGTCCCTCAGCAACTAGGCTTTTTTTTTTATCATCCCATCGGACATCATCTATATCTTCTTCTTTATCATCCTCTTCAGAATCTTCTTCATCAGAAGATACTTCTAAAACAATGATTTTCGGCTGTTCAGTAGACAATTGGTTTATATAATTAAATAATTTATCAATATCAAAATTACCATCTTCATCATCAGAATTATCTTCTTCTTTTGAAGTATCTCCTAAATATTCTAAAACAGACTCAAGATCAGTAGATGTATTGTCTTTTTTATTATTATGCGAATACCAACGACCAATAAGATATGATTCTAAATCCGTTCCTTCTAAATTGTTTTTTTTCATAACTTTATCATTATCTTCATCAATACAAATTTCCTCATCTTCATCTTTAATATCTTCGTCTTCATCATCATCTTTGGCAGAGGCTTCAGTAATAATATTTTGAGCAATTAAAGATAATGTAGATTTATTTTTTTGTAAATAATCTGTTAAACCTGTACGTTTTTGATAATCTTTTACAGCTTCTTCAACAGAACTATATTTTGGTTTTTGTTTACTTACAATTGCACTCATCATTTCATATACAGATGGCTGTCTTTCTCGCATTACTTCAACTGCAGTTTTTGAAGCTGTTTTAATTTGATATGGTTGAACAATTATTTCTTGTAGAGCTGCTTGTTCAGCAAATTGTGATAACCAATTTGGACAACTGCTAGACTCGCGACTAATTTCATCAGTTCTGTAAAAAATACCATCAGTTTGTCTCATATTTTCCTTGTTTAGCCACGAAGTTGTGAAGACCAATCAAAATTATCAGTTTTTCTAATATCAACATGTGTTCCAACTGGATATCCACGATCTTGTTGAATTGCAAAACCCATATCCGCTAATAATTGAGAAAGCTCTGCTTGTTCCCTATTTGTTAAATCATATTCTTTTACTTGCGCATCAAATGTATCTTCTAATGAATGACCCGCCGATACAACACTATTAATACATACTCTGGCTATTCTAGAAATTAACAACGGTACTGTAATTGTAATTCCATTAATACGCGTTGATTTTTGACCTTCTTTAATCATTCCAGTTGTAACTTCCCAGCTTTTTTTATTATGTCTTTTATATTTTTCAGCTGTTATTTTTTCAAGTCTTTCAAGTAATCTTTCAATTCCTTCTTCAATTTGCTCACGCGCTCTTTCTGCTTGCGCTGCATCAATTTCATTTTTATAATCAGAACGCATTGCTTTAGTAATTTCTTTATTTAAAGCCTCGAAATAAGCAGTAGCTTTTTCTAAACCAGTTGTGTCATGTCCTGAATGAGAAGGAACATTATCAAACATTTTCTTTAACCAATTAAGAAATGTAGCATGTGTCCATTTCCAAGAATTATCTTCTTCAGGATCTGCATCAACTTCTACTTCTTCATTTTCTGGTTCAACAACTATTTCTTGCGCATTTGGAGCACCAGGAATTTTATCTAAAATAAAAACAATTTCATCTGGTTGATCATCTTCAGATACTTCAATAATATCCTCTACTTCAATAGGAGGAAGCTCACTTATTGGAAATGTAAAATTACCAATATCTAAATCATTTAAGTCATTAAACTGTGCAATCTTTTCTATCATTGGAGCCTCATTCACATCAATAATTATTCCATATTATTAGTATTTTTACATTTACTAACATTTTTACCAAAGAATTCTTTTTATTTATTAATTTTTTCTGCTAAGACTTTGATCATTTCTTTTCTATCTTCACCTTGCAAACTTAATGTTCCAAAATAACTATTTCTAGAAACATTATAATCCGAATAATATCCTGGTGGAGATGTTAATAAACCACCTAACATTCCTCCATTAAATACTTTTCCATAAAACGGCGCAGCCTGTAACGCTTGTGCTGGTCCTTGTCCAGGTGCCGAGTCTTCATAATTACATTCAACAGCATCGTTTTTCTCTAATAACATTCCAGCATAAGGACATTGTGAAGGTTTTTCTGGATTTTGTAATATATTCCAAGCTAACAGTTTTGTATTCGCTGCCGATATCATTTCTTTTTCTTCATCAGATGATTGATCTCCCATTATATTTAACGGAGCCATCTGATTAGTGTTTTTCCCTGCATATTTACACCCAAATGGAATTGGTAATCCAAATGGACAAGATTCTTCTGTGTTTTTTCTTATTGATGCAAATTTACAAGACATATACTTTTTACCGGAAAATGCAGGTTGAAATAATTAAAAATTCTTTGGTAACAATATAATTACTTATTTTCAATAATAATATTTGGAATAGCAATTACATTCCATAAATTCATTTCATTTAATAAACTTACCGTTTTACTAAAATCAGCTCTAGCTGCCGCTGCTAGTTTTCTTCTTGAAAACCCCTTCGTTACTTCTTTTGCAATTTTTTCATGATGATTATTTACCCAGTTTATAATCGCTGGTTCTACTGTAAATCCTAGTTTAGCTGCTAAATATATAACTCTAACAACTCTTTTAGTATCATCTCTTAATGTTATCCTTGGCGGTAATGGTGTTCTTAATATTTTCTTTTTAATATCTTCTAACGCTAAACCTGTAGGATCTAATAATTTCCGTAAATTCATTGGAATAATTAATGTATTACAGGTAAAATCCCTACTAAATAATTCTCTTTGCATTGGTGTAGGGTTAGATACTCCAGCTTTATTTAAAAAATATAATACATCAGGAGAATTAAAATTAGATGAAAAATCATATTTTATATTATCAATCATTAATTGATAATGACCATCAGGAAATTTTACCGGTGTTGTTTTAAATGTATTAGATGTTAATTCTGCTAATTTATTAACAGATTCATCCCCAGTAGTTAAATCTATATCTTGTACTTTATAAGAACGATTTAGTATTTTATCTCTTGGAAGACCGCCTACAATATATGGGTCAGATAATCCATTATCTTTAGCAAGTCTTTTTATTTCTAATAATACATTAACTACCGACATTTAAATTACCTTGTGTTTATTTTTGGAGATTTTTCAATTCTTGCAGGTTCTCTTAATGCTGCTGTTTCTTCTACCGGAATTTGTATCGGTACCTCTGCACCAGGAGATTTAGATGTTGGCTTTCCTTCAGCCTGATCATCTTCTTTTTGTTTTCTTAAATCTTTTCTCTTTTGCTCTTTTTCCTTTTGAGCTTCTAATCTCTTTCTAATCTCAGATGTTTGAGGATTTTCTTTTTTATTTACTTCTACCCACTCAGATGCCCCAGGCGTATCTACAGATCCTCTTACTTGTGTTAATATATCTCCTAAACGGCTTCCAATATATTGGTTTGATTCTAATGCCTTAGACATTGCTTCCCCTAATGCCGGGAAGAATGATGCTAAACCAAGTCTATCCATCATTATATCTAAAATACCTAATTGTCTCGCTATTTCTCTTTGATTATATACCGAAACTAACATTTCTAATCGATTAATTACATCATCAATTGTAACGTTTGATAATGCCGCTTCAATTATATCATCAGTTGAATCATTTGGAATTTCTTCTTTATCTTCTGGTTCAGGTACAAATACGTTTTTTACTTTATTAGGCACTATTTTTTCAGGAACTTGAGCCACAGGTTTAGGCGGTAATTGTGCTGTTTTTAATATCCAGCTTCCTTTACCTAAAGTAATTTCTGCTTTTTTTCTTTCTTCAGGAGTATCCATAGGATCACCAGATACGCCCCTAGATAAATTATCAAAAAAATCTTTTAATAAATTATGAGTTGCTTCACTATCACCTTTACCCTCATCAGTTCCAGGCGTTTCTTCTGGTGTTGCTCCTGGAGCTGCATCTGCTGAAGGCATACCTGCAAAATCATCTAATGGAGATGGTGGTAACTGTGCGATTTTATAAAAGAAACCAGCCTGTTTAGTTTTGCCACATGATTGTAAATAATTTGCAGTAAGGAAAATTTGATCTTCAAACAATGAAGATTTTACAGTTCTTTTATTTGCTACTTGTATTCGTCTTTTTAAATCATGTAATAATTTAATCATTAATTCTTGCTCATCACCAGCAAATAATTGGCCATCCATATTTGATAGTAATTTTTCTGCAGAATTTAATCTTCCAATTAATTTATTGCGTTGTTTCTCAATGGTGTCTCTAACATCATTAATATCATGTGGAAGATGTTGTGGTAATCCAGGAGAGACTTTTGTAACATGTCCCTCGCCACTAGGAATGGGATTTGGAATTTTCCCAGAAGAAGGTAGAGAAGTACGTAAAGCACTTATTGGAAGACTTCCGAAAAACCCAGCATCAGCAGTTGCTAATTTTGGATATTTATCAGGTACTTTTTCATTATAAAATTTTAACCAATTATTATAGTCCATTTGTTCACTTGGTTCCCAGTTGCCAAGAACAGTTTGTTTAGCCTGGTCTTGTTGATATCCTTTATTCATTAATTCATATATTTTACGTGTGGCTGACACCCATCTCCCAATATCATATTGCGGAAGTTGAATTGGCCAATTTGATTGAGGATATGCTAATTTAGGTATAAGAGTTTCTGGTATCATCTTCTTTAATGCGAGATCAATAGCTTCTATTAATTGTAAAAATGTTCCAATAGGATTTATATCTCTATTTCTAAATATTTCCCTTGATAATATTTGTGCAGTTTGATTGTTTATTTTTTTATCCCACATGGATAATATTATTTGTGGTACTAAATTTCTTACCAAGAAAAATTTTCTTTGATCTTCTTCATTTTTTATATCAAGATCAGACATGTTTTCAAAATCAGATAATATATCTTTTTTAATATTTTCTGGCAATAATTCACAATTATTTGAATCAAATTGCTTTTGGAAATATGTATTAAATTTCATTGGGTCCCTCAGTCTCAATATCATCTGTTAAATCTTCTTCAATAAATTTCTGATCTAATACTGTAACCTCTGCACTTAATTTATCAATCGCTAACCTGTCTCTTTCAAATTGTTTTTCATTTGAAATTGGTGTTTGATCTAATTTTTTAGGATTAATCTTAGCCATTTCTTCACTTAATAAATCCATGAATATAGAACTATAATCTGGACCTAATCTATCTAAAACTCGCTTAATAGCTTCTTGAAATGCTATGGTTTGTTGTTCAACCATTTGAAATGTATATGTATGTTCAATTTTAATATCAGGCTTATCATTTCTGATTTTATCACCTTTTTCAATTGCTAACATAAACATTTCAAGATATTTAGTAAAAATATAATCTGTTCTAGTTCCTTCAGGATCGCTTTGAATTAAATCAAATAATTGTTCAGTTCTAGATTCGATTATAGTTAATAAATGATCTAATTTAGCAAGATAATTTACTTCTTTTTCTACGGTTTCAGATAATCTTTCTTTCCATGCTCTTGTATCTAATAAAGAATCTGCAATCTTTTTTTCAAGCTTTGTGTCAGCATTGTTTTGAATAATTTTTTTTACATAACCATGATGATCTGCATACGTATCTAAAAACTCTTGTAATAAAGTTGCTCCAAGTCTAAGATGAGACTCATCAGGTTTTGTATATTTATCTTTGAGATAACCAGCAACAACTTTTGGTGTCTCTCCATTTACTAGTTTGGAAATTATTGTAGTTTTTTCTGGATGATCTATTATTTTTGTAAAATCCGACATAATTCCTTACTTTCTGTTTTAAAAATAATATAGATTGCTCCCAGAAAAATATTCAAGAGCAATCTATATTTTTATTATTTTTTAGCATCTCTTTTAATTTTAGACATCAAAGCATGATATATCGGACTTCCAGGAACTGCTGACCTTAATCTTTCTTGATACTGTGTTGGAATTGGTGTTCCATCTGGTAATTTACTAGATGGTTTAGGACTAGGGGCTTTTCCTCTTTGTGGTTTGTCCAATTGATAATTATGAGATTTTAGTTCTTCTAAACTGTATCCACCAACTAAATCAGGAGCATGCTTAGGTATATATCCTGTTCCAGTTAATATATTTGCAAATGTTTTTTCACCAATAGCTGGTTCATACGCTGGATAAAACCCATCTTTTCTCATCCAGTCATTGAATTTAGCAACATTTTCACCTTTAATCTCTCCATGCTCAGTGAAAATTGGAACCATTTTTTCTATAGTACCAGCTGGTATAAATGCTTTTGGAAACTTTTTATTTATTTCAGCTTCAATTTCTTTAGGATCCATACCCTTAATAGCCATTCCTTTAATCATTCTTCGAATGGTATCTCCACTGTCTGTTCTAGTTCTAGCATCCAATTCCCCACCATGAATTTGTTTCCATTCAAGTGGTGTATCTACAGTTTTAGTCCTAAATAATTGTGTTCCCTCTACATATTTCCTAACATATTCTTGAGGATCACTAAATAATGTTTTTAATCCTCCAAAATCTGCTAATGGATTTCCACCCTCAACTCCATAAAGCATATTTGCTGTACTTCCCTGAGATCCAAATAATTTCTGATATGGTTTTACATAACCTTGGCTTTCCATATCTTCATCAATTTGTTTTCTAATAGAAGGATCTTTTGTTGAAACACCACCTTTAGGAGTTCTTTCTCCATACATTTCTTTTGCTAAAGTAAATGCATTTACATAACCTTCAGGATCTTTCCAAACTGGTATTAATTTTTCTGGATAAGAATGAATAAATCCAGATTTGCCTTTACTTCCAGGAGTCATTTTTGCCAATCCTTGAAGCTGTTCATCAAAATCAGTAGCTAACATTATATCTACATTTCTATACATTGGAGGCAATGCATTTTCAACTAAGATATTATTAATTGTCTGACGAGATAAACTATTCAAATAATCTCTGCGTAATTTTTTCGCATCAGCTAAATTTTGTGGACCAATTACTGTTTCTCTAGCTAAATGTAAATCTTTAACCGGAGGAAGAATTTCACTCATTTTTAATGATAAAGCTTCTTTAGCTACCACAATATCATTATTCATACGCTTCTCAATACTTAAAGCTTCATTTCTAAAACGCTGTGCAGGAATTGGTTTACCATCTCGTTCAGCAGCATCTGCCTTAGCTAATTTATCATTTTTTTCAACTTCAAGTTTGTTTCTATATCCTGCAATTTCATCTTCCATTTTTGGAGCTAACCACTGAGGAATAAATTCTTGTAAATATTTAGAAACCGCTTCAGACGTTTCATCTGCTTCAAACATAGAAGTAACTTTTTCTAATATTTCTCTAGGAAGCTTGCCAACGCTTGTAGGCATTGGTCTTCCATCATATTTATAACGATTGAATTTAACATCAGCGCTTTCTTTGGCTTTTTCAAACCCTTTACGAATGCTTTCTTCTAATTTTTTAATTTTATCAGGCGTTAAATTTACGCCTGTTTCTTCTGTATATTTATCCCAATTTAACCCAATTTCACTTTTTGCTTTAGCTGTTTCTTCTCTTTCAGTAGATTTAATAGCCGGTCCAAGTCTTCCAGGAATTGTTGGTGGTTTATCATTTAATCTTAATTGTGATTCGGGAGTAGGTGTTACTACTGTTATTGGACTTGATGTTTTTGCTTTAAGATCTTTAGCTACATCAAGCCAGTTTTTACCATTAGCATTTTTTTCACCAGGACCAATAAATCCTACTTGATTCATTTTTTCATTCATTGTTGCAATATAATTATCTATGGCCTCTTGTTTTTGGCCAGCTTTTTGCATTGCAATCCATTTATTTCTTAATACCTCATCAGATTTTACATCTTGTAATACTTGTTGATATGTTTTCCACCATTCTTCAAGATCTGCTTCTGGTGTAACCGAACCAGAACTTTCAACAGGTTCATCTTCTTCTTCAAAATTAAAATCAGGAACCGTTACGTTTTGTTCTTTTATCGCAGGTTGAAGTGCAAGATTTCCTTCAAACTCACCTTCTGGAACATCCATATTAATTTCAATAGGTTTTACCTCAGGTGTTTCTAAATCAATTCTAGGACCATCTTCTAATTCAAATTCATGAACTCCAGCTAAACTTAATAAATTTTGAAGTCTGGAAAAACTAGAGTTTCCTTGTGGTAAAAATCCAGTTGCTAATTTAGTAATAGCTCTATTACTTACACCAAGCTCTGCCATTACCTTTATATGATCTGAAATTAAAGAATTCCACCCTAAACTTTTTAAATGTGGAAATAAACTTTCAGCTATTTTAACTTCTCCACTCTCATCAAAAGATAGTTTTTCTATTTTACTAATATTTTCTTTAGATAAAATAAGTTTAATTTGTTCATCCGTAATACCATCTTCTTTAGCTTTTTCAACTGCTGATTTTAATAAATGAGGAGCTATTTCCTGAATGATATTAATAGCTAATGAAACTAAGTTTATTTTTTCAGAAGCAGAAAGTACTGTATCACTATGTGGTTTTGCCCTATTTACATCAATAGAAATTCTTTCCTGTGATTTTTGTTCTGGTTCACTATCAAGAAACTCTCTTTCTAACAATTCTAAATAATGAGCAGACAAACCACTACCCTCTAAAGCATCAATAACATCTGCTAACAAACTAAACCAAGTAGCTTCTTTTAAAGACCTAAGCAAAACTCTTGCTTTATTATATTCTACTCTATTTTCAGGTTCAGTTAAAACCCTAGATTCACCATCATTAACACTTAGATTTGTTGTGTTTGGTATAGTGTTATAATCACTTTGTGAAAGAGAAACAGGAGCTTCAGTATCTTTTTCATACCATCTAGCTTCATCAGCTGAGTTTACATCGCCTAGAATATATCCAATTTCTGTAGTTGATAAACCATCTGCTCCAGCTAAATCAATTGCTTTTTCTATAAAATTAGGAGCTAAATCTCTAACGTCTTTTAGCGCTTTTTCAATAACATTTTTATTAGCGGTTTTTACCAAAGAATTAGATTTATTATCTGCGCTTCTGTTTAAAATAGAATCTCTTGTTTCAAATAAAGAAGTATTGCGATTTTGAAGATCTCCCAATTGTCTTGTTTGATTTTCTACACATCCTCCAGGAACTTGATTTCCTTTTTGTGTTGTATACCCGTTTTTAAAATCATAAACTATACCAGTCATAATATCTTGATATACCCCATCGGATATTCTGGTCATCTGCCCACCTGGACGATCCGGTGGATATCTAGTTTGTAATGGTGCTTCTAACGGAGCATATCTCTTAACCTGTTGCTCTACCGCTTTAGCTTGCTGTTTTGCATTATTCATATCAGAATGAACTTTTCTAGGTTCATCATATGCTTCTTCTCTACGAGCTCTGCTTTTTTCCTCTCTTAATTTAGTAATCTCATCTTCGGTTGCTCTTTTTGCTTGAGCTACTGCATTTTTAGGTGCAGCAATAGATAATAGTAATTCATCTAATACAGACGCTTGCCTCTGTAATAAAGGGTTTTTGCTTTTATCAAATGATTCCGCTACAGCTGCAATTTCATCTAATTGTTGTGGAGTAATATCAAATGAAGCTCTAGAATCCAGATCATCAGCCACTCCATCTAATAAAGTTGAAGCTGCAGCAATTGCCATTGCTACTTTTTCAAATATTTCAGGACCTTTAGAAGAAGCATCTACAAGAAGAGCATCACTACTATTCTCTATTTTTTTTGCTAATACTCTCAAATCTGTTGAAATTACCATGTTAGTTATGCTCCTTCAGGAAAAAATATTTTATTAGTCACAAACTGTGGTGTGTCATATATTTTTTTACTAGCTAATTTTTGCATACTTTCTTTTTCTTCACCAGGATTTTGTCCAGGCTCATATATATTAATCATCATATGAGCTATTGCCACTTTCTGTGCTACAGGATCAATCTCCCCTAATACATTAATAGCTTCTTCCGCTCTAATATAATTTCCTTCCGCCACAGATTCTTTAACAATATCAAGAAGCTCTGTTGGTTTTAAATCATAACAAGGAGAAGCAGCAGCTAATGCTCTTTTATTTCCTCCATTATTACTTTTAACAACTTCAGAAATAGCAACCTTATTAAATGGTAATACCGCATTATCTGCAAACACAACTTTAGGAGGCATAACCATTGTTCCAGAGATTTCTACCGGAACCTTAAAACCAGCACTGGTTCCAACCGCTACTGCATAAAAGATTTTATTTTGTTCAACTTCAACAACTTTTGTTTGTATTCCGCTAAAACCCATTTCTGCAAATTTTCTAATTAATAACGACCTTCCAGCCTCTACTATTCTATCACTATGTACAAATCTAGCAATCCCATCTGGTTTGCTAAGTGTTTCAGCAAATGTACTTTCCTCTGTAGCTGCTAACTTGGGTAATTGTACATCTTGTTTAATATTATCAAGTTCTGTATATAAAATATCATTAGTATTTATATAAGTTGAAGCAATTCCTTTTTCAGAAGCAATTTTAATTGCTGCCATTTCAACATCATTAGGTAATGAATTATCAGAACCATTTTTAACTTGTTCTAATACAGATAATAATTTAGACCCATCTACTCTAAATGATTTTCCAGCTACACTAAGAGCATGTTCAATATATGCTGATTTTTCAATATCTTTAAACCCATCACGACTAAGGAACAATGTTGGTAATAATGCTTTGCCTTCTTTTATTTCTACTGGGATTAATACATTTGCAATACCTTTTGGAGTATTGTGACACGCTTGACAAATAATAAACTCATTTCTACCAGCAAATGTTTCAATTTTATCAGCATCAATTCCAACAGATAATAACTGAGCGCTTACGGCTCGTTGAGCTTTCTTAGCTGTATCATTTGAATATAATCTTTCAACAGGATCTTTTTCCATTGCCGCAGATAAAGCATTAGCTAAAACAGGATCTGAAAATTTATTATAATCCATTTCTAAACTACATGAATCATTAGCAGATCTTGAAAAAAGATGTGGTTGATGTTGAGCTTGTTTGCCAATCTCATCGGAAAAAACATCAGTAAGTTTAGAATGAGTTGCTGTAAATTTATTTAAAATATTACGCAATTCATCTTTACTAATGAATGTTTGATTTGAGGCCATTTTTGTAAGAATTTGAGAAGCATTAATTAATGGAACATCATTTGGATGATGAGCGGCTTCTCTTCTGGCTTTGGCGGCAATAACTGGAAGAGCTAATTTTTCATTGTCTTCAACAGTTTTAGCAGCTTTAGTAATTAAAGATGTTAATTGTGAAATATCCATAATAATGTGTCCTTTTATTGTCCCTGTACTTGAAGAAGATTTATAAGTTTTTGTATATCTTGCGCCTGATATTGTTCTTTTAACTTGCTCGCAATACCCTCTACATTTTCTGGAGGCTTTATAGATTCAAATGTATTAGGGATTGTTGTTCCGTCTGGTGGAATTAAACCACTATTGGGGTTTAATCCATCAGTATCATTATTACTATCATCTGTATTAATACAAGCTACTTTGGTAAGTTCTGGAAATCGTTTAGCTATTAGTTTTCTTCCTTGAACAGGAATTTTACTTAAAATATCTTTTTGAAGATCTTGATCAGATGCTAGTTTTTTAGGAAGCCAACGACGTACAACAGAAAATTCCTCAGCAGGAATACCTATATCTTTTTCAGAAAGAACAGTTAACGGTTCTCCTTTATAGAATATGTGCATTGCTTTTTTATCTGGCAGAACTTCCCAATCTGATTTTTCACCATCGGAAACCATTAAACTACCATTATCACCATATAAAGCAACAATAACAGGACCATCCGGTGTATCATGGATTTTCCATAATTGGTCTGTATCCTGATTATCTCGGAAGCGGACCATATCATATGCTACCTTTTCTATTCGATCTGGTGCAATATCTGATAATTTATATGATATTTCTTTAGGGGCAATTGTTTGCACCAAATTGTCAAAGTTAACAGAATACTTATCCTTCATATTGGGTCTCCGCAAGTTAATTAGCTAATATAGAACTGCGCTAAAATCATTCCAAAATAATACTAGATATCTTAGATTATTAATATTTTCCAGTTTTTACCACAAAAAAAAGAAAGCCAAAAAACTTTTAGCCTTCCTTTAATATTTAAAAAGATTTTTTTTTTTGGTAAAATATATAATTAATCGTATTTAGAATGTATTTCTGATATTTGTTTCATAATTTTATTAATTTCTGGTATGTTTTTGGCTAATTTTCTTAACTTTAATTGTGAACCACCATATTTTACTAATTTTTTTGTACTCTTTTTAGTATTTTTATTATCATCTAAGTTTCTTTTATAATCACAATTACCATGAACTGATTTAGTAATAGAGCTTTGATTAACACCTAGTTGTTTAGCAATTTCTATTTGAGTATATCCTTTAGCTAACAATCTAATAACTTGTGCTTGCCTTTCAGTTAATTCACTATCAACTAATTTCCAAAACTCAACAGTTAATTGTTCTCTAAGATTTAATAGTTCTTCATGGTCCTCTGAAGAATATTTTTCTACTAACCCTTGAGATTCTGAAAATTCTGCCATCATCTCATTAGAATACATTTGTTCAGCAAATAAATGTTGGTATCCATTTGATCGGTTTGATTTTCTATCCATTTTAGCTCCCGAAACTTTGTATTTTATTAATTATTATTTGAATAAATTCTGGATCTTTACAACCACGAAAGAATTCTTCAATATCTTTAAAGTTTTTAGGAGGATTAACAACCTTTATATTTGCAACCTCCTTAAATCTTTTCTTAACCCTTACCTTTGCCTTTTGTCCCGCTTCATCATTATCAAACATTAATACTATATTATTTGTATACCTATGAAGTTTGAATAATTGATACTTGGACATGTTCGCCCACCCAAAAGCTATTGCATTATCTATTCCATGATTATGTAAAGCAATACAATCAAACTGGCCCTCTACACCTATTACAAAATCTTTTTCAATTATAGACGCTTTAGCCTTATTCAATCCATAAACATATAACTCCTTAGAACATCCATTACTATATTTATATTTTTGTAATAAATTTTCTACTCTCTCCTCTTCAGGTAATAAACATCTTCCCAATAATGCTATTACATCCTCATGCTCATCCTTAAATGGTAAAATTAAATTATGATCTGAAAAATGACCATGTGGTGATGATCCCCCGGCTAAAAATTTAGGATAATATAAATTAAATTCTTCTAAATCATTTTTAGATACAATATCTGTTAATTCTTTTAAATTAGAATCATTTGGGAAATATCCAAATTGCCAAGTAGTCTGATCATCAATATCTAATCTAGAATTTAAATATTCTCTAGTAATCTTGGCATTTTTAGAATTACGTAATAAATGTTGACAAGCTTTTATTATATTTTTTAAATTCTTTTGTTTTCTTTTATGATCAGTAAGAATACTCATTAAAATTTAACTTTCCGAATTCTTTTTTGCTCGAAGGTTTACTAAAATAGATTGTGCAAATGGTTTATTAAGATGATCTAATTCTGTTTTACAAAAAGAACATAATAGCTTATTTTCATCTTTACTTAAAGAAGGAGGTGCTTCTTTAGAACATTTTGGACATTTTACCGACCATGCTAATTTTTTCTGTACATCTTGTTTAATTTGCCCTTCAGCAACTAATTGTCGACGCATAAACATTGTAATAGTTGTTATTGGTTGATCACACTCTGTACAATAAGCTATTAACGTTTTTTTATCAACTACTGGCCTAACTTCTTTTCTACATCCCTTATTATCACAAAAAGTTCTATAATCCATTTTTATTCCTTGATTTCTTCTTGGTTTTTATCAGAAGAAATATTATTATTTTCTAACACCTCTATTAACCGAGATACATCTTCTGGATAATTAACATTAATTAAAAATACATGAGATCCTCTATCAGGTATTCCAAAACCACTAACTTTAATATTGTCTCCGTTTTTTATTTTAGGAGGAATTGTTAATGTCTTTTCTCCTTTAATGGTTCTAATTGTTCTCTTGGTTCCTTTTAATGATTCTAATAATGATATCTCTATCTTAGATATAACATCTACTCCAGACAAATTCATATCTGGATCTTTTAAAACCATAATAACAATAATTAACTTATCATATGTTCCACTAGAATTGTAATTACCAAAATTATTTAAAATTAATCTTGATCCTGATAATGACCCAGGTGGAATATTAAAATTAATATGTTCAGTTACTCTTTTAACACCAGCACCATTACACTCAACACAATTTTCTATAGTTGGTACATAACCTAAACCTTTACAATTTAAACAAGTAACTTTTCCAGAAGTATCTGTTTGAATAAATTGTTTACCATTACACTTAGTACATGTAATTGTTTTCTTTTTTGTTCCATTACACGCTTTACATATTTTGCTTCTTTCATATTTTATATCGTGTTTACCACCTAAAACAGAAAGATCAAAAGGAATTGTTATACTTACTTCTATTGGTACATGAAACCTAGTATTAAAAGGAACACTAAATTGTTCTCTAAACGAATCATGCATTTTTTGATTCATTCCCGAAAAATCAGAAAAATCAACAGTTTTATAATTTTGATAAAATGGAATATTAAAAGGATTTCCAACAAACTTTTGAGGTACAGTACCCTGTTGTTCCAATAACTGAGATGCCTCATTTGCTTTTTTAAACTTGGCTTCTGCATCTATATCTTTGTTTCTATCAGGATGAAACTCAACGGCCTTTTGTCTAAAAGCTTTTTTCACATCTTCATTAGACGCCCCAGATTTAAGCCCTAATATATTTAATGCTTCTTGAATGTCCATATTTATTTTATAATACGCTTTCTTTAAAATTATAGATACTTTTAGTTTTTTAACTTAAATAGATTTTAATAAAGATAAAATTATCCAACATATCATAACTATAAGTATTAATATTCTATAAAAATACTGATTAACCTCTGCGTCTTTCACTTTGTTTATATCTAAAGGCTTTACAACAAACCTTTTAGATACCGTTCCACATTTAGTCAATAATTGAGATGCCTCATTTACTTTTTTAAATTTGGACCCTGCATCTATAGCTTTATTTCTATCCGGATGAAATTGAATAGCTTTTTGTCTAAAAGCTTTTTTCACATCTTTATTAGACGCTCCAGATTTAAGTCCTAATATATTCAACGCTTCTTGAATGTCCATGTTTATTTTTTAGAACGCTCTTTTTTTGAAACTCTCGATACTTTTGGTTTTTTAATTTTAATAGGTATAGATTTTACTTTAACAAAAGTTAAAGCAACAGCAATAGCATCCGCCATATCATAACTACAATCTGAAATTACCGGTTCTTTTTTTCTATTCTTTCTATAAATATATGGAAAATTAATTCCAAGATGTTTAGCTACTAATTCGGGCATGTCTTCCTTTGGTGGTATTTTCTTTGTTAATTTTAAGGCATGCCTTATTTTTAATACATTTAAAGCAACAGGTTGAATATTAAATTCATCTAATATCGCTAAACGTAATGTCATATTTAAAATAGCAAGAGGAATTGTTGTACTAGCTGAACTTGCCCCTTTCATAAATCTAATATAATCTTCAATAGCAAATTCATCTATTTTATATTTATGAGCAACTTCTAAAATATATGCTCTAGTAGTAATAAGCATATTTAATATACCATTATCTTTATTTGGTTTATAATATTCGCAATGAACCAAACTTGGAACATAACCATCAGTATAATCCAAAATAGCAACTCCGACCGTTGTTGTACTAGCGTCCAAACTTAAAATACGCATAATACTTATTCATATATCACCTTGTTTACAAAAAACAAAAGGTGAGCTCCCTAGACATAGGAACTCACCTTTTTCACAACTCACACAACGATCACAATAGGAGGAACTCTTCTGATTCTAACATATCAAAACAAATATCATTAGGCTGCCGGTGTTTCTTCTGGCACGGTATCGTTTTCTGCACCGGCTTGTGCTGGGAAGGCATAATCATCTTCTTCAGGCGCTGCCAAAGACCCTTCTCCTTTAGCGGATTCTTCTGCATTTTTGTCTACAGGTTTTCCATCCCAACCAAGATCCATTAAACGCTTAACAACAGTTTCACGTTTAGGACAAATAATCTGTCTCTGTACTATTTTCTCCAAACCTTCATCTCCACCACAATCAGCAATTAATGCTAAATCTTCTGCTGATAATGGTTCAGTATCTCCAGCTACTACAGAATAAAATCCTGCAGGCTTATCTGATTTTGGATTAAATTTTACAGAAATATCAAAACCATTTGGCTGAATCGGTGGCTTGCCTTTCTTTACCAAAGAAGCATTTTTTGCTTCAAGTGAATTTTCAACACCTTCTGCAACAGAGGATGCCATATCGAAAAGCTTAAGAGAATTATCAGCTCTATCAATTACAACAACCATAAACCTTGGTTGCGGTTTAATTCCAAGATCATTTTTTACAGGACAATCATCATATGTAGGATAAGATGTACGAACACGATCTCCATATGGTTTCTTGGATGTTGGGCTCTTATATCGAGCCTGATAATACTGTCCAGGATTTGTTACAATCCTCATTTCATTTAGGCCTGGGTTCAACTTAAGAAAACTTAAACGCTTTGTATCATCGTTATCGTAATTATTTCTCTTTTGAGTTGTGGTGCCCCAGGGTTTAATGCCAATACTTGCTACTGTTTGATTATTATTACTCATTTTATTTTTTTCCTTGTGGAATTTTATAGGTTACATGATCCATACGAACTATTTTCTGCCACGGAATCTTTCTACTAATTTCTGTCAATTCCGTTTTGGTATTTATTACTGCGTATGGGTCTTTTGTTAATTGTTCAGCTTTTGTTTTTAAGGGTAACAAAAAACCTCTAAATTCTAAATAATATCCAGTTTCTTGGACTTCTTGAGCCATATAATACTGAATATTACCCTTAATTGTAGAATCTTCTGCTACTATTAAGTATGTCGGTTTAATAGCAGATCTATCAACTATTTTTATTTCTACCATTTTTAATCATCCTCAAGATCTTCTAAACCTTCAATCTCGCTCGACTTTTTCTTAATCTCAGTTGCTAATTCTATACCATTAGCATTTACAACTAATTCTAATTCTGCAATACAATCATCACCACCAAATAAATGGTTTTTCTTAACTCTAGCTATTGTAGAAATTCCATACTTGATTTTTTGCTTATTCCTTACACAAGTAAGTGCCGTCTTCCTCGACATTTCTAAAATAAGAGAACTTAGATATTCAAGTTCTGCTCCACCTTTTTGTTGATATCCAGACTTCATAAAACCAATTTTTGCATATACTTGGTTAATACAAAGAACAGCAATAGTATAACTACCATTATCATCTCTGAATTTTTCAATTAATTGATTAAATCTTCTAATTGCCCAAGATACTTCTTTTGCCGTAACACCAGGCTGTTTAGAATAATCATCATTCTCTTCATCTTCAGCAGAGTTAATTGAAGACCCAACAGAATCCCATACAATCAAAATCTTTTGATTAGGATCCATTTCTTTAATTGTACGAACATAATTAACTACTTGAGCAACTCCTTCAAGTATATTACGAGAAGTAGCTACTGGAATTTGTTTAGGATCTCCACCCATTCTCTCTAGGAAACGCTTTGAATCAAACTTTCCTTCAGCATCCCATAAAATAACCAAAGTATCTTGAAGCTGAGCGGCTTTCATGGCCATCATAGCCATGGTTGATTTTCCACTATCTGGTTGTCCTGCAATTTGAATGATACGACCAAAAGGATATCCCATAATTCCAGTTAATGGTTTCCAGAATTTGTTAATTTCTTCAGATATAATATAATCTTCTGGATTTAAAGATAATGTAATTTGATCACCAGTCTTAAGACGTTCAGCTAAAGCAGCATTTTTTTTACCAAATCTTTCCTTGGCTTTTTCGACTAGTTCTTCTACATTTATTTTTTTATGTTCTGTTGGTTTAATTTTAGGCATTCGGATTCCTTATTTTAATTGATCTGAAAGTAAGATGAGCTTCTTTTAATAAACCATGAATATTTGAAAGATATTTATAATCTCTCTCTGCGGTTATTTGTTCTTGTGAAAGACGTTGAACTTCAGGATCCATAGTTGCTATATTATCCGCAGCAGAATCAGTAACTTTCTTTCCATCAATTAAAGTTCGTTTACTTGTTGCATAAGCAGACGCTCGAGCAAAATCTATATCTCGTTTTAAAGCTCTTGCTTGCAAATCTGCAGATGCTAATGTTTTAAGTAACGCTGCTTGAGCTAAAAGACACAAAGCCGCTTTTGCTGTTGCTTCATCTTCATCAAATAACCCTTTGTGTAAACCATCCAAATCTGATAAGACTTGATGATATTTATCTTCAAAATTATTTGTTAAAGCATCAATTTCTTCTTTTGTTAATTTTTCTGACATGATTGTTATACTTTCTTCAATGATGAATCTCGACAAAGATTGATTTAATCAACAAAATCTAAATTCTTTAATTTTATTTTATTACATGCTTCTATTAGTATTAATCTTGCTTCTTTTAATTCTTGTTTCCAAGGATTTGAAATGATTAAAGCACTTAAAAATATTGATAATGGAAAATTTTCTACAGCTATTTTTCTTATTAAATCATCAGCTGATGTGAAATCTTTTTCTAAAAGAAAATCATCCAAATTATCATAAACAATATCAACTGCTAAAGATCTTTTAATTAATAATGCTTCTTTTATTTGAGTAACAATATTATTCTTTTTCATGTTCTGGAAAATCAAGCTTTGGAGAAGTAATAACATTTTTAAGATTACTAGATATTTTATCTTCTAAATATAGTTTTTCATCTTCGGTTAATAAAGTTGAAAAACTTGCATTTAAATACCAATTACGATTTCCAGAAATATAAAACATATACTGAAATTTATTATGTGGGTTTGTAAAAATTGTAAATTTTTTATATAGTTTAATTTCCCAAGTATTGCTTGATTCTGCTATATTGATAATTTCTTGAGATATAATAGGTTCTTTATTAATTATAAATTCTTTATTTTCTTTATTTGATTTTGTCTTTTTCTTAAGATATATTTTCCAAAAAGACAAACATACTACAGTAAGCAGAATTCCAATACCAATATTTAAATAAAAATCTAACATTACTCATCGTCCTTTTCTGGATGATACCCATCCAGTGGTTTATTTATATTTTGTAATTGTTCTTCTAATGATTTTTTTAAAACATCAATTTCTTTTAATTGTTCTTGATATTTTAAAGAAGCTTCAGAAATTAAAGATTTAATTTGGTTTTGAGAAATCCTTAATTGTTGATTAACCATAATACTAATTAAAAAAGTAAATACTTCCATCGAAGAATATTTTTTATGAGGAGGTTTTACAAATATAATAATACCCTCATCATTTACTTCAAAATGATCTTGAAATAAATCAGATCCTTTAAAATTTGGTTTATCATAACCTTTACAAATCTCATCATAAAAACTATACTCATCATCTGTAATAAGTACTTTTTTATGATCTATTATCCTAATTGTTGTTTGAATCTCTCGTTTTGCCATTTATTTTTTAAGTCTTTTATTTGAAAAAGCACCAATATTATTTTTAAAATTATCTAATGATTTTTGTTTCTTCTGTTCTATTGTTACCATATTATTTAATTTAGCTTCTGCTCTATTAGTTAAATGATATAAATCATCTTTAATTATTTCTTCTAAATTGTCACCAATCGGTAAGTCTCTATAATTTTCAAATATAGTTACTTTATCCATATGAGTATAAAATTCTTGTTTATCTTCTTCAGTTACAGGACAACCATCAGAACAAATCATTTTTAATTCTAAAAGCGCTTTGATATCTTCTTCTTTATTTGTTAAATCTTCACTCGAATCATCGAAGGAAACAGTTTGAAATGTATCTGTAATTTTAGATAGCTCTAATAATCTATCAGAATTTCCTAAAAGATATTCTGAATTTGCTAACTTTTGTAATTTTTCCATATTTTAAAAACCTATAAATTAAGGTGCTCTTTTAAAACCACCTCGACCACTACTTAAACCTTCGGCTGATTTTTCTCTTTTAATATCTAAAGTTCTTAATGCTGAACTAATTTTTCTTTCTTCTTGATTTTTATAATCACTAACAACTGATTCTAATTCATTATCAGAAATTCCTTTACTAGCCAATTCTTCTAATTCAATTAAAGCTTCTTTATCACTATTGTTTTGCCCAACTCTCGTAAACATAATTTTCTCCTATATTGTTACCAAAGAATTTGATTTATCTTCTAAATGCTCCGCCACTACTACTAATTGCATCTTGTGATTTTGCTTTTTTAAATCTTTCCCTTTGTAAAATTGCTCTTCCTTCTGCTGTGGTTTCTAAAGATTTTTCATAATCTGTTAACGTATCAGGTGTTGTATTTAATAAATTTCTTACCTCAGACGGATCTATTGCCTGAGATAAATCTGTCATTTTACCACCCTTACTAACAACACTTCCTGGTTTTTCAGCAAATGGATCAACTCCTGATCTTTGCAATTCTTCATATGCCTTTATATCATCTTTATCTAATGGGGCTTCATCATCCTCTTCCTCTATTGTGCTTAAAGGATCATCTCCATAAGGATCTGTCACACCCTGTATAGCTGCTGCCATTTTTGCAAATTTATCACCTTTTGCACCTTTGAATTTCTTAGCTAATTTTTCACTCTTCGCAGCTATTTCTGAAGCTTCTCCTCGTTTCATAAATTGATTATATGTAGGATCCATTTTCATTTGACTTTCATCAAAATTAGATTGAGATCCTCCTTTACGATAGAATTTTTCTGTTGGAATTCCATCACCCATTTTTTGGAAACGATAATTAGATACTAACCACCCAGCTATACCTTGAGGATCATTGGGCATTTTCTCTAATGCCGAAGATAAATCTTCTATTAATGTTTTGGTTTCATCATTATATATAGTATCAGCACACGCCGGACAAGTATTGTTTTGAATCGCTGCTATATAACAAGGTAAAATATCAGCACCACAATGCATACATCTCATAAAACTCCTAAAATTAAATAATTCTTTGGTAAAAACAAAACCAAATATTAGTCTTCAGATTCAATATTATCCATTCCTTCATCTAATATTTCTTCTTCTAATCGTTCAAACAATTCTTCTTTTGTTAATTCTTCTACTTCTTCAGGTTTTACTTTTTTACCCCTAGGCATTTTTACTTTTTTAGATTTTCTATCATCAGGTAACCTAGGTGCTGCCTTATAATCTAATATATCACTTAATACAAAAGATGTGGCATGATCATTTTCCCATTGAAATGAAGCAAGAAATCTAATAGCTAATGTTGGCTCTACTTTTTGCTTTCCTCCAGACAATTCTTTCTCTATCCTTGTCTTCATCGCTGCCCATGCCTCAGGAAAACATAATAATCCAGATTCATCTCCCCATGGATCTATTATCGTTATTCTTGCCATCTCTTGCCCAAATATTGGTGAATCTTCCTTCTTAACAGTAAATACAAACATATTTGTTATTATTGCTTCTAATGGCCTTATTTTATAATTCCCTAAATAATAAGTGTTTGCCTTTCGGTTCTTCCTCTCATCTTCATCCTTTTGTTCATATGGAAACATTTCAGCCAGAGCGGAAAATGGAACTGATTTATTTTTATCAAAGAAATTAGGATATCTTGAAAAATTATCCCCAGATAAACCTTCTCCTAAATAAAATTCCTCAAATGCATATAACTCTTGTATACTCCACGGCTTTTCTTCAGGAAATGGATAATTAAATGTAGCCAAATGTTCATTAACCCTTTCTTTTGGTGGCTCAGGAATAATTTGTTTAATCTTTTCAGAGTTTACATAATAATCTTCAACAGTATCTTTCTTTTTAGTAAACCCATTTTGTTTAGCCCATTCTTTTTCCCAAAGTTTTTCTAACTTATTTATATGGGCTTTTAACTTTGCCCTATAATCAGAAGCATATAAAAACATTAATTTACGATCAATTCCAAATTCATCTAAACTACCAGAAGCAGCCATAGCTTGAATTGCTTGTGCTCTTAATTTTGTTGGGGTTGTACGATATAATAAATCTTGGAAAGATGTAAATGGTCGCTTTTCAATAATTTCAGGAATAGCATCATTTGAACTTACATATTTCAAAGAATCTAAACCAGTCATAAGTGTATGATCATCTACAATTTTCCAAGATAATTCTGATGTATTAATTGCAGGAGGAACAATTTTAACATTATGAGCACGAATTTCAGATTTTATTTTAGATATGTTTTCTTTTGCTACTTTTGCATTGGATGATACTTCAGATATTAAATTTGCTACCAAAAATTCAATTGGGAAGTGTGTCTTAAGGTATGAAGTAACGTATGATGTCATAGAATACAAAATAGAATGCGAATTACTAGTTAGCATACCATTTGCTAAATAATATTGATGATCTGGATGATTAACTTCAAGGTCCCGAGTATAATATTTGCCAATAGGTTTTACAGAAATTATATTACTCATTTTTAAACTCCAATACATAAATAAGATTTGGGCACGAATCAATTCTCAACAATCCTAATTCATTTACAAACTCTTTTTCCGATTTTCCTGGAG